TTTAGTGTCTATACTATATCACATTTTTGGAAATAATACAATAGTTTTTTTAGACGTTCTACGTCTAAGTTCTTTTTTGAGAAAACCGGGGATTACTCCCCGGCCTTCTCCTTCTTCTTGGCCTCGGCCTTGGCCTTCTTTTCAGCGGCAGCCTTCTCGCGCTCGGCCTTCTTTTCGGCCTGCTCCTGGAGCTTCATCTGGTAGTCGGTGCGCTCCTGCATACACTCGTCATAGTCTTTCTTGACGACTTTCACGACGATTTCCAGCACGCCCTCTTCGCCGTCCTCGACGATCGGCAGGTTGCAGGAATTGGAAGTGACGAGGGCAACATCTTCGCCCTGTTCGGACAGGAAACCCATAATCTGGTTGATGTAACGGGCACGCGCGGCATTGGCAATAGCAAGTTTCATTTGGTTTTATCTCCTTTCCTTTTGTGATTATAATATACCACACTTTTAGGAAGATTACAAGGGGGAGACTTAGACGTTCCACGTCTAAATTCGATTTTGGAGAAACTTCACCACATTAAAGTAGTGAAGTCTCTCTTTTGGGATTTAACGAAGAGTAATTTCCGTTTTGTCCTTATTGATACGGATTTTTGTATAATCGAAATAATAGTCCGTTTGTTCTGCCGTCTTGATATGCAAAGTCTTTTCTACTTTGCGTTCAATGGAACGCTTCGCCATATATTCGCCGGAGAAGTCCGCGCCGTTATCAATACACGCGAAAAGAATCTCCGTTTCAATCTCCGCGTCATTCAATGCCGTATGCGCTTCAATGAAGTCCGTATCATTGAAGATATAACGGTAAACCGTTTCGGCGGTGGTGGAATAGTTACCAGTCTCCGTATAATAACTGTTTTCATCACAGAACGCTTTATATATATCATCAATGAGAGAAGCATGAACAAAACCGCGAATATCCTTTACCGGGATATTGTCAAACGGATTGTTACATTTGTACCAGTCACAGTTAAAAGCGAAAACTTTCTCATCGAAAGAAGAATTGAAAGCATACGCAATCTCAACAGAGAGATTCTTGAAGTCCCGAATCATCTGCTGGCAGATGTAACCGAACTTGTCCATAACAGTAGTGCGGGCGCGCATTGCGGCGACATACAAAGGACGCTTGTCCGCGTAGTATGCAGACTGAAAAAGCGGGAGATTGTGCCACACTTGTTCCACAACAAAGGAACGGCGGCAGAGAATCGCGCGGGATTCCGTATCAGCAATGACATAGCCGATATTATAGCAAAAAGGCTTCTCCAAAGAAGTAGTTTCAGTGTCAAAAACGCAGATGTTCATATTCAGAACTCCTTTATATAGTGTTCAGTGGGAGTAACTTCTTTTCCCTCCTGACATTATGAATTATAGCAAAATTATAGGAGAAAGTCAAGAACTGGTTTTAGACGTTCCACGTCTAAGATGGATTTTGTGAAAAAGGGACTTTTTACAGTCCCTTTAATACGCTAAAGATTTCTTTTTCTGTATATGCTCCATCGCCCCACGCTTCCCGGTTATGCGCTTCATCGTCAAAAAGGATTCCGTTCCCGAAAAGCTCTTTCGGTGTGCCATAGGGGAGAATCTGGATGGAAGTGAACTTGACCGAGTGCAAATGAGTTTCGAGCCATTCCTTTTTGACGGCGGCCACCGCTTTGTTATATGCGGCCGAGCCGTTGCGGCTGGTCCAGCTAATGACGTTGACGGTCCATCCGTCACGAATCAGCCGATTCAGAATCCGCGCCAGGGCCTGGAGATTGACGAGCGGGCGCGCCACAGCGTAGGGCCGCACATCTTCATGCAGAAGATCCTCTAACCAATTAGGGACGCCGTAAAGATCGGCAATTGTGCCGTCCATATCAAAGTAAATATTTTTCATATTTTGTTTACCCCTTTCTCTATCGTGATTAAAGTATATCATAATTTTCGGAGAATTGCAAGAGGAGACTTTAGACGTGAAACGTCTAAATTATATTTTGGGAGAGATTTTACTCTCCCATCTTTACATAAAAAGTATATAAAGAATAATGCCGCAAATAATAGGAAAGACACCATAACGGATGACTTGCACGATTGCAAAAATAGGATAAAAGAGCAGCCAAGGGCCATCTTCACGAGACATGCTCCAATTGCAAGTCATTAAATTCCATTCCCAATGTTTGGCAACACGTGCCATCGTCCACAAGAAGCACAGAATAATAATTAAAAAAGTTTTATCCATTTGTTTTATCTCCTTTCTTACTGTATCTATATATTATCATAAATTTTGGGATTTGTCAAACCTCTATTTTAGACGTTGCACGTCTAAACCCAAAAAATTACGAAACGGTAACATTTCTGTTACCGTTTCGATTTGGGTCACTCGGCCAGAGCCAGAGAGTAGATCACGCGACGCGTCTTGTCGATCTTGGCCTCGCGCTTGGTGATAACACCATTGGCCAGAAGCACCTTACAAGCGGCGGTCACCTGTCCCGGCGTGATGTTGAGCTGGGCGGCAATACCGTCACGGGTGCAGACCTCGTGCGGATTGGTCAGGAAGAAGTTGCGGACAGCGTCCACACGGCCGGCGGCCTCGCGCTGTTCCTTGGTGGGGGTCGCCTTGCGCTTGGCGTTCTTCTCGTCCAGCTTCTGGATCAGAACGCGGCTGGCCTCGTCCATGGAATCGGAAATGTGAGCGTCAAGAACGGCCTGGAAGTACTCGCGAGTAGTCATAGTTTTTTCCTTTCTGCGCGTTTGCGCTTGCGGTAGGTCGCAACCCTTATTTTTATTTTGTCCCTTTCCCTTGGGACAATTGTATATTACCATACTTTCGGGAGAATTGCAATACCCTATTTTAGACGTTCCACGTCTAAATCGTAATTTTTTGAAAAGGGGAGATTTCTCTCCCCTTTCGGTCATGCGATGGAGTAAGCGACCTTGCGCGCCTTGTCCACCTTGATTTCGGACTTGGCGACCAGTTCGCCCAGTGCCTTGCACGCGGCACCCGCCTGAGCGGGAGTCATGTCGAGAACTCCGGCGATGGTGTCACGGGTCACGGGTTCGGTCTGCTCCTTGAGGAAGGCAAGGACAGCTTCACGGCGAGCCGCAGCCTCCTTCTTCTCCTTCGTCTCCGTGCCCTTGCGCTTCTCATTCTTTGCGTCGAGCGCGGCGATCAGCTCGGCGGCCTTCTCGGTCAGCTCGGCAGGCAGGTTCTCAGCGTTGACGATAGCGGTGTAGAATTCACGAGTGGTCATTGTATGGTCCTTTCTGCACATTAGTGCCACGGCGTTTGGTCGCCACCCTTATTTATTGCCGGGGTTCCTTTCCCCCTTGCAAGTATAATATAACACAATGGTTGGAGAATTGCAAGAGGGGAACTTAGACGTTACACGTCTAAATGGACTTTTATGAAAAAAACGGGAGAAAATCTCCCGTTTTAACTAAATGGCAAAAAATTTGGAGCAAAAGCGAGAATAGCAAGCGCGCAGAAGAGAAGACCGAAGAAAGTCATAGAACCTACCCACGCTTCAAAAAAGTCGGCGTCTTTTTGATGCCATAGCCACCATCCACCGAGAGACATGATGACGAGAATCAGTGCGATAAGATATTTACTCATTTCAATCCTCTCTTGCGCATCCGCTACAGTAACAGTGGCCATCGTCGTCGATCAATGCGGACGGTGACGACATTGTCATGCCGCAACATGTGCACGCCACGATCATCGGCAGACCGTTCTCAGAAAACCAACTTCCGGGAATGGAGTCGTGCGGCATTTCCAGACCGAGATCCTGTTCAACAAAATTTCTGAAATTTTTCATTTTGGGAATCTCCTTTCCTTTTGTAAGTATATATTACTATATTTTTCAGAAAATTGCAAGAACTGTCTTAGACGTTCCACGTCTAAACCTAATTTTGGGAGAAAATTTCTCCCAAAACTTTAGTGGATTTGCCGCACGAAAAATTCTTTGATAATTTCGCCGGTTTCCCAACTGGTTTCGGCATACGTTACGCCGCCGTCGATGTACTCAACGACGTGGAGATCGTTACCACGGAAAAGATGCGCAGCGCACAGCTCACGAGCTTCGTCAAAGCTCTGGCACGGGGCGCCGATATACCGGTCGCGGAGATACGGATCGTCAACAAGGTGATTGCGCTCAACAACAGAAATAATCATTTTTTAATCCCCCTAAAAAGTTTTTTGTTTGTTCCCTTGGAACGATTATATATTACTATATTTTTGGGAGTTTGTCAACGGTCAAACTTAGACGTAACACGTCTAAAAAGAAAAATGGGAGAAAATCTCCCATTACCAACCAAAATCAAAACGGTCTTCCCAATATACCAGAAAAGAAAAATCAGGATCAACAATGCCGACTGAAAAAGTCGCATCTTCAGTCCACAAAAATTCTACTTCTTCTTCGACTTCTTCTTTTGTATCGAAAATGAGTTCTTCGATGCAACCATTGTCGTATTCAATAATAAGTTTATACATTTTGGAAACCTCCATTTCTTTTGTAACTATAATATATCACTTTTTGGAATAAAAGTCAATCCTCTGAATTTAGACGTTTTACGTCTAAACTATTTCTGAAAAAAAATGGCGGGACGTCCGGAGGTAAAAGACGTTGCCCGCCCCGTCGTATCAATTTTAGGAGAGTTTCGGGAAGTGACAGAAGGCATTAAGTTTATCACTCGACTTTTTGGAGAATTTCTTATCCTTTTCTGCACTTACCGGCGTTCTTATTTCGGTTGCCCTACTTTGTCCGCCCGACTTCCCTCTCTGTGATTATAATATACTACTATTTTGGGAGAATGTCAATTCCTCGTTTTAGACGTCACACGTCTAAATCTACTTTTGGGAGAAAAATTATTCTCCCAAAAACACGTCTCGACTTCGCCAGAATTTTAGATCTTCATCTTCATACTTTTCTTTTTCTCTAATTGCTTTCACGAGAAAATAAATAGAGAAAATAATTACCAGACTTACCAGTACTCCCCAGCTCACCGGATTATCCATTTCCAGCTTCTCCTTTCATTTTCTATATATATTATATCACGAATTTTTATAGCTTGCAAGTTTTGGATTGAGCCGCAGCTTACAGCTTTTGTGCGTTTGCGAGGTATATCGCTTGCGTGGGGATTCGCGGCGCTGCGCTGCAGGGATAGTGGCTGATTGCCCGCTCTTGTCTATCCCTTGCCCACTATGGATATTATACCACTATCGGCGGCCGCGGTCAAGCGACAGACTTAGACGTGCCACACGTCTAAGTCGGTTGCATACAATTGGTTATACATATCTAACTCAAACACGTCTAAATTGATTGTATGTAATCAGTTAGATATGTCTAACTACTAAGCAAGAAGTAAAGCAAGTAATACTTGCTTTATCATTCACAACTACTTTTATATTCATTATACGCGTCAAGTATAGACTCCCAACTACTATGAGCACATGGGGCGCTGCCGTAGGCATTCAGATTCCAAGCTTGAGCAGTATTCAATTTGCCCTTGCTTTCAAAGCGTTTCTTGTCTTTCTGCGCTTGTCTATCCAGCTCTTCCATGTAGCTCATTTTTATATCTCCTCTCTTTTGTATGGAGGGCTTTTCAGCCCTCCACAAAGAACCGTTCGAAGTAGTTTCGAGTATATCCGCTCTCAGTAGAAGCGGGATACAGCTTGCCATCAACTTCCAAATCCCACCAGCTATTCAGCCGAAAGAATATACTGTGCATCTCTTCAGCGTTTGTAACGCCGATACGGATACCGGTCTCAGGGACGGTGATAATTCTCATTGTAGTTTTCATTTTTGTAACCTCCTGTAATCAATTTGTAGCGGTTTCGCTCTTGCTTATCAGCGTCGGACTTTTACCGACGGACCGCCCGGGCCGACGGGGAATCATTCCCCGTCGAACCATTCCTCTAAGGTCATAAGACTGTTTTCATACAGGGCGTCCAACAGCTTGAAGTATTTAGCGCCGTGCGGCTTATTCAACTTATTGTTCCAAAAAGTCTGAATCGTAACCTTGTGTTGTCCGGAAGTGCTAACCTTTTCACGAATCAGCCCACAGCTTTCAAGGCATTCCAGAAAAGTCACACGATCAAGAATAAAGCCCTCTTGAGCCGTCACGGGTAAAGCCGGATTGACAACTGGGACATAGATAACAAGGGAAACGCCCTTGACCAACTTTTCGCCGTAGTTGCCAAGCTCACCCGCGGCCGTCTTGACTTCATAATTCTTGTACGCTTTGCGGAAGTCTACGCGTCCTTGCTTGGAAACAACAGCTTTCCGATTAAAAGCGGCCTTTAAGTCACGTTCAAAGGTTTTACCATTAGCGCCGCTATCCGTCATTTTATAACCATAATCAGTCATTTTGTTACCTCCTAATCAATACTTTTAATATAGCTTATTTACTCTTATTTGCTTGCCTTTAGACGCTTGCGCTCTTCACGCGGCCACCATGGGCAGAGGCTTTTCTTACTATGTTCAGTTTTGACGGTTTATACTGTTTGTTACCGGATTGTAACAAGTCCAGTCTTTACAACAAGGGTATCACTTAAGATCTTGGCCCGCTCATATCGTGGCTTGGCTTCCCCGATCTGACTATAATATAGCACATGGAAAAACAAATTACAAGCCCTATTTTTCAAAAAGACGGCTAAAAAATTACTTTTGTCATTTTGCACAAAAATAGGGGCGGGGTGCTTCTGGGATTTATGCAAAATGACGAAGGCTCAAGTCGGGACCCCTGGCTACAATTCCTACCGAAATAAAAATTACAATTCCCACAGAAATAAAAATCCCTTTCTTATATTTCCCCTCCCCCTCATCTACTTAAATATAGAAAAATATGTACAGGAGGTACTTTAAATGCCCCGTTCTTATTCTGAGTGGATGAGGGCCAAACGCAACTTTCTTAGCTCCCAAACTGAACGCGTTGCCCATATTCCTTATCCCGATGATGCCGTCGTATATGAACGTCCATCATCTAACTACTACTGGGAATCCCGACGCTAGGCCGCACTTCAAAATGTCCCTTCATCCCTCAACCTCAACTTCCCAATCGACCGCATAGAACAATTCGTGCGTGCTGCCGCAGATTTTGAGCGTGATAAAGAAAACGCTTTCCTCGACAAATTCTATACAGGTCCAGACCTAAAAAACGAATCCATCACCGACAAATTCAACATTCTCTTCCAAGGCCGCGACATCTACGCACGAGTCAACGACCGCATCAAAACCATTTTAAATACGCGGCAATTTCAAAAAAATAAAACCTATGGTAAACGAGGCGGCGCAACCCACGAAAACTATACAGGTATGGCGCCTAATCTATCTGCACTTTTTGCGTCTTACCTCGAAACCGCCCTCCAAGGCCCAATGTAGAAGATGAGAGAAAAAATTAACGGGAACTCTTCTAGTGCCGACATGTAGCGATATTTTGACTAGGCTTTTGAAGAGGCTATATTAATTGCATCTGAACGTATGACATAGATTACAGATGATGTGGGGTATGGGACTGGAGTAGAATGGAAGCCAATTGATGATATGCTTAATAAAGACCCGCGCGCAAAGCAACTCTTTATGGAATCATTGCGCGGGGCCATTGGTAATGACAATATCCAAACTCTATTGGATACGATGCGCGCGCAGAAAAAATCCGGCGTCACCAAACAACAAACTCGTACCCTTATAAAACAAAATCTCAAAAATATGGGCGGCCGCACGGCCTCAATTGGTGGTACTGTAGTAGAAAATGCAATGGCAATGCTGGCATCTTATATTAATGGTATGGCCGGTGGTTCTAGTAATTTACACTATTAGATGAGCGCCGAAGGCATTTCACGTAATATGGTAAAAACAGATACCGCAATGATTTTTAGCGCAAGTAAAGAAATTGATACTGGCGCGGTAATGTAGTCGTTAAACGAGTACTTAAGCTCAAATAATGGAGATATATTAAAAGCCTATGATAAAGTTTAGGACTTTTATAATAAGTGGGAAAAAGATTTAGATGAACTTTATACTGTATTTATAAACTCTAAGAACTATGGAATAGGCGCGGATGGGCGTAATTATGTAGATACTTAGAGCGGATCATTAGAAGAGCTTCCCCAATTTTTATAGAGGGCAGGCATAGATGTGGGTTCTGCGCATGACTTCCTCGCATTAGCCTACAATACAGGTGAAGGTGCGGTGCGCGCGGGCTATCGAACAGAAGTAATGGAAGAATGCGTCAATGCGCTTAAGGCAGCCGCGGCAAAACTAATGTTTGATGACTATTAGACTTTAGGACGCGGAGAAGGAAACTCTATACATATGTATTATTTAAGTGGTAAATACGTGCCGGCTTCTATCGTATTCTATGCTATGGCAGATGCGGCCCACGAAGCAAAAGTTAATTCTAGAGCTACTATTACATTGCCGTCTCCTGTTGATGATCAAGGCCCTGCATGGAGTAATTTTAGAGGCAAAACAGATGCGGACTTTAAAGAATAGCTTTGGGCGCATTGGCAAAAAGAATATGAAGATGCAAAAGCTGCGTCTTCATGGTCAGTTTCTTTTACTTTACGTATTAAAGATTTATTATCTATGCCATAAAATTTGACATTTTCATCCCATTATGTTATAATATATTTGTAAGGGGAAAAACTAAGGAGTGGCGCCGGCGCATTCACCCTTCAATCTATCGACCGCGCGCCGTAAACATATAAATTGCCAAAAAATAGATTAAGATTAGATTTTTCTTTATAGACAACCGAAGAGCGTCTAAACTTTTTAAACTCCTATCTTCCCACTATTACATTTGAGCCAGACGAACACGAACAAGAAACTTTATCAGATTATATACTTTGGGGCAAAAATAAAGGTGGCCTAAATGCTCAACAAGAGGGCGACATAATTCTAAAAGAATGGGCTACATCAAAAGTGGAGTCCATAGATGGTCTTATGGAGACTCCAGGCTTTTAGGAATCAAAGTTAAAACGAATTGGAGAAACACACTATCATACTGCGCGAGTTGTATTCAATCGAGAAGAAGCCCTGCGGCAAGCCACACCAGAGCTAAAAACTATTTTTGAAGATTTATTTAAGTAGATAGATTATATTGAATTAGTTATTAATTATTATGATCTTTAGAATGGGAAGAGAAAAACACCACCTAGAGAATCATTATTGGCAAAGTTTGATGAGGAAAAACGTTAGAAATGTATGGAGAAGGCGGCCGGCCTATCGTAGCGACAATACCTCAAGATGCGGCATCGCCTAGTCGAATTAAGAACTGAACAATATACTTACAAAGACTGCGTTTCTAATTCTATAATTCCTCATTCAGACACAACTTTAATAGAAGAAAATTTTCTGCGCTTTGGTGAAGATATACCTGTATTACCAATGGGTTTGTTTGATAATTCTGTTTATGCAAGTAAAGTTTTTTTAAATCCACCAAATCCACTTTCTTTTACAGAAGAAGAGCTTAAGAAAGTTAGTGACTGGATTTGGGAAGAAAAAGATACTTAGAATGCTTTAAACTTTGAGGATACTAGTCATTTATTAGTTTTGTATAAAGCTTATAATGAATTAAAATTTGAAGCAGAACAAGATCCAAATTAGCTTTATGGTGCCTCTGCCGCGATTTTTAAAACGCTAAAATTTTATGAAGAGTGCGCGCGGCTTAATGATTTATAGCGTGAAGTTTTACATATGAAAATAGATTAGAAATCTAATTCTGAGATTTCTATTTATATTAATAATAAATATGGTACAACTTATAATGATAATTATATTTCAACCATTTATAGATAGAAAGTTTTACCGACGATTGCTGAAGCGGCAAAATATCATCGGTTAATAATGGAGAATATTTTTTATCCAGAAAACTTTAAAAAATGCAAGGATTGCGGCAAGCTTTATTTGCGTGCACCCGAGTTTTTTATGCGGCAACATAAAACTCCTGATGGATTTTCTCCTCGCTGTAAGAGTTGCCAACGCATAAAAAGAGAAAAGGAGAAAATTAAATATGAAATCAAATATGTAGTTAGTAGATCTGATTTAGAAAATGGAACCTTTAGACTTCGCGGGCCTGGCGAAACTATTGGGGGTATAGATCGTAGAACCTAATAAAGAGGCAAAAGAAGGAGAACAAAAATTTATGCCACGTAATTTTACAGACGTCTTTGAAGATGTAATGAAAAAATTTAGTGGCTTAAATCGCACTCGAAAAAGAGAAATATTAAAATTAATAAAGAAGGCCAATTCAGTGCGCAGAGGTAAGGATAATGCCAGTACTCCCGCAGATTCCTAACAGGGCGCCCGCGGCATCAAAACGATGCGAGAAATGCGGGCGTTCATTACCTCTTTCTTAGTTCTCTATTACACATAGTAAGTTTTATCCAGATGGGTATTTACCTTTCTGTAATGAATGCATTTCCGAAATAATAGACGCCGGGGGCAACAATTGGGATACTATAGATAAAATTTGTCAATGGGCAGATATACCCTTTGTAGTAAAAGAGTGGGACAGAGTCTCACAAATTACCTTGCCTTCTGAGACGTGGGCAACTTATGCTAAAGTTTTCTCTACTCAAGAATATTAGAATCTTGGATGGGGTGATTATTATAGGCAATACAAAAAGCTCAAAGAGGCGGGGTTAATTGAGGAAGAGATACCTGAAGTGCGCGAGAAGCGTTATAATGAACTTCGCCGCAAATGGGGTGAAAACTACGACGAAGAAGAACTAAACCATCTCGAAGATTTATATCGTGGACTTTTGAATACTCAAAACATAAACGGCGCGCTTCAAATCGACCAAGCACAAAAACTTTGTAAACTATCTCTTGAAATTGATAATCGCATTCGTGCAGGAGACAAAGAGGTTGATAAATTTATGTCCTCTTATGATAAAATCATTAAGAGTGCAGAGTTTACGCCTAAGAATACGAAAAATGCAACTGACTTTGATTCTTTTGCCGAAGTAGCCTACTGGCTTGAAAAGCATGGGAAGATCAATAAGTTTTATGATGATGTTACACGCGATGTCATTGATGAAGCTTTAAAGAATATTGAAAACTACAACTAGCGTCTTTATGTTAACGAAGGCGGCATTGGTGAAGAAATCTCCCAACGCTTGCGCGCCCTCAATATGGCTAATACTATAGAGCAAAATAGTGGAGTCTATGATATTCAACCCAACTTTGATCCGGACGAATATGATAATGAAGCATATGTGATTGATGGCGAGGATGAAGACTTTGATCCAGGTGGTGAAAAATAATGGCTGTGATCGAGTTGCTTGATCCAAATACTTTATAGTTCAACACCCAAGAAAAGCTATATCATGATGGTATTGAACTAGAAAAAGGAGTAGTAATTACTCCTTACTTTTTAGAAAAGAATTAGGATTTTCTTTAGGAGTGTTTTTAGTTATTTACTGTTTATCCAGATGTCTTTCTTGATTTAATTACTCCTTTAGGTTCTAATTTTACTTTATTCCCTTATCAACGTATATTTCTGCGCGCGTGCATGAGATATACTTCAATATATATAACTGCGGCCCGTGCTACGTCGAAAACTTTTCTTTCGATACTTGCTAAATACCTTCAATGTGTCTTTTTACCAAACCACGTTGGATCTATCGTAGCACCAAACAAAGGCCAGGCCGCGAAAATCAGTAAGTAGAAAATATAGGAAATCTGGCGCATATGGCCACTTCTTAAAAATGAACTTGAACCAGGTACTAATGAAGGCGTTCACGCTAACTTTGGTAAAGATTATATTGAACTCTTCTTTAAGAACGGCGCACGACTAACAGTCGTGGGCGCTCTTGATAGTGATCGTGGTCTTCGTACACATGCAACCCTTATAGATGAGGCGCGTGACCAAGATGGAGACGCCATCAATGAGATCGTCCTGCCGCAAATGAACGTTTCTCGTAGAATGGATAATGGACTAATTAACCCATATGAAAAGATTAATACTTAGGTAATCTATGCAACTTCTGCAGGTACTAAAGCTTCCTTCGCGTATGAAGCACTTATAGATACTTTTGAGAAAGCTATAATTGATCCAAAGAACAGTTTCTGTATTGGATTGGACTATCGTATTCCTGCAATGCACGGGCTTATTGATCCAACATACGTTCGTAACTTGAAGCTTTCTCCATCTTATAACGAGACTACATTTGCGGCTGAGTATCTTGGAGTTTGGCTTGGCGGCAGTGATGAGTCTTGGTTTGATTATTCTAAACTTACCAAATATCGAAAAATTAAAAATCCTGAGTGGATTCAAAAATTTAGAGATGATAAAAATGTTTTCTACTTAATTTCAGTAGACGTAGGTAGATTACACGACCAAACTGTCGCCTGTATATGGCGCGTTAATATTCGTGAAAATAAATACTATGCAACGCTTGTAAATTTATTTGTCCTAGGCCGGCAAGCCGAAACAAAAACGTTCACACAATAGGCTATAGATCTCAAGAAACTTATTGCAACTTATATGCCACGTGAAGTAGTAATAGATTGCAATGGCTTGGGTGTTGGCATTGCAGATGAAATGATTCGGACCTAGTTAGATGAAAATGGTAACGAGCTTCCTGCGTATGGTTTCTTTAATAATGAAGATTATAAAAAGATCCAACCGAAAGACGCACCACAAATTCTCTATTCTTTGAAGGCTAATGGACCCTTAAATTCAAAAATTCATGGTAATGCCTACTCTCGTCTTAATAGTGGCATGGTTCGTTTTCTGATTAGTGAACAAGAAGCTAGAACTGCTCTTCTTGCTACAAAAATTGGTTAGAAAATGAAAACAGAAGAACGTATTAAACGTCTTATGCCACATGAACTTACAACAAAGCTATTTGAAGAAATGTCAAACTTGCGGCTTAAGAAAAGTGGACTTGATATAGTGCTTGAATAGATTAATCCTCGGTTCCCTAAAGATAAATATTCTGCATTTGCTTATGGTCTATGGAGAATTAAGGAACTAGAAGAAGAAAACTATAAAAAGGTTGTGCGTCGAGGAAACGGTCAATAGCGCTAGTTGATTTTCTTTACTGGAGGACAGAATTAATGGAAGAGATAAAGAAAATAGATGATTTAGCTACTTTCAAAAAGGCTGTAGTAGAGATGGTTGCAAAAAGTAGCCAATCTTGGAATGAATCTTTTGGTTATTCTTTTCATTCTCGTAGAATAAAGGAATATACAAAAGAGGAAGTAGAAAAAATCATTAATAGCAGTTCTTTACAATCACAGCAAGAGCTTTCTCGTAATTTCTTTTATAAAGATGGTTTTTATAAGCGTATTATTGTATATTATGCTACTATCTTAAAGTATATAGGAATATTGATCCCTAATCCAAGTGCGGGCAATGAACTCTCCACCCCCTACGTACAAAAAAGATATAACAGCGCGCTTGACTATCTTGACAAAATGGGATTACCTGATTTATTAACGCGTATTTCTTCGCGCGCGCTCATAGACGGCTGTTATTATGGTGTACTCCAGAATGTAAGTAAAAGTGATTTTGTAATTTTAGATTTACCAGCAGAATACTGTCGTTCTAATTTCCGAGACTTTCATGGAAATGATATAATTGAATTTAATGTATTGTATTTTGATACAATAATTGACGAAGATATTAAGAAGCAGGCATTAAAACTTTATCCAAAAGAGATAGCAGATCATTATCGTCGCTATAAGAAACAGCAAGTTAAAACACCTTGGGCGAGAATACCTACTAGTATTGGATTTTGTTTTTCTTTCTTTGATGATAATAGACCATTCTTTTTAGATGTAATTCCAGCCACCATAGATTATGATGAGGCTGTTGGAATTAATAGAGAACGTGACCTAGAAGAAATTCGTAAGATCATCGTTCAAAAAATTCCACATTTGCAAGACGGTTAGTTATTATTTGAGCCAGATGAGGCTCAAGTAATGCACGAGGGCGCGGTTGGCATGATGAAAGGGAATAAAAATATTAGCGTATTAACTACCTATGCTGATGTTGATTCCGTTGTTTCTAACACTTCTTCTGAAGCTTCTACTAATGCCTTGGAAAAGAGTTTGCAGAATATTTATTCCAATACCGGCGTAAGTGGTCAATTATTTGCACCTACGGGTAGCTAGGCCTTAATGATTTCTATTAGAAATGATATATCTTTTATGATGATATTAGGTAATAAATATTCTCGATTCTTAACATATATTCTTAATTCTCTTTTTGCAAACTCTAATGTTACTTTTAAATATACACTTCTACCAATTTCGTATTACGATTAGAGTGAGTATATTACAGATTCTTTCAAGCTGGCGCAGAGTGGATATAGTTATTTAATCCCAAGTTTAGCTTTAGGACTTACTCAAAAAGACTTAATAAATTTAAAAGATTTAGAGAATAAAGCATTAAATTTAATTGAGAAATTAATTCCTTTATCTTCTGCATATACATAGGGCTCAGGCCAAGTCGGTCGACCAACGCTGCCGGCAGATCAAAAGTCTCAAAAGACTATTTAGAATGAACAGTCTTTAGATAACGGAGGCTCAAATGGATAAATCATTATGCGAATTTACTGTATAGGTTTACGGTGAATTAAATAAGTATAATGAAGTTTTGAGCAAGGCAAGATGTAAAATCTTCTATAAATACGAAAATCGTAATGGCACTTATATTACTGATGAGTTTGCTGACAAGCTATTAAGTTCTTTATCCTATGTTCCGGTAAAGGGAATCTATGAAAACGAAGACTATACCGATCATGGCGCGCGGCGTGATCAAGGCCGTATATATGGTATTGTTCCAGAAAACCCAAATGTAGCTTGGGAAAGTTTCGTTGATGATGATGGAGTAACAAGAACTTATGCTTGTGCAGATGTTTTGATTTTTACTGCTCTATATGAAGAGGCAAATGAAATCATTGGCAAAAGTCAATCTATGGAGCTATATCCTCCATCATTAAAGTACCATGAAGCTATCGTTCATAATAAACGGTTTATAGTTTTTGATGAAGGATGCTTTTTAGGACTTCAAGTGCTTGGAGATAAAGTTGAGCCTTGTTTTGAAGGAGCTTCATTCTATACCTTATAGAGTACAATAGAATATGCTATTAATTAGATAAAAAAATACGGAGGTACTGAAATGCCTAAAATTAATTTCAAACTCTCTGATGATGCTAAGTTTAGCGCACTTTGGGCTTTACTTAATCCAGAGTTTAATGAAGAAGGCAACTGGACCATTAGTTATGGAATTTCAGCCGTTTATGATGACTATGCGCTTGCTGTAAATTATGAGACTGGCGAAATGAATCGCGTTTATTATTCTAAGAATGATGAAACCGATATGGTTGAGCTTGGCGATATAGTGAAGTGCTACATCGTTGATGTTACTGAGGCTGAGAAGTCTACTCTGGATACTCTGCGTAGTCTTAATGGTAACACTTACGAATTAGTCAGCGACGTTTTAACTAATGCACAGGAAAATTTTGAAAAAGTTTCTGAGTTTTCCACCAAAATTGAAGAGTTAAATGAAACAGTTTCCACTTTAACCACAGAGAGAGATAATGCTAATGCACAAATTGGTGAGTATACCACTCAGCTTGAAAGTGCAAATGGTACAATCGAGTCTTTAACTGGAGAATTAAATTCTTTAAAGGATTATAAACTTGGTATTGAAACCAAACAAAAGGAAGCTGTTATTAATGAGTATACAGAGCACTTGTCTGAGGAAACTCTAAACACTTATCGTGCAAAGATTTCTGAATACAGTGCAGAAGAACTTGATATGCGGCTTGCTTATGAGCTGAAAAAGAGTAATTCTTCTATTTTCACTAAGAATAGTGATGGGGGCATTGTTCCCAAAGATATTCCAACCGATGGGTTGACCGCTATTTTATCAAAATATAAAAAATAATTAGGAGGCTATTTAAATGGCTAGAATGGTTATTGATGGTTTCGGCCAAGTTGAACTTAATAACGTAGCATTCCGTCGTGATGGCCGCATTGAGGCCCAGTGCGCTCTTGATACTGCTGCTTTTACTAGTAATGTACCATGTGAAAATGGTATGATCCTTCGCGTAAAGAAAGCAGAGCACAAGATCACTTTCGCGGATGCAAGTGCTGAAAACCAGCTTTATGCTTTAAATTATACATCTGAGCATATGTATGACGAGCGCAAGCCCGGTCTGAAGAATTTCAGTCTTTCTGCTCAAAAGAATTTAAAGGGTCAGGACTTCTATCCTCGCGTGGGTTACCTCGCTGCTGGCGACCTTTGGACTACTAACTGTGTTGATCTTGGTACTTATGCAAATGCTTCTGCTGTTGCAAGTGCTCTTGCTTCTGGCACCGCTGTTTATGCTGCTGTTGGCACTCAAGGCGCCGTTGTTCTTGGTTCTGCTGCTCCTACTGTTGGCCCTGTGATTCAAGTTATTAAAAAGACAACTATGCCTGATGGACAGGATGCTTTCCAACTTCAGGTTCTGTCAGTTTGATTTAGGAGGGTAAATTATTATGACACTTAATGAATTAAGAGAACTTGCCCTTCATGCCGTTAAGGGTACTGCTCCTGAGACCTTCTCTGTTGAGAACGTTAATGAGGCTTTTGCTGATGGTTTAAAGGAGTTTGCTGGTAGTTATAACCAGTTCATGAAGAATCGTTACGATCTTTATGATATTATTATCGAGTCCATTGACGAGATTCTTCCTCGCGATGTTATGTCTGCTATCGGTCAGTTCGCCGAGGTTCAGACTGTTGCTCAAGGCCAGAAGGCCATGTTCCGTAAAAAGCTGGGCCGTGCCCGTGCTAAGAAGTTCCTCACCCAGGTTGGTCTGAGTGGTGTGTACGAGACCTTCCGTCTGGATAGCGAGACCTTTGAACTGGGTGCTCATGCTGTCGGCGGTGGTGCTACCATTGACTTCGAGCGTATGCTTGATGGCGCCGAGTCTCTTGCTGAGGTTGTTGGTATTGTGACCGAGGGTCTGACTAATGCTGTATATGTTGAGGTCCAGAAGGCTCTTGTTGCTGCTTATGCTGATATGCCTGCTACCAATCGCTATGCTGGTGCTTGGAATGCAGAGGAAATGGTTAAGCTGATGAATGTGGTCCGTGCTTATGGTCAGCCCGTTATCTTTGCTTGCCCCGAGTTCGTTGCTGCTATGGGTGCTGACGCTATTGTCCCTGTTCTGGCTAATGATACTACAAAAGTGGCTCAAGGAGTTTATAGTCCTAAAGATATTGAAGCTATTCATGACTATGGATTTATTAATGTATTCCGTGGTGCTACTGTGGTTCAAATTCCTCAGTCCTTTGTGGACGAGAATAATAAGGAGACCTATGTGAATCCTCGTTATGCTTACGTCATGCCCGGTGGCGCTGAGAAGGTTGTTAAAGTTGTTCTGGAAGGCCAGACCCAAATTCGTGACCACGAGAACAAAGATAACTCCATGGAAGTGTATGCATGGAAGAAAATGGGTTGCGCCATCCTGCATCACAACAACTGGGCTATCTATGAGAACACTTCTCTTACCGATACCTCTGCTAAGGATATCTACGGTTTCTAATTTAAGTTAATTTAAAAGGGAAGGGATAATTCCCTTCCCTATTTTCAAATACGCGCAAAGCGCAGGAGTAAAAGGAGAAATAATTATGTCAGAAAAAGAAAAAGTTAAAGTTATTAGTCAATATGAAGGCCGTTGCGGCATTGATAATGCAGATCTTCGTATTTCACGTCGGTGGCCCGCGCGCGGCTCATATGTGATGTTTGATAAGGATGTTCTTGAAGAACTAATGTATGATCAAGCTTTTAAAAACATGATTGAAGAAGGCTATCTTTATATTGAGGATTTTGAATTAAAGAAAGAACTTGGCATTGAACCAGAAGATGCTACTGCACCTACAATTATTAATTTAACTGATAAAGAGTTAGATCGTTTTTGGAGAATTATGCCGCTTTCACAGTTTAAAGTTGAAGCAAAACAACTAACTAAAGTACAGCTTGATAATCTCGCAGATTATGCAATTAAGCATGGCGGTGATGGCTCTATTCAAAAAGCAAATTATTTGACCGAAATTAGTGGTCGAAATATTCTTAAGGGGATTGAATTGCAAGCACAAATTACTAAGGAGGGATAATAAATGACTGATTTACAGGTAGTTTATGATGCTTTCTTGGCTAAAATGTTAGATGATGAATGGGGCATTTGGGAAGAAGAAGATATGCAGGAAGATTGGAAAGCTATCTTGAAAGGTGCCCTGCCCTGGTTTAAGTTTCCAAGAGTTTCCCTTGATATTATAACAGATGAAGAAACTGGTACTGAAAAATTTGAAGCAGATTTAAGTAATGAAGAAATTTAGATTTTAGCTACTTATATGAAGTGTGAGTGGCTAAATCGTACTATACTAACATGGGAAAATGTTAAACCGCTTTATGAAGAACGAGATTTTTCATAGGCGAATTTAATTGATAAGTTTAATTAGATGTTAGTATAGGAAAAAAAGAATGCAGCGAAATTAGAAGCTGTATATTATAGATCTATTAAGAGGAAGCCATTTGATTATACTCAATTGGCAACTGCTATAGATGGCTGATGTATTAGAAGGCTATAATAATAATTTAAAAAATCGTTTGTTTGGTCTTTTGTGCGAATATGAAAAAGATCGTGAATGGGAGAAATTTCTTGATTCAATTTTAATTGAATTAATGTCTTATCCAGAAGATCATAAAACGATAAATTATTATAGATTATATACTAAAATTTCTTCACTACGTTACTTAAGTTATGATTATTTTCGTACTACAATTTTTGATTGTATGAGTTTATTATCTAAATTATGAGTTATTTTGATATATATAAATAGAGATTAAATCGTTTTGGTAATGATTATTAGTCTCGTATTCAAGGGGAACGCGAGCATTTGTTTGATCTTTATTTATTAAAATCTATTTATAGAGTAGATTTTACATATAATGGGAAACATTATGCTGGTAGTTTAGAAAGAAACAAATAGGATAATAGTGAAACTAGATAGTATTTGCTTACAAATATTAATTTAAATATTCCTAATGGAACCATTTTAATGCTTACAAATAAAGATAATATTGAAGTTCCTTGGATGATTTATTATCTTGAAAATATTAAAGCTAGTGGTTATAATAGATATATAGTTTTAAAAATGACACATCTTTTAAAGTGGACTGCGAGGGATGGATCTGAATAGACAACATATGCATATATGTATGGTCAAGAGGATAATATGTTAAAGAATGAAATCCGTTCTCGCTCACGTATGGATACTATATATGAAGAAAATTTAAAGTTAAGTTTCTTTGTTATTCCAGCTAATAGCAAATTAAAAATTGATGATTATTTTATTATTGGAGAAAAGCCATTACAAGAGTATTATCGAGTAACTGGTTATGACATTCAATCTACTCCTGGCGTAGAATTTGTAAGTGTAGATCCAATTTATGAATTTGATTTAACCAATCCTCCAGAAAAAACAGAAGAGGATAAAAACGAAGATTATTTCTGGTTTATGGGCGGTGAAGAATAATGGCAACGAGAAATTTAAGCGACCTGGGTTTAAATTTACAAAAAATTATAAATCGTCTATAGACAAATCAAAATTTATTAAAACTGTTATATTATACTGGTAAGGACCCCTTATCAGAAGAAGACTTAACTTCTGAACAAATAAAAACAGAAATTTATAATAAATTAATAAAAATTGTTCCAAGAATTGGTTATAAAGAAACTGCATAGAGTATACTTACAATGCGCGTAGTGCGCGGCCGCAGTAATCCTGGAAATGCAGAGTTTAGAGATTTTGAAATTGATATAGAAGTTTTTGTGCCATTAACGCAATGGTTTATTAAAGATTCTAATTTAAGGCCATTTGCAATTATGGGTGAGGTACATAAATCTTTAAACAATAAAAAAATTGATGGACTTGGAAAAATGACTGGTGGAGATTTTCAGATAAACTTTTTAACCGATGAAATATGCAGCTATGAAATGGTATATTAGGTAACTTCTTATGATTGATAGTAATGCTTTTCTTGGCTTACCGTTTTCATTTTAGAATATCTGTAAAGTTTACCCACCAAAAATAAAAGAGATTTTAACGGAAAAAAACTATCCAGTATATAAAAAGATTTTCTTTAGTACATAGGAAGACATTGAGGATGAATATACTGAATAGAAACTTCCTATAGATTAGGTTCCTACGCCATTAGGCTATGTTTTTAAGCTTGCTGAGCAAGATGAACGCATTAAAAAAATAATTATTGACGGAATTGAATTTTTTATTAAAGAACCAGTATTGTTATTAATGGACAAATAGATAATTATTGTAGGAGATCTAAAAGAGAGCCTTGTAAAAGCCCAATCAGTTTTAGATTTACGTATGATAACCAAAGATAATTATTTCGATTTTTAGAATGCCTTGCGGCGCGCGATTGGTGAAAAAGAAGCCGAACCATATAATCCAAATGAGAATCCAAAAGTAAGATATTTTAAGGCAAAAGCTAGATTAAGAGATCGAGTTAAAGCAAAATCTAAAGATTCACTTACTTTGGGTTCAACTTTAGCATCAATTTGTTGTATGGGTATAGGAATTACTCCACTTAATGTTGGAGAGTTAAGCTAGGCCGCCATATCAGTTATTATGAGATACTATCAAGAGAAATATAAATATGACATTGATATATAGTCTTTAATTACTGGTGCGGATAGCAAAAAAGTTAAACCGCAATTTTGGATTAGAAATATAGAAGACTTATAACATAGGAGGTCATTTTAAATGGCTAGTATTTTAGATCGTTACGGCATAAAAGAAGTTGCCGACGTAACATTCTACAAGATCAATTCTGATGGTACTCCTGGCGAGCCTGTGCTATTTCTTGATACTTTAAAGGTATCTACAATTGAGCAGACTGCTGAAACTGTTGATGCCCGTGGTGGTAAAGGTAACCCTAAACTGATCACTTGGGACTATGGTAAGGAAATTACAGTTAACATCGAAGATGCTCTGTTTAGCCCAAAATCTATGTCTATTATGCTTGGTGATGGTACTGTTACTAAAGCCACAGCACAGGATATTAATCGTGTTGCAGTAATTCGTCTTGATGATACAGGTAAACTTCCTGAGTACTTTACTGCTGATATCTATGATAAAGATATGGGCTCTGCTCGTAAGAAAGTATACATTGGTGGCTCTACCGCTCCTACCGGTATGGTAGCTTTTGCCAATTCTGGTATCACTCTGAAAACTGCTGTTTCTGAAGCTGGCGCTGTGCTAGACAGCACTCTGACCATTGCCGAACTGCAGGCTGCTCATACTTCTGCAACTGCTCCTTTCTCCAGCCATGCTGGTGAAAAGATTTTCATCACCTATACTGTTAAGGCTACTACTAAGACCATCATTATTTCTGGCGACACCTTCCCAGGCACATATTATGTTACTGGCGACACCTATTCTCGTTCTGATGTCGATGGTAGCGACCAATTCTTCCAGTTCATCATTCCTAAGGCAAAGATGACTGCTGAGAATACAATCACCCTTGAGGCTGAGGGCGATCCTTCAACCTTTAACATGAACCTCACCGTTCTTCGTCCAGAGTCTGGCGAAATGATGAAGCTCGTGCAGTATGACCTTGACCCAGTTGAGGCAGGCTAATTAAATAGTCAGAATTATGGCGGAGGAGGATTCTTCTCCGCCTTTTCTATTAGGAGGAAAAGGCATGGATGAAAATTTAGGCTCCTTTAAAACTTTAGAGGAGGTTCATATAAAAGCTACTTAGAATATAGAAGTAAATGGAAGAAAGTTTTAGGAAGGCGAAACTATTGCTTACTTTGATAAGATTTAGGTAGCTGGGTTAAACGAATTAAAAGACTATGTGGCCGCGCGCGGTGGATACGATAATAGAGGTTTAGTTTATTGGGAAACTACGCATGAGCTAAAGTTGACATTTACTTAGGGAGTATTTTCTAATACTTAGTTTGGGCTTTTAAATAATGCTCAAATAATTTAGTATGACGAAGGAGAACCTTTGTTAATTACTAAAATGGAAGAATTAGAAAGCGATGAGACTGGAAATATTTTTACCACTTATGAAGCTCAAGATCAAGTTTTTGTTTATGATAAAGAAACTGGAGAAAAGCTTGAGTGGTGGAAAGTTGGTAAAAATTTAAAAATAAATGAGAGTTATAAGAGTTTAGTTGTGAAGTATAGGTACAACTATACTGGTGGCGCGAGTGTAGCAAAAATCGGACAACGGTTCTTGCGTGGTTTCTTAGAATTAGAAGGTAAAACGAGAGTAAAGGACGATACGTCTGGACTTATTACTACAGGAATTATTGTGATTCCAAAACTAAAATTAATGTCTGGCTTATCTATGAAATTAGGCGCGTAGGCAAATCCGGTTGTCGGTACTTTTGATGCGGTTGGCGTGCCAGTAGAAATGAGACATAATAGCTATGTGGCTGAGTTTTATTTCTTGAATAATGATATAGATAGTGATATGTAAGATAGTCAGCATTAGTTTTAGCTAATGCTGATTTTATTTTATGGGGTGAAAAAATGGCGGGATAGAAATTTACTTTAACATTTGATGCGAATTTAAATGTTAGTTAGATGAAAGGTGCATTAGGGCAAATTTAGAGTACCCTAAACGGATTGCATCTACCACCTAATGTAACAAAAGGGCTTCAAGGAACTTTTAATAAATTATAGAGTGAAGTTTAGGCTTTTGAGGCGGCCATTGGCAAAGATATAACGGGGAAAGCAGACTTTAAAAAACTTGAAACTTAGGCTCAAAAAATTGGGGAAGCTTTTGAAAAATTAAAGATTCAAGTTAAAGATCTTACTGGATTGAGTGGAGCAGACTTAGAAAAAATGTTCCCGCAATCAGTTACTAAAAATATCCAAACTGCTAATAATGCATTAAAATAGTATAAAACTACTTTAAATAATGCTACTAAAGATGTAAATACTGCATAGACTGCGGTTTAGAAATTAAATAATGCGATTTCTAAAGAGTAGGGAAAGACTGTTTTAACTGGTGATTAGTATAAGCAACTAACTGATAACTTAAAAATTGCTGAACAAGAAGTTACTACTCTTGAAAATAGATTATAGTCATTAACTACGCAAGAGCAACAAATGGCATCTTAGTTAAGTTAGCCTAATAAAAGCAGCAAATATCGTTAGATTGTAAAAGATATTTAGGATGTTAATAATTAGCTAATACAAGCACGACAGAATGCTCAAAATTTAGCGAATCAAAAAGCTGGTTCTACGACTTTTGAACGTCAGGCAAAAGATCTAACAGAATTGAATAGTAAATTAACTGAAGCTATAACAAAATTAAATCAATATAAACAAGATTTAGCAAGTATTCAAAGTTCTGGAACTGGCGGCGGTTTAAGGTCTTTATTAGATGATATTGGCCATTTGACTGGAATGGATATGTCTAAATTTAGTGCCGATACAATAGGCGCGGCCGATGCAATCTAGACATATCTTAATTAGTAGTTATAGCAATTATCATAGAATTTATAGACTGCTGAAGCAGCGGTTAATAATGCTGGATAGCCCATTAGAAATCTTGGCAATAATATGCGTAATGCAAGTGATGCATTTTAGCAATTTAATACACAAAGCCGAGAAATTGATATGCTCCGAAGTCGCATTTAGTATTTCTTCGGTTTAAATAATGCGATTCAACTTGTTAAACGCACAATGCGTGATGCTTACCAAACCGTAAAAGATTTGGATAAAGCTATGACTGAGACCGCAGTTGTTACTGACTTTTCAGTTGGTGATATGTGGTCATAGCTTCCAGAATATACCAAGCGCGCGAATGAACTTGGTGTTACAACATAGGCAGCATATGAAGCTGCTACACTTTACTATCAGCAAGGTTTAAATACTAATGAAGTCATGGCAATGTCTAACGAGACATTGAAGATGGCCCGTATAGCTGGTCTTGATGCAGCAGAGGCTACTGACCGTATGACAAACGCTATTCGTGGATTTAATATGGAAATTAATACTGCGAATGCATAGCGTATTGATGATGTATATTCACGACTGGCGGCAATTTCTGCATCTAATGTTGATGAGATCTCAACAGCTATGACAAAGGTAGCTTCACTTGCAAATAATGCAAATATGGAGTTTGAAACAACCGCTGCATTTTTAGCACAAATTATTGAAACTACTCGTGAATCTGCTGAGACTGCTGGTACAGCATTAAAAACTGTTGTAGCTCGTTTTTCAGAAGTTAAAAAATTAGTAGATGAAGGGGAATTAAAAGGTCAAGACGAAGAAGGCCAGATGATTGATGTTAATAAGGTATCATAGGCTCTTCGTACTGCTGGTATTGATTTAAATAAATATTTCTTAGGCGAAGTTGGACTTGATGATATTTTCATGGAGTTAGCTTCTAAATGGGATTCTTTAACTACTTTATAGCAACGTTATATTGCTACGTAGGCTGCTGGTTCTCGTCAGCAATCTCGTTTTATTGCTTTAATGTCTGATTATGCTCGTACTTAGGAGTTGGTTGGAGAAGCATATAATGCGAATGGTGCATCTGCTAAATAGTTTGAAAAAACTTAGGAATCATTAGAATCTAAATTAGCAAGATTAAAGAATGCTTGGAATGAGTTTGCTATGGGCATTGCTAATAGCGATCTTGTTAAAGCGGGTGTAGATTTTCTAACTAATTTATTAAATGGTATTAATGCATTAACTAGTGGATTTGGTACATTAAACTCTGGTGTTGGTAGTTTTATAAATATGCTTTTAAAACTATCAGTATTAACTGGTGGTTTATAGTTAGGTAAAGGATTAACAGCCGGGCTATTTGGTTCTCTTTCAAGTATATTAACTGGTAGAGCACTTGATACAACTTTTACTCAGCGTGCAGCCGGTGCAATGGGTATTTCTGCTAATGGGTCTCTTTTAAGAACTTTGTTAATGGGCACGGCAAGTCCGTTTACTGGAGTTGGGAGAGGAATTGGTACAGCAGGAAAATATACCTGGGGACTCGCAAAAGGACTCGGCGGTGCAATGGGAGTGGGGACTGGTGGTATAGCCGGTTCATTAGGTGCTTTATCAGGCACTTTAGCGACCGGTGGAGCCGGAGTTGCCGCAGGACTAACTGGATTAATTACTGCTCTTGGGGCCATTACTGTTGTAGCTGGTGGAGCTTATCTTGCCATAAAGAAGCTCTATGATCTTTCTCCTTCTGGACAATTAAGATCTGCAAAACAATACGCCGCTCAAAAAGAAAAAGAAGCAGAAACCACTCAAAAAGCAGCAGAATCTCTTCAAAATTTACAAAGCTCTTATCAAGAATATAATGCGGCAGTTAATGAAGCTTCAACAATTGAAGATAGATAGGCTGCGATAAAAGCCCGTAACGAGGCAGTTCTTAATGCCATTAAAGAAAATCCAGATTATTCTCAATATTTAGATACGGATTTTGATATTAATGGTGAACTTATTTTAACTTTAAATGAAAATAAAGTTACTGAAGCTGCGACAGATGCGGCGAGAGAAGCTACCAAAGCATCAATAGAGTCTTATATGGCTTAGGCCGCAGTTTATCAAAAAGAAGCATATAAAAGTCAAGCCCGCCCTATTCCTACTGATTATTCTTAGAATATTTTAGATAATCCTTGGATGCCTCCTGAAGCAAAAGCGGCTGCACAATGGGCAGCAGGATTCTTCGGATAGACTTCTGAAGAAGATCAGTTAGAAGCTAATCTTTAGGCTCAAAAGGCTCTTGAATTATCTCGTAAATAGGCAGAGTTAGCTTATGCTACAATGCTTGATTTTTCTGATTTAGAATTAGATAAAACACTTGGAGAAGGTTTTTCTTCTTCTTTAGCAGAAACTCTTAGCTACATCTATAAGCAAACAGGAGAATTTATTAGTCAAGAAACTATAGATTCTTTATAGTAGGGCTTTCTTAAGGGCGATATTAGTAAAGATATCCTGACTTCTGATATAGATTTTTCTTTAACTGGAATTGATTTAGATTCTGACGAAGGATTCGGAAGTTTTATAGATTCTCTTGGTTTAACGGGAGAAGAATTAGATAAGTTCTCTAATGCTATTAATGCTGATACCGGTGCTATTAAAGAAGTTTTAAAATTCCGAGCAAAAGAAGTACAAACCTTACAAAAAGCACAAAAACAAAAAGTTTATGAAAATTTACTTCGTGGCGGTGCTAGTATAACTGATGCTCTTCAGGCAAATATAAATGGTATGTCTTTAGAGCAGGCTTAGTAGTTAAGTGATATTACAGCAAGTGCACAAAATATATTAAGCCCAAACGCTTATAGAGATTTCTTTGCAAATATACCAGAGCTTATGTAGTCAGAAGAACTCGAAGAAATTTAGAATTTCTTTAATTCTTTTGATTTAAGTAATCCAATAAATGCATTTTTACAACTGCGCGCGGCTGAAGAAAAAGCTAAACCAGAAGGACTATTTGCTTCATTACTTACATCAATTGAAGAAACTAATGCTGCTTTATTTGATTCTGGAAATCTATTTTAGACTTTCTTAACTTCTTCTGAATATGATGAAATTTCTGAAAGTTTAGATGATTTTATTGAGAAGAATGGTGAAATTAGTAGTGATAATGTAGAGGAATTAGCTAGTAGTTGTAAAGGATTAAAAGCCGTTCTTGATAATGATAAAATTAGCGCGCAAGGATTAGCTAAAGCCTTAATGGCTTTACAAAATGGATAGGCTCCTATTGAAGGCTTAACAACTCGAGTATTAGAAGCTCTAAGTGCCACTCAAGATTTTGATACCATGTTAGAAGAAATTTCTAACACGATAGCTAATTTTGATCCCGGCCGTGACTATGGTGAGGGTTCTGATTTCTTAGTACAACAAGCGGATAACTTGCTGGAGTTTGTTAGTGGCTATGAGTTTGGTAATGAGCAAACTCGAAATATTTATGATTTATTCTTTGGTGAAGGCGCTTATGACAAATTTATGTCTGAGTGGGGAACTAAAGGTATTGAATAGTACGCCGAGGAAATGAAAGGGCAAGTCGAGAAACTTAAGAATTGGGCTGATACTAATTCTTATGGTTTCATGAAAGATTTTGCTGGTAATGCCGCACTTGGAATTACTCAAATTAATGAGCAAACTTTTAAATGGGCTACTAGAGGCCGTACTACTGAAGATTTAATTGCAGAAGTTTAGAAGCAAGCCAATATTTCGCGCGAAGCTGCGGAAATGATTATTGAAGGCTTTGCGGCACAATCTTATGATTTTGCAACTGAGCTTAAAGAAAATGATTATTCTGCGTTTTTAAATGATTTTGTTACTACAGCTGGTAATACACGTACTATTACAGAATAGGAACTTACTGCTTTAGGCGCTGCTTTTGGAAAAACTGCTGATGAAATTTATGCAGATTTAGAAAAATTACGTGATGAAAAAGGAATTGATATTCCGGTTCGTGTTAAATGGCAAGATTAGAGTGGCGCTAATTTAACTGGTAATGTTTTAATAGAATAGTTTAAGGCTAGTCTTTCTGGTATTGAATTATCATAGTATGTTTAGGATGCTATTAATCAAGATACTGGTAATATTAATTTAGATGCTTTGCTTGGAAAACTTACTTCCGAAGGATTAAGTTCTGGATAGGCCGCAGAAATAGCTAATAATATTGCCAGTGAATTAAATGTTGAATTAGAATAGACAGTTTTAACACCAAAATTTAAGGTCGACCCTGACACTGGCGAAGGCATTATTACAACAATTAGTGAGACAGTAAGTGGGAAAAATATTGATGAATTAACTGCTACTGTTGATGCAAGTATATAGGCTGCTAACTATGAAATGTTAGCACAAGAATTGCTTAATGTTGATTTAAGCGAAGCCGCAGCGAAAATTTCTTCTAGTGTAAATAATGCTATTGTTAGCGGTGGAGAAAGCGGTGCAACTGAGGCGGTTAGAGCAATACAGTCCGCATTTTCAGCTAATCCATTTTCTGCATAGCTTATTATTAATTCTAATATAGATTCAATTTATCGTAAATTTTTGGCTATGTAGAGCAATTAGATTGCCGCGACGGGTGGTATAGTTCGCTCTTTAGCTAATGGATCTGCAGACTATTTCTTACAACCAGGTTGGGCCTTAACTGGTGAACTTGGGCCAGAAATTATTTGGAATAAAGATCGTGGTTATGCTTACATTACTGGCATGCATGGTCCGGAATTTCAGACTCTATATCCAGGTGATCGAGTATTTAACGCTCAAGAGACCTCTAGAATTCTTAAAAATAGTAGTTTTGCAAAAGGAGGAAAATTTAACTCTTATGCAACTGGTGGATATAATTCTGGTGGAGGAAATTCTGGTGGCTCTAGTGGGTCTGGCGGAAGTAACTCTGATAAAGAAAAAGAAGATAAATGGAAAAATGAAATTGATTGGCTATATAATCTTGTAGAAGATATAGAAGAATTAGAGCGTGAGCAGACAAAGCTTCAAGAGGACTATGAAGATTATCTCCAAGACCAATCAAAAACTGGCAAAGATCTATACAAGCTTTTAGTTGAACAATTAGGTAATTTATATACTCAATTAAATAATCAGTAGGCCGCACTTGAACTGCGCGAACGTGAAATGCGTGAGTTCATGGATACTACCAATCAATATGATGAATTATTGTCATATAACTGGAATGATCGTACATTAGAAATTGATTGGGATGCCATTGAAGCTCTTCAAGACAAAGAAGTTTATGAAGAAGTGGCAGATTTAGTTTCACAAGCCGAAGAAATTCAAGGGAAGATGGATGATGCTGAAGATTCAGTTATGGATATTCGAAATCAAATCCAAGAACTTGAAAATATTTGGAGAGATACTTACGCTGATTTTGAGTCGAGAGTATTTGATGCAGTAGTTTCTTATTATTAGGAAATTATTGATGATTATTCTGAGTTACATGATACTTTAACTGAATCTAATTCTGATATTTTAAATTCTATTTAGAAGCAGATTTCTTTAGAGCGGCAAATTAGAGATAATACTAAGACAGAAGAAGATATTTCTAATAATGAAGCTCAATTGGCCTATTTACGTAGAGATACTACCGGCGGGAATGATATGGCCGCCCTTCAATTAGAAAGAGAGCTTGGTGACTAGAGATAGTCATATGAAGACACGTTAGTTGATTAGGCTGTGGCTCGCTTACAAGAAGACAATGAAGCCGCCGCGGAATAGCGTTCGAAGTAGATCGAAATAATGCAAGCATAGCTTGATTATTAGAAAGAAAGTGGAGAATTTAATGCATATGTAACCGAACTACTTGAATCTGCCATGGGCGCTGATGGTGAATTATTAACTAACTCTGATTTGATGAATCTTTTAAAAGACCAAGAAAACTGGAGTGCTATGAGTGAGATCAATAAGTAGATTTGGGAAGATGAGTTAAATGGCACATTTAAAGAGGTTGCAGCATTCTTACTGAAGTAGGATGCGGTAGAGAATGGAACATTTATTAGTGCCTTGACCGGTGCTATTTAGGGAATGACTTCTGCTATTGGAGGTTATAGCCAACCTTCAATTAAGATTGATTATGGAACAGGAGGAAGCTCTAGCGGAGGTGGAAGCTCAGGTGGAGGGACTTCTACTAGTTCTAGTAGTCCTAAACCGGGTGTTCTTAAAACAGAGACTACTTATGACTTTAGAGGAATACCTACCGCTTATAGTCCAGACAGTGGCAGTAATTATATTGGTACTGCTCGTGGATTAGTTCGAAAAAAATATGCAACTGGCGGTTTGGCTTCTGAGACTGGTCCCGCATGGCTTGACGGCACTTTATCAGAACCAGAGTATGTATTAAACGCAAAACAAACTGATGCTTTCTTGCGGCTGGCTGATGTTCTTCCATCCATGATGCAAGGTGGCTCTAATAATACATCCACTACATTCGGTGGTATTAATTTAAATCTTGTAATGAATGTAGATCAGATAGCTTCTGATTATGATGTAGATCGCATAGCAGATCGTGTGAAAGATATTGTCTATAATGCAGGACAATATCGGAATGTAAATACACTTAATTTTATGAGATAAATTAAGTATTTACTACTTAAGAATAGGAAGCGTGGGATGAGTAATCTCATCCCACGCAATAAAGGAGGAATAAAAATGAGTACCTTTATAGGTGATTATTTAGGATTTTCATTAGGGCAATATCATTCACATTAGTTAAATATAGTGCGTACTAGTACAAATGATAGATACATAGAGAATATGTTACCTGCTTTTACTGATAGTACAGCAGTAGCTGTAGGTGGAAATGGAACATATTATTGGAATACATCATATACATAGAAAGTATTTACTATAGATTTTGCATTTGATGATTTGCATGAAGTAGATGTACAAAGATTAAAAAGAGCTTTTGGTTTTAAAGGAGTTTAGCCTTTAATTTTTGATGAGTTGCCTTATAAAAAATATATGGTTAAGTGTCTAACTCCTCCAACTTTAAAGTATATTTGTTTTGAAGAGGGTGGAGTAAAAATATACAAAGGAGAAGGATCTGTATAGTTGGTAAGTTTTTATCCATTTGGGATAAGTACGACAGAAAAACCAATTGTATATAACCCAAAAATGTAGAGTTCTTTTGTATATAACGATGGAGAAGTTGAAGGAGAATTTAAGCTTATTTATAAAATTTATGCTGAATAGGACGGTTCATAGGAACCTGGCACTGTAGGAACTATAACATTACGCCTAAGAAAAGAGCGAAATGGAAGCGATATTGGATTGCTACAATTATAGAAAATTAGAAAGATAGATGAAAATGATATTTATTTTTAGATTGATTCTTATACCAATTTAATTGAAGGATTAGATGCCAATTTTAATAAAACTGGTACTTTATATAATAAATTTATAACTGGAGGAGACTTTTTTAAATTGCCAGTTGGTGATGGCTATTTAATTACAAAGTATTAGCATGTATCAGGGTCTTATACTCCTTTGTATTATTAAGGAGGACTATAAATGAATAAATATGAAATTAGTATTTGGAATGATGTATACAATTCTACTCTTGAACGTTTTGAAGAAGAAAAAGTAGCAGTAATTGGTTCCAATTCCATGACCTCATAGAACCGTGCGCTTGAACCGAACTTAAAAAGTAATGTAAATGGAACTAATATTTTTAATTTTTATTTATATTATGATTACGTTGACAATCGTTCTGGTGAGCGTGTAAAAAATCCTTTTGTAAAGTTTCTGACTAACGAAAGAAAAATTAAAGTTTACTGGGATAATAAATGGTATGATTTACTTATAAAATCTATTGTTGAAGATAGTGTGAAACATACTTTTACTTATACTTGTGAAGATCAATATTTAACAGAATTAAGTCGGACTGGATTTGAATTAGAGTTTAATACCGAACTATAGAATAATATAGGGACTGCATAGGAATTAGTTGAAAAGACTCTTGAAAATACAGATTGGCGCTTCTTAGAAGGGGATAAAATTTATCAAGAGACTGAAGAGCCAGTTTATGAAGTAAAAATTCTTAATAATTTTAATGCACTAAAAAATCCAGAAGATGATTTAAATGCTTTAGTTTCAATAAAAAAGAATATGCCAGCATTAATATACTACTCTTGCGCGCCAGATATAGATAATTTAAAAACTAAGTGCTAGTTTTACTATAATGGTACGACTACTTGGTAGCAAGATGTAAATGATATGTTAGTAATAAATGGCGATTGTTATATAGTAGATGTAACATGGACAAAAAATTTAACTAACAATACTGCTACGGCAAAAATTAACGGTACAAATGTTTTTACTATTAATTTTAATTCTGGCTTATCATAGAGCTATCGTGCAAAACGTTATGTGCAGTCTTAGAAAACTATTTATAATAATATTGTAGATCGTTATGTAAATGTTTATAATTATAATGGTGGAAAAGAAAATTTATTGGGATATGAAACTACCGAATATAATGATGCAATATCTATTGTAAATTTAATTGCTAATTCCTCTAATTTTTCAGATTTAAGTGGATGGATTGGAGCAGATCAAGATTTATCTTTCCGTATATCCCCTCCAATGAACGACGAAGTTGAAATTTCCAATTATAAGCCACAAAGTTTTTTAAAATTAAATAAAACCAATGCAGTAGCAGGTACATACGTTTATAATAGTGGTATACAAAGTAATAGTCAGTATTTAAAAAATGGTTTTACCGTTGGAGAAAAATATATTTTTCGGGTTAAAATAAGAACGGGTTATGAACCAGCGCGTGGATACCATCAAGTAAATAATGCATATGTTGAGCCAATAATACGAAGATATGGTAGTAATTATATTCCTTACGAAGGCACAAATGTCGATTTTTTTACTATTAATCAAATAGAATCTGGCCCAGGTCATGATAATTGGTATGAATTTAAATTAACCTGTTGTCAGTCTTGTTCATATGATGAAATTATAAAGTTTCCTTATAAAATAGGTATATTTCTTAAAGTAAAACAAAGTTGTTGGCTAGAAGATATTTAGTTTTTTAAAGAAGCATATGGTGAAGATGAAAACGGTAGACGAACTAGAGTAAACCCTGGTGAAATGCAAACACAATCTATTGCTTAGCCAATTTGGAAATATTTTCTTACAAATTAGTCTAGTGACGTAACCAAAGATAGTTTAAAATATATTCATACCTCTTTAGAAGAATGGAGCGAAGCTATACCTGTTAATAACGGTTATGAAAAGTTTGGATCAATAACAATTAGCCAATCAAATCGTTTTAATATATTACAAAGTATTGCAGAGACCTTTAAATGTTGGGTAACTTTTATTGTTGAGCATGATGAGTAGGGCCGTATTAAATTTGATGAAAATAATCTTCCTTGTAAATATGTATAGTTAAAATAGACCATTGGTGAAGATAATGGTATAACTTTTAAATATGGAATTGATTTACAAGGTATTAAACGAGATATAAAATCTTCTTCTATATCTACAAAAACAATTGTCTCTCAAAATAATAATGAGTTCGGTAAGAATGGTTTTTGTTCAATCGCGCGCAGTACACAAAATTATCCACGAGAAAATTTCGTTTTAAATTTTGATTATTATATTAGACAAGGTTTACTAAATGGAAATGCATTAAATAATGATTTATATGGTGCGACTGGTTTATAGTATTATCGCAAGTTACATAATTGGAATACTGAATATATAAATAATTTAGAAATTATTCTTAATAAAAAGAATGCACTTACTAAGCAAACTGCAACAGCAAAAGTTTATAAACAATATATTTCTGCTGCCCAGCAAGAAAAAGAAGATGTTGAAGATAATATTATGAAATTGTCTGGTGTGGATAGTTTTTCTGGTGCACAGGATTATATTAGGAGTCATTTTAATAATATTAAAGTATAGACTTTGATGAATAGTCGGTCTACTATTATAAATAATATAAATAGTTATTAGAATCTTTTAAATAGTGTAAATAGTAGTATTGATGTTTTAACTACAGTTATTAGTGAATATGAAACTAGACAAAAACAAATAATAGATGATTTATCAGCATTGAACGCAATGTTTTATAAAAAATATTCTCGGTATATTCAAGAAGGAACTTGGAGTTCAGAAGATTATTACAATGATGATCTATATTATTTGGATGCTTTATAGGTTGCATATACAAGCAGCCGGCCGCAAGTTAGTTATAATATAAATGTTATAAGACTTAGTGGTTTGGAAGAATTTAGTTCTAAGAAATTTAATCTTGGTGATATTTGCTATATTCAAGATACTGATTATTTTGGATATTTAGCAGATGGATTTACTCCATATAAAGAATCTATTTATGTTTCTGAAATAACATCTTATTTTGATAGTCCGGAAAGAGATGTAATTGTTGTACAAAACTATAAAACTTAGTTTGATGATTTGTTTCAAAGAATAACCGCGGCGACTCAATCGTTAGAATTTAACGAGGGAAAATACAATAAAACCGCAGATATTGTTAATACTGATGGCACAATTAAATCATCTGTAATTCAATCTACTTTTGATAGTAATAATGATTTAATATACGGCGCGCAGAATGAATCTGTTACTATGGATAATACTGGTATTACTGTTACTACAAAAGATGACGCAGTAAGACAAGTAAAAGTTACTTCGGGCGGTTTGTTTGTTTCAAATGATGGCGGTATGACTTGGAAGAATGCTATACGTGGTGACGGCATTACTGCTGATGTAATTACTGCCGGATCATTGAATGTTGAATAGGTAACTATTTACGGAAAAGATTCTCCAAGTTTTCTGTGGGATGACAAAGGTATTAGTGCATTTGAAGTTAATAATAGTGGAACTAATTTTTCAAAATATGTACGATTTGATAAATATGGTATTTATGGTATTAATAACAATTCCAACTTTTCCCCTACTAGTGAAAATGATGTTTATAATACGGCAAATTTTGGATTAACTTGGTCTAAATTCTTTATGAAAAACAGTGATGGTAGTGGTAGGTCTATTGAAATTTCTACTGATAAAGACATAGTAGTAAAATCTAATAATATTAATCGAATTGTAATTGGACGAATTGATCCAATATTAGAACCAAATAATTATGGAATGCAAGTTAGAAATGCAGCTGGAGATTTAATTTTCTAGTGCGATACAAATGGTTCAAATATTGCCGGATGGTAGCTGGGTTCTTATAAAGAAAACGGAGTAGAACAATATAAATATTTAAAAAGTGGTAATATTGAAATGCGATCAGATGGATCGATTGGCTGTTTTGCATAGAGTGCTGATACTTTATAGGAATTTACATATAGAGTTACCACCACTAGTAGTTTTACTGCTACAAATATGAGAACTGGAGTTGATACACCCATAGATCAAGGTGTTAATATTTTTGTTTTTAGTAGCTATATAGGAAATAGAGTTACTAGTAAAATTATAACAGAGGACTATAATTCAGCAGAGGATAATAATCCAGAGTCTCGACCATCTCCGCAGTCAACAATATAGTTTAGATATGATAATAAAAACTTTTTAATAGACGTTACTACTTGGACGAATACAATAGGGAAGACCACCCATACTACTCAAGTTATACCAATAAGTCAAACTTAGAGTGATTATACCACCACTTATATATATCAATTTACCTTAACTGCAAAAATTGATTCTAATAATATATTTTCAATTCCTTGGAATTATAATCCTCCGAATGGACCATATATTAAACCTAAATATATTCCTCCTGCAGATTTTAAATGGAGTATTGATTAGGATGGTAACGCCATTTTCCATGATATTGTCGCGGATGGTGGAACTATAGCTGGGTGGTTTATTGATAATGAAAAAATTTATCAAACCGTTGATGGTACACGAGAAGGTGCAATTAAAACTTAGTTGAATTCTAAGGGAACTGCATCTCAAGGTGGACTTGATTATAGTATTATTACAGATGCAATTTAGTCTGCAATGGCAACAATAGGAAATGTATAGTTAGCAAATGGATTGATTAATGGACAGGATATTGTTTAGTTAGCAAGTGCAGTATAGTATGCAGTAAATTTAGCACAATCTGCATATAATAAAGCTGATTCAATTGATTTAAGTGGTTATGTACCCAAAACTTGGATTACAAGTATTTATAGTTCACACTCTCATAGAGTCAACGGTGACTCTACTAGTGGTCCTATTTAAAATAAAAGCAGGTATTTCTACCTGCTTTTTATTTTACCATATATTGAATCCCTTCAATATCTTCCATATTTAATTCATATCCTTCTAGTTCTTCTAATGGAATCTTCATAATCTCAATATCACTTTCAATATCCATTAACTCATTAATTTTCTAATTTACTTCTTCTACATTTTCTTTTAAAATAACTATATCCCCTTGCTTATCTTTTGTCCCATACTCCATTAGAATTTTCTAACGCAAGTCATAAATTATTTTTGCTTCTTGCTAAAGCTTTTCTTTATTTTTTAATAAGGCGTATCCAACCGAAACTTTTAATTTTAAACTTTTATCCTAACTAATTCTACTTATAGTTTCATAAAGTTCTAATATTTCACCATTTTTCAATTTTACTCTGCCTCCCAATCAACTATTTCTACTTTAGGAGACTATATATCACTAAAGTATTTCCCTATACCAATTGCATCGCATTCATCTTCTGTTGGCTATAAATTAAACCATTCTTTAACAAGTCGCTACATACTTCTTTTCCTATCAGGTCTTGATTTTCCCTTTACACCACAATGTGCACGCCAAGTATTTGTTGGAGCAATCTTATAGCTAATCTTTTCTTCATAGCAAGTGGCCGCGAGAATACCTTGAAGGCGCGCGAGGGTCTCAAAAGTAGTAACACCTGCGGCAGTCTAATATTGAATTCCCTCTAATCCAACAAAATCTATTTCATACTAGTCAATTAAAGAGATTAACCACTACTTTACCTATACACTTCTTTCAATATCATTTTCTCCAGAAGTTTCAAAAGTTCCATAATCAATTAGATTTTTATTATTAAAAACTGCATAACCACTTACATGTGTTGCCTAATCTAAAGCAAGAATGCGGTATTCTCCTTTTTTCTTTTTGGTATTTTTAAATTCTTTGGTTTTTAAGCGCTCGCGCATGCAAGTTGGACAAATACGATTATCTCGAATTTTTTTCCAAGGGGCCACAACAGTGTGGCCCCTATCACATTTAAATTCTAAGTTAGAGTCGAGATTCTAATATGTTTCGCTTATCAGTGTCCATCCATCAGCTGATATACTATTTTTAATCTCGTCAATACTTATGCGGGCCATTACATCACCCCAGTACTACCAAAGCCCGCGCCATGATCGTCTTTAAAGCCACCGAGAGAATTAACTTGCCGCCACTTTATACGAGGTACTTCAATAAGGCGAAGTTGCGCGAAGCGTTCACCCTTACCAATTGTAATTGGGCCACCATATTCTTTAACAAGTTCAAGGTGATCAGAGGGATTGTAAATATCTACATCTTTCACATGAATATCTGTATTCTCAACAATCACGCCAATCTCTTCATGATAATCTTCATCAATAAGACCAGGACTATTAGGAATTCGCATTTTCATGCGCGCGCTCATACCAGAACGAGGTTGAATAAGTAGAGCATATCCATGTGGAATTGCTACTTTAATACCAATAGGAATAATTACTGTCTTCCCGCAATCAATAGTGTATTCTTCTGGTGAATAAATATCCATGGCGGCCGCGCCATTTGTAGAATACGTAGGAAGCTTTGCATTTTCTCTACAGAGTTCCACTGGAATTTCTACTATATGCGCGGGATTAATAGTGGAAGAAGCAATTGAATTTGCAGCAGCAGCAAATAGAAATCTAATAAAATCCTTTTTAGACTCACTAAGATTAGTTTCGCCAGAAGCAAAAACTTGATCAATAACTTCGTCACTAGCATTTATAATATCATTGACAGAAAGCCCGGCTTGACCCATTAATTTTATAAGTTGCATTTGTGCTTGTGGATCATCATAAGCTTTAGCCATAGTTTCTTGAAAAATTGGACGAATTATTTCAAATTCTTCATCAGGTACACTAAGTAAGGCAGCAAAAAGATCCATACCACTAGCTTCGGGATTACTAAGAGCTTCATCAAGAATTCCTAAACTTTCAAGGCTTAGCTAATCAAAAGCTTTACTAACATCATTCTCATTCATCTTCCCATACCTCACCAAAAATCTTTGTCGCGGTTACAATCCAAGCTTCGGCGATTACTTCTCCTTTTGCTTTTTTAGTTTTATATTTGTAACCATTTGCACCGAGAGTATATCCTTCTTTATTTTGATTTGCACGCAAATCGCTGAGGGCTTGAATAGCTTCTTCTTCACTATATGCTTTAAATTCTTCCGTAACTTTAAGTTTTCTCATTTATTTACTCCTTTTACTCAACTGAATTATGTGCTTCACAGGTTATCTGAATTGGGTTAGGAATGTCACCTGGTGTTGTGGTTATATTTGGATTTATTTCTTTATTCCCAAGATAGGTTATAGTGGGACTGCTCCACCAATTAGAATGATTGCTAGAAACACCTTTATTATAACCATCATTATAGCCCTAGTCATAAGCTTCTCTTAAGAAATTTTCAAATTCTTTCTTAGTTAGAGCAATCTTATCAGTATTTTCATTTATATAAACTACAAAAGGTTTCATATTTTTTTCTCCCGTAAAATAAGATTTAAAATAACTCCTGTAACAAGTGCTAACGCCGTACCACTTAAATTAAATACTTCGCCACCAAGAACTACTCCGCTAATTCCTAATGATAATACTACAGAACAAATAATTAAATTCTTTTGATTATTAAAATCAACATTTTTCAAAAGACGAATACCGCTTGAACTAATAAAACCATATAGCACGCAAGCAGTACCGCCGCCAATAACACAAGAAGGAATTGAAGCTATAAATGCTTGTACTGGTTCAAAGAAACCAAGCGCCATCATCATAAGTGCTGCGACAAATGTAACTTTAGTTGAAGCGCATTTACTAAATCCGACTGCAGCCACGCCCTCACCGTAAGAACAAGCACCTAAACCACCAAATAAACTAGTGGCTAAATTAGCGGCACCCTCACCTACAAAAATTCTTCCAAGACCAGGCTCTTTATATAGATCTACTCCAATAATGCCACCAAGCGCGGCGTGATCACTTAAACATTCACAAATAGCACTAATTGTAAAAGCTATATACATAATAATTATAGGAATAATTGATTTATCTACTTTATGCATATTCATAAAAGCAAAAGTTGGAACATTAATTAAATGAATATTATTAAATACAGAAAAATCAACAAGTCCAAAAGGAATTGCAACTATATAACCAACTAAAGTACCGATTAAGAATGGAAACATAGCCAGCGCGCCCTTAAAGTAATGACTTGAAATTGCAATTGCTAATACTGTAATTAATGCAATTATCAATCCAATATTACCTGTGTCGCCAATATATCCAGGAATAAAACTCATTAAGTTAATACCAATTACAACAGTTACTGAACCAATTAGAACTCTTGGCATTACTTTATATAAATTATCTACTGAAATATAATTAAAAATTAATCCAAAAATAATATATACAATACAACTAATAGCGCCACCGATGGCTACTGCTGTATATCCTCCAACCGCGAGTGCTGCAAGAACTGGAGCTACAAAAGCGCCACTATTTGAGATAAACATCGGAGATTTGCCTTTAGTTACCAGCCAATAAACAATAGTTGCCAATCCAGCTCCAAAGAAAGCGCCAGAAAGTGGGACGCCGCATACTTGTGCGATAAGAGCTGTTGCTGTAAAGCAACTAAGCATTACCTAAAGAGAAAACAATAACAATTTTCCAATTGGTGGCTTATCATTTATATTATATATCATTATTCATTCCTCCAAAACTTTTCATATTCTTCCATACTCATTTTTGTCTCTTTAAGAAGTTCAGTAATACCATAATTATTTAGCATCCATTCTTTAATAGCTTTAATTGCATCTTCAATATTAGATACTAACATACCATATTCTTTAATCAAACCAGTAACATAAAGATTTTGGTAGCTGTACTGCTGTTCTCCAAGACTCGCAGCGCCGCCGTTATCTTTTGCTTCACTATGAGTAAGCGCGCATTGTCGATTATCGGTACAAATTCCAACTATATATTTAATATCGCCACGAGCAATTTTTTCATGAAATTTACCAATTTCGGCACACGTACCTGCAGGAAGTACATCACCATCAATACAAGCAATTAATATATCTGTATTATCAAGACGCTTATTATCCGCAGCTGCAATTTCTTTGCTACCTGCAAATTTTTTCTTTCCTTCTACTCCATTAATATCAGTATTTTCTACTGGGCTATATAAATCAATGTTAGGAAAGGCATTTCGAATTTTCATCGCCCATTCTGTATTTCGTAGAAGATCACCATAAGTAAAAATAGGACCTGCTAAGTATGCTTTCATATTTTACTCCTTTATTAATTCTTCTGTTTTTTCATAAATGGTTTCATTAGTAATTAAATCAAATATATAATATTCATTATCTTCAACTACCAAATGAAGAATATAATTTTTAATATTTTCAAAATCTGTCTTTAAGTCTAATGATTCAATTACAGTTTCAATTAAAGTCATATCTATTTCTTCATCATTAGCTTTTTTGTTAGATTCGTTAATAAACTCTTCAGTTACATTATATTTTACTTCAATTGCAAATTCATCAGCATTAATTTCATATGACTCTAGATAGTTTTCTTGAATATATTCAGTTTTTTCTTCTTCAGCTTTTAGGCGTTCTTCCTCATAATGTTTTAAAATATCTTCAAAATATTCTTCTACTTGCTGAGCAAAAATATCTTCATCTGTTATTTCATACTCAGGACTCGGAACCGGGGTATCCGTGGGCTCAGGAATAGGTTCAGTAGTCACTATAGGAGTAGGCTCAATGGTAGGTTCTGGAGTTGATGTAGGTTCTACTGTGGGAATTGGGGTAGGTTCTATAGTGGGTACTGGAGTAGGCTCAATGGTGGGGATAGGAGTCGGTTCTACTGTAGGTATTGGAGTAAGAGTGGGTTCTACTGTAGGAGCAGGGGTGGGAATTGGAGTTGGAGTTGGAGTTGGATGAAGAGCAGGTATAACAGAAATTAAAGCAGCTTTGGTACTAACACTTCCAACATTATTACTATAACGACAATAGACCCACCAACCGTTTAAGCCATATACTACATTTTTTAGATGCAATGTACTATACATTCCGTCAATAATTTCTACAGTTGGAAATATCTCTTGTGCAGCTTGATAAGCTAAATCAGTTTTACCATCTGGGCTCACAAAATGCCATACCGCGATTGTTGCATTTTCATATTTAGCAACGAAATAACACTCTCCGCCTTCTTGTACAACCTCATCAGTGGGACTCTTCGTAATAATAGGTAGAGAAGGAGTTGGTATTACCGTTGGAGTTGGTTTTTGAGTTGGCACTGGCGTAGGTGTAGGCGTAGGTATCGCAGTTGGTTTAGGGGTTATCACAGGAAAAGGAGATGTAGTTGGTGTTGGAGTGACTTCAATTGTTGGGGTTGGAGTCACTTCTATATTAGGTGTTTTTTTCTATCCACATCCCATAAAAGAAAAACAACAGGCGATTACCAAAAAATAAATAATTATTTTTTTCATATTATTACCTCTTATTATATTCAAAATTTTATAATAAAACTCTTCCATTTCTATATATATTATATCACAAATGGAAGAGAAAATCAAATTTACGGTTCAAGATATTTAATTTTTTTATTTAATTCTCTTGCCCACTCAATTTCATTTTTAGTGGACTCACCGATATATCCATTTGGATTAATAACAAAAATCATATCAGACATTTCAATTTTTGCTTTATGCATTTCGTCTAATTTTTCTTTTGTTCCTTCTTCCCAAACTTCATTATCGCCAGAATGTCCAAACAAACCAACACTTAATACTATATATCCCTCAAGTGTTAATTTCTTTTGAACTTCTAAAAATTCATCCTTAAATTTGGTGCTGCCGCATAAAGTAACTATTGGGTACTTTTTTACTTTATAATATCTACCACAATGACAAAATCCAGCGTGGTTTTGTTCTTTAAATTCCTTACACATACAACGCGTTTCTGGAATTTTTTCAATCGCGCAACAACAATATCCATCATTATCTTTTATAGCTTCTTCAATTTGTTTGCGATGAATAAAATCAGGATTTGGTAAAATCTCATACTCATCTTTATTACTGATTCGCATAGCTTTTATTTTCTCCACAATTTGTTCCTAAATATTCAAAAATATCGCCTCAACATATATTTTTTGCATACTGATTATTAGAAGCTAACTCTACTCCTAAAATAGTATCAAATATATGTGGAGAATTTGGCATAAACCTTCCAAATTTTACAATAATATTATCTAATTGAGATAAAAATTCTATTTTATCTTGAACTTCTTCTTCTTTATAACCAGTATAAATTATAATTGGATCTTTTGAGAATCCGCGAAAAACACAAATAAAGCTCCATAGATCATCCCAACTATCAAAAGGTTCAAGGCCACCGCAGACAATTGCATGAGTTAAAGAATTGTTTAAATATCTTTGTACTACATCTATACTTCTAATTTCAACTTCTGGCTCATGTGCGAGCGCTGAATTTTGACATATCTCGCGCCCGCACTCTTTGTCGCATTTAAAAGTACAGTTGGGAAAGATTAGAAACATGGATGGATTTTTATAATTACATATATCGTAGTCATTTAAGCCCTTAAGTTTCATGCATCTGCTCCTTTTTCATTTAAAGGCATCCATTCACGTAGTTTAAATTCTGCTTTACGCTCTTTAGAATAGGTTTTGGTTGGAGTATAAAAACCAACTATTCTTGTATACTCAGTTTCAACCGGTTCTCCACAAACTGGACATACCTTGCCATAAAAACTGTGATAATTTTTACATTGCGCGACTTTACCATTAAAAGCAAAATATGTTACACCCTGTGCTGCAACCCAATTTAGCATTTCCCAAGCTTGCTCAAATGTTGAGAATGGAGCATCAACATTAATATGTTCAATTGACCCACCATTACAGTAAGAATCAAATGCGGCGCAGATTTTGGTACGTTCGAGAATTGTTGCTTTAATTCCAAGTGGAATCCATTGGTTCCCATAAAGAGGAAGATCTTCTACAACTTTATCGGGGTAAAGGAATTTATCCGCGGCTTGCATTTTCGCGGCGGCCTGTTCGGCTGGGACTTGCTCGATATTAAACTTATAGTTCTTATCAAGTGAGAAATTATCAATGCAATTACGAATCACTTGGAAGATGCGGCGGCCAAGCGAATAAGCTTCATCTATATAATAAGTGTTACCAAATTCATCAACTTTGGTATAACCAAAAGTCTTCATAGCTTCATAAATACCATTTACACCAATTGTTGAATATAAATGTTCAAAATCTACAAGACCAGAAGAAAAGCTAGGCAGTAGACCTTTCTCAACATTTCTAGTAATTATATCACGCTGAACGTCAAGGATCTTTAGATTAAGTTCAGTAAGATTACGAAGCCGCACTAAAAATTCCTGCTCAGTTTTACTCTGATAAGCCAGGCGCGCGATATTTAAGGTAGAAACTTTAACAGAGCCGACTTTTAGTGCAGAACCGCCAATGGAATTAAAGTATAGATCAGTTACATCCGACTTGAGACGGCAGCAATTAGAAAGACTATTAACTGTACTATCAGTAAAGAAATTGAAGAGGTTCCATTTGCGGCTAGCTTCACATGCCCAGCGTGCGAATTCATCATCAACAAATTCATTATTTACATACAAAAGTGAAGCCGTAAGAACTGGGAATGTAAAGATATTTTCTTCTCTAATTTCGTTTACAACATCAATAAAGTCTTTCTGGAACTGAATAATTTCTTCTTCTTCATCAATCATTAGTTCTCCATCAGGGAATATTGAGCCGCCAAAAATAGCCTCAAAATAGGGATGATCAAATACACTCACATTGGTAAAAGCTGCTTGATCTGTACGCACCCAAGGTTGGTTAAGACGATAGATAAGTGCTTGAAGTTGTTGGTGTTTATAAGTTTCTGGATCTTTAGTATAATAGCCAGCTTTTACATCACGACTCCAAAAATAATAAAGATAAGGAATGAGGTTGGGTAAACCGACTGCGCCACTTTGACGGCGGCTGAGCCATGCGATTCCTTCCATTAGAATTTGGATAAAGCTATCAAGGTGCTTCGCGGGCTTGGCATTATAATTCTCAATGAAAAATAGACCGCGTTCAACAATATCTTTAATATCATAAGCAAAACAATAATGATAAAAAGTAGAAGTATTAAAATCATGCATATAAAGTGCATAGTTCCACATAGCTTCCATAGCTTCATTTGCTGTTTTAAAACCATACTTTTTATTTAATTCATAATAAAGCTTATTAAAAGCAAGAAGCTTTTGATGTGGTTTTGACATTTCTGATAATAGAGTCACAATATCTTTTTGTGCGATATTAGCATTAGCATCTACAGATGCATTTGCCACATTATCAGAGTCAATAAAACCTTCAATAAAATCTGTAAGGCTTAACTTTTCATCATCAAGTCCTTGGAGTTTAAGGAATTCTTCTCCATATGTCTCAGCCATTTTATTAAACTGAGTCTAAAAATTCTTCTTTGTTCTAATATTTATATTCATTCTAACGTATTCACCCATTTAATAGCTTCTGAGAAGCCGTAATATTTATCATCAACTTTAAGGATAGGAGCCGCCTTAAAACCAAGCTACTTCATTACTTCTATATCATCACAAGTAGTATATTCAACAGATTTTCTATTTAATTTTGTCTCAAGAGCCCGGCATTGCGGGCAATGTGTAGTATACAATTTAATCTCCATATGTTGCTCCTTCAAAAGCATCACAGTACTCACAAACTCCATCAATAAAATGATGGTTACATTGCTTGCGAAGATTGTCATTATCTTTCATTAGTTTTTGAATCTCGTCGGTTAAAACAAATTTATCAAGTGCTTTTCTAATCCAAGCATTATTATTATCAATTCGTTCCCGAATCTCGTTTCCACTCATTAATAAGTTTTCCTCCTTGTAAAATAACATTAGGCATACTATAAAACATATCAAACACTTCATAATTATGTATACGCATATATTGAAAACTGTCTCTTATTTCTTGTAATGTTACCGAGAAGTGACTCCATGGCATTACTTCAAGGTAAGCTCTTTTTTTCCAAGCGCACCATTTATACAAAGTTTCTCTATGCGGTGGTATAAATTCGCACCGTGATCGTCCATAAAAACAGTTAAAAAGCTTCATAAGATTTAAAAGTTCTGGTGTCTTGAAGAATTCGTTGTTAATATTAAGTAAAATCTTTGTATCATGACTCCGTAAAAATAATAATTGCTTATAAAATTCTCCTAATTGATTCATCATAAAATGGTTCTCGTCGGAGCATCCATAGGTGAAATTATATACCATTTGCCGCAATCCAAGTATTGGTTTTTCACATAAGGCGACTAGTTCATCAGTAGTAAACATTCCATTATATTGTAGATAAAATACCGTTCCCATTGGTGGTAATTTTAACCACTTCATAAGTTCATCAAAACTATATACGTTAATTGGATACTTATTCCCAATTCGATATGGGAGACCGCTCGGCCGCCTTCGACTTACATCTTCTAATAATTCAAATGCGCCTGGTATAGCTGATAAATCATAATCATGAAGAATTACAGATGGATGATATGGTTGAAGCCTTTCATAAGGGAAAGGCTCAAGTGTCTTTCCATCTAATGATAATCTTACATGAGTTGCATTAAGAATTGTTCTAATTTCTTCTCGTCTAGGTTTGGTGGTACCATATTGCTCTTTATACTTTTTATAAATCTCGAAGTCAGGAATAATATGTTCCATTTCAAGATTAAATGGTTTATATTGCTCAGAAAATGCGCGGCCGCCGTATTCAACATTTGGACGTAAAATTTTATTATCATAAATACCATCATCATATTCTTTTCTAAAGAAAATACTAGTGTAACGAGCTGGCTCAAAATCTGGACTAAATACGACTATATCTCGTTTACTCTTGCGCCAAGCTGCATATTTTGCACATTCCAAATTTGGAATAACACTGGGATAATGGAAGTAATCCCAATCATAAACTAAAATTACTGCCATTATCCTTCATCCGCCCTTTCTGTTTTAATTATTAATCTTTCGTTTTCAATACCAACTATTTGTTCAACTCTGTGCCAAGGAGTTGCTTTATATACTTTAGCAACAAAACTTTCTTCTTGCCGAATGCCTGTTACAATAATTTTGTTGCCACGCGTGAACATTGACTTCTCAATTACGTGTTTCTTACCATCTGGCCCCTTTACAGAAATTTGTTTATCATATGCTTCAAAAGCACCATAAATCTTTACTGAAACTACGCCAGTTGGAGTTAATAATTGAACTGTCTTTTTTGCTTTATCTCGATCTAATACCGTGCCCGCGATACGATGAAGTCTAAAAATGGGAACTTGTTTACCCTTAATCGGAATAACTCTTTCAACTTCAGCCTGTTCACTTAAATCAAAAAAATCTTCAATCATGTAAAGGCTTAAATCTACATTTTCTAATTCATGTTCATGCGAATAGAACGAAACAGAATCCATTTCCCATTTACTTAAATTGCCTAAGCAATATTTATTCCATACGTCTGCGGTTAACCGATCATTTACCGCTTTAAGTAGTTCTTCATTATGATCTTTTATATATGGTCTAATAATATCCATTTGCTTTTTATAAATATTATCCCATACAACCTGTTTAATACAAAAACCACTTTCAGTAAAATTATTCGGTTCGGTTTTATCTATATCAAAATAAGTTTCAAGAAATTTAAAAGCTGGATTATCAAGACCATAATAGCCTTGGTCCATTTTCATTTTCTTTATATACTTATTAAAATTATATACACGTCGCTGTAAATCATATTTATCTGGAATAAGACCAAAATCAATTAACATTTTCATGTTTTGAAGTGTAATACGCTTTTTAGTATCGCTTATCATATCTACGTATTTATGCATAAGTTCAACTCGATTTCCAAAACTATCAAATGCACCAGATTTAATAAGATTTATCATTTGAACTTTATTGACTTTTACTTTTGAAAGAAAATCAGTTATTGAAGTATACGGACGATTTGCGATAATTGCTTTTACGAGTTCTTCACCTACGCGTGTAATACCACTAATACCATAACGAATGATATTTAGTTCTGCGTCTGGAGAAAAAGTATAGGTTGATTTATTAATATCTGGAGGTTCGACAACAATCCCACTCATTCTCATTTTTCCGATTGCAGTTGCAATTTTACCATAGTTTACACTTGAAGTTTTCTTTTTCTTTTTTACACCGGCTTCAGCTTCTTCATCTTCGTCATCATCATCTTCATCATCTTGCGTAAACTCTTCAATCTCATTACTATATACTTCTTCCACAACTTCAACTTCTTCATCTTCCTGTTCTTTTTCATCGCCGCCCGCGTCCGTAATTAAACATGCGCAGTTCCAGAAGATAATTGGATAATGATATGCAAGATTCATTTCTTGAAGCGCAATCAAACTATATGCAAGAGTATGAGATTGGTTAAATCCATATCCACGACTCATTGCAATCAATACGTTCCATACATAATTCGCAAACTTTTGATTAATTCCTTTTTCTTTCGTTACTTCAAAGAACTCTTTTGTTAAAGCGTCATAATCTTTTGGGTTCTTTTTTGCGATTGATTTACGAAGTTTATCTGCCCAGGTTAGACTAAAACCACCAAGTTCTGGAAGTTGAACCAACTCCATAAACTGTTCCTGTGCAATACAAAGACCATATGACATACCAAGAACTGGTTCAAGAATCTTTCTTTCTTCTTCTCCAAGTCCATATCGCTCCATTTCTTTTTCCCATTCATCTGGATTTGCTTTGAAGCGCGCGAGCTTATCAGTCGGCATTTCTCCACCTTTTTCTTGCGCCATAAGACGAATTGTAGAGTTAAGAATCGCAAGGTCATCAACAGAAGTCGGCTTTAAAGTTGCGATACCATTAATACCAGATTGCTTTTCCATTTGGAACAAAGACTGAATCTCATGATTCCAAACCATCTGCCACATCTCTGGATTATCGCGCTCAAGATTATATACACCAATTATATTTTCATAAGTTTCTTTTAATGTGCGCTCACGCTCAACTAAACCAGCATCACATAAAAGATCAATACAATTATGAATCTTATCCATTGCTTCAACTGATAACGCATCATACTTAATAAGACTTACATCTTCTGCGTCATGAAGCTCAAACTGTGTACAAATCGTACCATCAGGCGCGCGCATTAAAGCAGTTGATTCTGTAAAAGGTTCATCAACAAAGATAACGCCACCGGCATGAATACCAGATCCACAAATCAGACCCTCAATCTTTTGAGCTACATTCCATAACTCTGGATAGTTATTCATTTCAATAATGAATTGTTTAATTGGCGCGAAGTCGTTTTCAGTATCACCATTGTAACACTGACTCAACGTTCTTAACATACCACGGTCTGCCGGAATCAAACTTGCAATATACTGAGCTATATCTACATCAATGCCTAGACCGCGCGCGGCTGTAAGAATTGCAGATTTAGATTTTTCTGTACGAAATGTTGCAACGTTTGCAACTCTATCTTCTCCATAATATTTACGGAATGCATTTAAAACTTGTGCACGCCGGCCGCCCTCAATATCAAAATCAACATCAAGGACTGATACACGATCTGGATTAAGAAATCTCCATCGGAAACATTTAGTTGTCTCTCTAAGAGGATTAATCTGAGTAATATCAAGACAGTACAAAAGTATAAAACCAACACCTGAACCGCGTCCAGGTCCAACAAGACTACCAGCTTCCCAACAAATATCAATTATATTTTGAAGATTTAAATAATATGCGCTCCATCGTGCGTTATTTACATTTGATGATACCCATGTATCTTCAAGACATGCATTAATTTCATTATATGCTTCTTGGTTTTGAAGATCAGGATGACGTTTTATTCCATCTATAACAGCATCAACTAAATATTTATCTGCTTTATATGGTGATTCTGAAAATGTTTTTAACATTGGAATAAAAGGATACCATATGTTTTCTTTTTGTCGTGAACTAATATGTAAACAATTTTTCCATATTAATTCTGGAATTTTGAGCGGCCGCAGTAAACTATAATCTTCAATGCTATCTCTAATCTTTAAAATATTTTGATATGCTCGTTGAAGTTCTTCTTCACTAAAATATGAAAAGTAACTTTCTAGCTCTTCTGTACTCATCATATATGTAGTTGCATAAAAATCATCAACTTCGCGGTCGCCATTCTGTGCATTAAGATACGCTTTATGAACAACCCTATCTTCTTTACGAAGATAATGGCTATCAGTTGTGATAATATACGGAATATCAAAATAAATCGAATGTTTTAAAAGCGTCTTATTAACTAAGATTTGATCTTTATTTTTTGACGGTTGCATTTCAAAATAAAAATTGCCATGCCCAAAAAGTTTATCCATCTGTTGAATCCATATATCAATCTTTGGTAAAAGATCCGGATTTGATTGCGCGCGAAGAATCTGCGTCGGGAGCGCGCCGCCAAGGCAAGCTGTTGAACCAATTACATGACCTGGATTTGCTCCAATAATTTCAAACAAATCATTATAATATGTTGGAACTCTACGCATACCGCGCGCCATGCAACTACGCATCCACGCGCGAGTTGAAATTTCACGAATTTGCTGCGCGCCAATTGCATCCTTTGCAAGAAGAATAAAGTGATAATATCTATCAACTTCTTTATTATAATTCTGTGCATTTAATCCATTTCTACAAAGATAAATCTCATTACCAAGAATTACTTTTAGATCTGGATATTTTTCTTTCAATTTTTTTGCAGCCTTTTCAGCCTTAACCCATCCACTAATACTTTCATGGTCAGTTAAGGCTACTACTTTATGTCCAAGTTCTCCTGCATAATTAAATAAATCATCTAGTTTATTTATGCAGTCACGCAAACGAATATTTGAATAATCTGAATGATTATGTAAGCTCCCTGGATAATTCAGTTTCTCCATTCAACCACTCTCCATTTCTATTTTCTATAATAATTATACCATAAAATAAAAGGAAAGTCAAATTAACTTCCCTTAATGAATATTATATATCCAATATAAATTAATTAAAATCCAAATTATAAAAATCATTTTAAAACTCCAAAAGATCGTCGATAACCTCATAGTCCTCAATCATTATCTGCGGAGATTGATTTCCCATCCATTCATTGATATTTGGTTTTCCAACTATACTAATTTTGATTTCATTACATTTCTGTAATTGTTCAATTAAATCAGAAGCGTGAAATTTGATAAATATAACTCCACTCTTTTCAAAACGTACAGTGTCTTTATTTGTTCCGATAATTTTATAATCAGTGCTATCTAAATAAATATTTGGAACAAAAATTAATGGCTCTGAGTTACCTTGCCCCCAAATTGAAGTATTACTAGCTAAATCATAAATTAAATCTTCTAGATCAGGAGCGTTTGGCTCTCTAATAAAGTTTACATCATACATGCCTTCATTAAAGTTAATATCTTTAAGAGCTTCGTTTGCATATTCATGAAACGCGCGCAAATTACTATCCAATATACTCGCGCCCGCTGCATTAGCATGGCCTTGTACCCATTCAAAATACCCACTATCATTTAAAAACTTTTTGAGATCTTGTAGTTCACAATCGGCCACATTACGAATTGAACCACGATCATATCCTTCATCATTAAGGCGCGCGAGTATGGTTGGACGCTTATACTTAGCCGCGAGTTTCATCGCACATAGACCATTAATTTCAGATGGATAATCTTCGTCATCATCAAGCCGTACAAATAGAATTTTATTTTCAAGCAGATCATATTTAAAAATCTTTTGTTCAAGTTCACTTACAATTTGGTCAGTAATTCTATTTTGCTTTGCTTTTGCATTTGTGCATTCGCGCAAAGATTCAATAGCGACTTCTTCCATTGTCCCTTTCGCGCCACGCTTATTGCAAGGAACCATTTTATGTCCATCAATTAAGCCAAGAAAAAGTCTTTCTTTCTCGTCCATACTACCAATGCGAATCATAGCGTTCATCATAGGTACAATATAAAAAGCAACACTAATAGGAGTTACTTCATTATTCATAGAGTAAGCTTGCTTTTCAATGGCACATTTAAAGAAGTAGTTTTTTACATGACTAAAACCATAAAGCATAATATAGCGGTTTTCTAAATTTAGAACAGATCCCATATCACCACATACACCCAGTGCGGCCAGGTCAATTAAATCATTGGCAATCTTATTAACTGGATCATAAAGTGCTTCATGGTATCGACAAAACTGCCAAGCCACACCTGCACCTGTTAGCTCTTTATTAGTATAGTTTGGTGAAAGCTGGTTGTTTATAATACATGCATTATCACTAATAGGCTGATCATCATCAATTTCATGGTGATCCAACACTAAACAGCGCATACCAAGTTCTTTTAATTTTTCGTGATATTCATAATCATTACTAGAACTATCGGGTAAAATAATTAAATCATAAAATTCATTACTATCAATAATTGTCTGTGTATGATCTTGAAGGCCGTGTTCCTTATGTTCATGTAACATATATGAAATCTTTTGATTTGGGGCTATAGCTTTAATATATTCGTGCATAATTGCGCTTGAAGTAAAACCATCTACATCACAATCTACAATAAGTAAGATATGTGAGTTTTCTTTATTAAGAGCTTCCTCAAGCCAAATCGCTCCTTTTCTAATATTATCCAAATTTAAAGGATCATTTAAACAAGAAATATCTGGATGGAGATATTTATTAAAATCTGTTACACCACGCGCGGCTAATAGCTCCTTTAAATAGTCATGTTGAAAATTTTCATTTACTAAGTTTACTTTCAAATTTTTACACGTCCTTTTAACAATTTTTCAAAGACTTCTTGACCGCGATCGGTAGGTGAGTCTTTTAATCTAAGTAAATCTTCTTTATCATATATAAAACTAAAATTTGCATATGCTTGATATTTCTTACACAATTCATAAAGATAATTGAAATATTTATCTTCATGCGGCAATTCTTCTTTATCAAAACATACGACAATTTCTTGTGGATGACAAGTCCTCACTAATATATCAAGTGCATACTTATTTAGTTTTGACCCACATACAGCGGCCGCGCAATTGGGAATTGAAAAAGAGTCCATTTGAAGAACACTTTTTTCAGCCTCAAATAAATATGCAATTCCAGTTGCTTTTATATTTTCTTTTGTTTTATCAAGTCCATAAAGATTAAGACTCAATGGATGACTATACCATTTTCCTTCTATTTGAACTGGCATATATTTTCCCCATGTATCTATATCTTCTTGATTTAGCGCGCGGCTGCGTATTCCTACGAGCCGGCCGCCCACATCATAATGAGGAATAATAATTTTATTTTGTGAAGGAGAATATCTAATATTAAATTTATCCATAGCTTCACGGCTAATCCCATCATTGAGCCATTCAATTGGGTAATATTTAACAAAACATTCCATAATTTTATCTGAATAGGCTGGGAGTTCTTGGCGCGTCTTTTTTAAAGTATAATCATCACGAATTGATTTATATGAATTAGAGTTATAATCTGTCTCACTAAAATATGAGCATCCTCGAATTACTTCATATATATCCGTAAACCAATCATAATCTATATCTCTAGCTTCATAAAAGTGCTTTAAGAAAGAAAAAATCGACATCGCACCATCTTCAGTATAGCAATAAAAGATATGCGTATTCTTATAGTAATATAACTTTAATGAAGCTTCATCTATATTACTATGATGACAAACTGTTGGCATAACTAGATAATCCCCTCTATCATCATAGGAAATATCTAATTTATCCAACATAACTTTTACTTTATTATCATCTAATTCTTCAATAATAGCTTGATAATCTATCACTTAATCTCATTCACTTTCTGTAAGATTTCATTATAATTAGTTCCTTCCCAATCTATCTCATATAAGAAGTGTTTTTCATAATCATTTATAATTTCCATTCGTGAATCAGTCATATACAAGTCAACTTTTCTCAAACATCCAAGATCAACAATACTCCAAATACGAACCTGACTCCATTCGCCACTTCTTACTTTATATATATCTGTTACCATTGTTGGAATCGCTTGCCCCATACTTGCAAAGAAATCAATTTCTTCTTTGGTTGGCCGCGACATTACCATACCAACATCCGCTTTATTAATAATCGCACGTGATCCAGCAATTACGCCTTCATTTTTAATATTTGTATTATTATCTGCATTTGCATTTACTTGTGTTGAAGTAAATACACACACATTTAATTCAACTGCCAATTCTTTTAACGCCGTTGAAAACATTAAAAGAATTTCATCATTTCTTAAACTAACGCCCTTAAACTCTCCCAAAAGACTTGGACAAATAAAAACATAATCAAAGAATACATATTCAATACCATGAAGTAGCACTTGTTCTCTAACTAAGTTTTTTACCAAGTCAATTCTCGGCGCTGGCATTTGAACAATATAGAAGTTGTCCTTATACTGTTCCATAATCCATACAGCTTGATGAATTATTTGAGTTTCTTTTTGTGTAAAGTTACCATATCTAAATTTAGATTCATTAAAACCAGTTAAATAAGCTAAAATCATTTTCTGAATTTCTGGAATAGTTTGCTCGGTTGCAATAAAAATAACTTTACGTCCAGAGCCAGTTTGAACCCATGCATTTTTTACTGGTTCATATCTAAAAGGATAAGCAATTAAACATGCATCACCAACCGCTTGACGAGTTTTACCAGTACCACTACTTGCACTTCGCACAATAAAAGTACCAAGTCGCGCACCAGATATAACCTCATTTATAATTTCACCTTGAATTGGAACACCAATATCTACATTTTCAACTGCATTTTCAATTATATCTTCAATTCCAGTAAAAGCCATTTCGGTTTGAGTAATTTCGTTTTGGGTAAACTTATTCTCAAGTCCAAGAACTTTACGTTTTAATGTATCAAGTATTTCATCAATTTCAAGTTTCTCAAAGTTTTTGTTTATATCAAGAGCCTTCGGATTCGTTAAATCTTCAATATAGAACTCACTTATATCAAAACCCTCATCTTTGAGTTTGGTAAGTAAGTTAATTTTCTTTAACCGTTTATAATAGAACTCAAAGTTTTGTTCCTCAGAAAGATATTCCGCATCTTGAAGATATTCAATACCATTATTCTGTTTAAAGATGACGGCGGCGGCCCCATTCGTTTGGAGGTAATTCTCAATATCTACTGGTTGAATTTTATTGGCACCGCCGCGATATAAATTTTCGATTGCTGCAAAAATATATTTATCAAACTTATAATAAAAGTCATCTAAACTTAACTTATACTTATCTGTTTCACTAAGAAATTGTGGATGCTTCATTAAGGAGCCAAAGATTTGAAGTATTGAATTTTTATCAACCAATTATTCTTCGCCCCCAATATCATCTAAGTTATATTTTTCTCTTGAACGCTCTTTACGTATTAATCTCACAACAGCCCGCTCTTTTGCTTGCTCTTCTAGCTGCTTCATAAAACCATGTTTTTTACGCTCTTGTTCAATCCAATAGCTTTTTGCTTCTGCAAAAACATATGGAACTATACCCAGGCCACCATGTCCTTTTTCCCATGAATTATTCTTTATTTGATAAAAATATTTAAGTGTAAAATAAATACCTTTTGGATTAATTTTATTTTCTTTCCAAAACTTTTTTATTTGAGCTTCGCATAAAAAATAATCATAAGATACTTTCATATCTCGTGCTAAAAAGTCATAAATCATTTTAACCCAGTCACTGTCTGAAGCAGGCTGGGCTTTCCATGTTTCATAACAAACCTTATGGTAGTAATAATTACGTGATGGCATTATCCAATCAACATTTTCGATTTCTCTTGTTTTGTCAATTGGCATATGACATAATCTACATTCAGGCATTCCATCACCCTTTCAATTTTATTCTATATATATTATACCATAGATTTTTCTTTTTGTCAAATTTAAAAGACGCAGGATTAACCCTGCGTCCTTACCATTTCTTCCATATCTATTACTACAAGCTGGAGTAAGTCTACCTGGTCTTCTGTAAACTCACTGAGCTTCATTCGACGTCCCATTGTCATTTCAATTTTCTTTAGAATTGCACTTGCTACTTCTGGTCGAGCATTTTCACCTTCACCGACAAGTTGTTTCCAAAGAGTTTGTGCCTTTTCTCTAACTTCCCCAAAATCGAGTTTTGTTTCGCTTTTGGTTTTAGTAGTATCAACAACAGTAGCTCCGTCCTTCTTTTCAGCCATTTCAATAGCGTCTGCAATTGCATTTACCAGCTCGTCATAACCAAATGGAATCTTATCGGGCATATATTTAAAACGACTACCTGCGAACAGAGTGGGAGTTTCACGAGTATAAAGCCAACGCTTACGTTCCCCATTTACCCATTCATTACCAATATATCCAATAATATCCACGATTCCGTTACAAACTTCACTCGCGCGCTTTGGAAGGTCTGGAGAAATGATTTCAACATCACTACCATCAGCTGTCTTTTCAACACGAGAAGCACTATGTGCAATTAGTACAACACCATATCCAAGCTAAGTGATTCTACGGATAGAGGATTCAAATTCCTTTTTACAGGCTGTATAGCCTGCACCCCATGGAACATCACTAATTTTTTGAACACCATTTTGCTGGCAAATAAATTTTTCACACATTTCCCAGCAAATAGAAACTGTATCAATAATTACGGTTTTAAAACGCTCTTTAGAACGATTATCTTCGAGGTCACGTAGAGCCATTTTAAAATCGCTCCATTTATTTATATCAAAAGGATAAGCATCACCGATAGCATTATATCCTTTCTCAAAAGCCAAGAGAACTGCATCGGGGAAGGAGCAAGCCGCGGTAGTTTTACCGCTTTTTGGCTTGCCATAAAGTAGAACATACTTCCCTTTGAGATCTCTTGAAATTACATTCTTTTCAACTTCCCAAAGATGCATAAGGCACCTCCTTAGAAGCCAAGATCAAAGTCCTGCTTTGAACTAGTAGGTGCGGGAGTAGGATGAGTCTTGCTATTAGTCTTATCCTTAAGAGTCTCAAGATAAGCCTTATGCTCCTTAAGAGCCGCAGCCAGATCTGCTGGTGCAAAAGCCATATCATCTTCCATCGGAGACTGAGTTCCCTTAGTAACAATAAGCTCACTTACACTCACAGTCTGATGACGAACTTCTGGCTCACCAAAATCCATTTCCTCGATAATTTCACGAGTCGTACTAGTAAAATTAAGGCGTCCCTTCGCGCTATAAGTCTTCTGATTCTCCCAATAAGAAGTAATGGCATCAATTACGCGAGGATTGGTTGCATAAAGCTCCATCGTATCAACCTTGCCGCCGTACTGAGGCACAATTGCCTTAATACGAAGTTTCTTAGGTTCAACTTCAACACCATCAGCATCGGTTACAAAATCCATTGAAGAGATTGCAAATTCAAGGCTCCAAGAAGCCTCAGGACGGAACTCACCAGTTGCCTTTGCCACAAAAGAAGCATTAATGCGAGGAAACGAAACAAGCTGACCCTGGGGATTGTAATACTCATTCATTCGGATATTTGCATTAGTAATACGGATCTTATCCGCGCCGGCCTCTCCAGCACCGGATGCAATAGATGTAAACTCAGTCATTACTTTTTCAATAGACTCATACGCGGGATTAGGCTTACCAGCATTAGTAAGCTTAGTCGCAAACATATACACAGGAATTTCCAGTGCAACATCTTCACCATTGATGGTCTGATTTACGAGAACTTTAATATTACCACCAATATTATCAACAGTGCGGCCATCTTTAACAAAAGAACCATATTTTAGGTTGATTTCAGAGAGAATACCTTCAATACGTACCTTATTTTCTGCTTGTCTTAACATATTTTTACCTCAGTTTTTGTTTAATAGTTTTTGTTTAATAGTTTCTTTTTACTAAAAAGGGAGTCAAATGACTCCCAATTCATTCTTACTCGTCTTCGCCCTGAACGAAGTTAATACCCTCATCAGTCAGCTGAACATAGGTCAGAGGCTTCTCCTCGCCCTCAACAGCAACCTTCTCACGATAGGCCAGATTATTCTTTACGAGGGAATTTACACGACCAGTAATGGATGCGATCTTCTCACAATTCAGTGCAGTCTTCATTTCCTCAGTAGTGGCGCGGCCGCCGTGTGCCTGCAGATACTCAAGTGCCTCAAAAGTCTTTTCAGTTAGCTTCATAATTCATATTCTCCTATTAATTAAAATATTTTTTTATTTGTTTTTAAAAGGTTTATCTCTCTCAACCTTTCTGTATATATTATACTATAAATTTCGTAAGATTTCAAATTTTCACAGCGAAGAAATTCCAATTACATAATTATTTGTTAATTTAATAAGTTTGGTTCCCTGCGCGCCGCGTGAAAGATTTGGAATATCATTATATTTAATTCTAATTTGAGTTGTGTTAGAATTAATTAATATATCTGCTTGTGAAGTAATTGCTATAAAATCACACATATTATCTGCTTTTTGAATTTTTACACCCTTGGTATTAGTTCCTGTTGTATTAAATTCATTAATATTAGTGCTTTTTCCATATCCATCAGATGCTATACTAAAGATAGAAGTTGTATTTTTTGGTATGACTCGCGCGCTGACTACATAATCTCCAGTAGAAAGTTTCATACCAATAATACCTCGCGTTACGCGTCCAATTGATTTTATTGGTGCTGTAGCAACCATGATAAATTGTCCATCACGAGACATAATTCCAAGTCGTTCATCTTCCATAATAAGAATAGATACGATCTCGTCATTTGAGTCAAGCTTTATAGCAAGTGCGCCAGTATTACGTTTCATATTGTACTCACTAAGTTTACTCTTTTTAATAAGTCCATTCTTAGTTACAAAGACAATGTTTTTCGCGGCATTATTAGGATTAACTCCTACTGCTGCTGTAAGAGTTTCATCATCTCCTACAGAAAAATAATTTGCCAAGTATTGTTTTTCTCCAATTGTAAATTCTCCCATCTTCATGTGGTAATAATTTCCTTTATTGGTAAAGAACAAAATCATTTCTGTATTCTCACCAACTATATTATCTACCAAAATTTCATCTTTTTCAAGTTTTAACTTTGTCCCAATTCCATTGCGGCGTTGAGAATAAAGTGAAGAAGTCTCTGTTACGAATACTGCGCCTTTATTGGTGAAAGAAAGAGAAAGCTGTTTCTTCTCAGTCGGTTCGTCAGATTCATTTTCGATGTTAAGAATTTGAGTGCGGCGGGCGTCTCCAAATTTCTGCGCAATTTCGCGCCAGCCATTTATAAGTTCTTGATTGAAAAGCTCTTCACTTTTGAGAATTGCGTGGATGCGCGCGGCTTCAATCTGAAGTTTTTCTCTTTCGTCTTCAAGTTTTTTTACTTCGAGATTTGCCAGACGAGAAAGTTTCATATCAAGAACAGCTTTTGCTTGCTCATCGTCAAGGAGAAAACGATTTTGTAGTTCTTTTGAGGCGGCCGCGGTAGACGAAGAAGTTTTAATTACCTTTACTACCTCATCAATATTGGCAATACAAATTAGAAGTCCGTCCAAAATATGGATGCGCTTTTCTATCTTTGCAAGATCAAATTCAAAACCTCTCCTATACACAATCTTCTCATGGTCAATATGAGCTTGAAGCGCGGCCTTCCATCCAAATACTTTTGGATAGCGTCCATCATCAAGCATTGTCATATTAATACCAAAATAGCTTTGAAGCGAAGTATTTTTATATAGATATTTAAGGACTCTATCTGGATTTGCTTTCTTTGTTAAGTAAATCTTAATAAGAGGATCAACGCCAGTAAGATCATTAAAACGTTCAATGCCTGGGTTATTAAGCTCATCATTTAGAATTTCTTCGAGTTCTCCACAGATTGTGTTGGTGTACACAGCATAAGGGATTTGAGATACAATAAAACATCTTTCTGCGGAGTCCCATTCCACAACAGATCTAAGCTTGCACGCCAACCCCTGACCGGTTTTAAGGGCTTCTCTAACTTCTTTTTCATTAAGAAGCAGCGCGCCCGTAGCAAAGTCAGGCGCACAGTAAATATCATCGAACGTAGCGTCTGGATTAAGTAGTAATACTTCTAATGCATGATTTACCTCTTTAATATTAAATTGCGGGATAGAGCTGGCTGCGCCTATACCAATGCCCATAGTACCATTTACTATATTATAAAAGCCTTTAGTAGGAAGTACAGACGGATATTGCTCCGTATCATCATAATTATCTCGCCATTCTTTAATAGTATTTTTATCAATATCATTAAAGAGACGAACAGAGAACTCACTAAGACGTGAAGCTGTATAACGGGGCGCCGCCCAGTTGCCGCTTGACATCAAATTACCTTCATTACCTTCAACCTCAATAAGAGGATAACGCATAGCAAAAGATTGACCCGCGCGCATAATAACTCCTTCACAGGAAGCATCGCCATGAATATACATGCGTGCTGCGCTACCAATTGCTTTTAGTGTCTTTTTAAATGGCTTTGAAGGCAGAAATTTATCTGTATAAAGGCAATAAAAAATCTGACGAGCAGATGGCTTTAAACAGTCTCTTACATCAACGAGTGCGCGGGATTGTAGAACAGCGCCGCTATATTGAGTAAAAGATTCTTCAATTACTTGTTTTAAATTACTCATTAATTATCTCCCTCATATCAGCACCGCAGTTGGGACAGAAATGAAAGTACACAAAGTCGCAATATATCTGTCCACATTCCGAGCATTTGCCGATGTGTTGTCTATCCCACGGATCAATTTCATCAATCCATTTTCCGTGTTTGATAAGCCGCACATCAGCGGCAGGAATTTCATTAAAGGCTTCCAATGCATTATGAAGATTTAAATGCCCAAATGTTTTATAAGTAGTGATTACTTTATCAAAATCAACATACTTTTTTTCTTCCATATTATAATCTCCATTTTCATTTTATATAAATATTATATCATAAAATTAAAGAGAAGTCAAATTAAGACTTCTCTTATTCTCTAACCTCCGAAAAATCAATCTTATTAAAAATAAAATCTTTTCTTGGTCCAACATCGCTACCCATTAGTTCTTCCAGCATATATAGACTATCTGGATCTGGTTCAAGCACATCCATACGCTGAAATTCTGGAGTGAACATAGATTTGTGTGCTTGTTCTACACTTAGGGCGCCCAGACCTTTCGCACGTTGTACTTCACCTTTAAGCTTGCCGCGGACTTTATTAAATTCTTCATCTGTAAAATAATAAGATTCATTTTTCCCATTCTTTACAATATAGAGCGGTGAGCGGAGCCAACAAAGTCGCTTCTCGTTTAGGAACTCTGGTGCGAGGTATCGAAGGGCGGTCATTATAAGAAGACCAATATGGTAGCCATCTGAATCAGCGTCTGTACAAATTCCAATACGTCCATATCTAAGTTTAGATGCGTTGTATTTCCCAGGTACAATATTCATTGCACTTAGCAGTAACTTAATCTCTTCATTCTGAAAAATCTTTTCTTCTGGATGTGCCAAGCAATTCAAAATTTTTCCTCGAATAGCTAAGATTCCATAATTCTTATAGTCACGCGCTTTTGCAATGCCGCCAGCCGCGGAATCACCCTCGACAATAAGTAGAGTTGCATTTTGTCCAAGGAATTCAGCATCTTTGAGTTTATCAGACGAGAATACTTTTTTCTTTTGATTCTTTTCAATGTCTTTTGTAGCTTCAAGGACTTGCTTGCGCGCACGCTCTGCCGCAGCTTCTGCTTTGGCAATTTTTTTCAACAATTCAACAATAGTATCAAATTCATCGCTATATTTTGTTTTCATTTGTTTTAGCGCATTACTAAAACAAGTTGAAGCCATAGTGCGAAGATTTGCATTGTTGATTTTTGATTTTGTCTGATTCGCAAATGAAGGTTGTGCAACAGTACAATTAATTACATAGAATAGCCCGCCGCGAATTGCGTCACCATCAAAATTTTGTTTTGAAAGTGAATTAAATGTACGGGTAATTGAAGTCTTTGCACCAGTAATTGGTGTTCCCCCTTCTGGTACTCGTAAACCATTTACAAATACATAACTTTGTTCTTTTTTATCTCCCCATTGAAAAGCAATTTCAAGCTTGTCGCCATTTTCGTCTGTAATAGAATCATATATAATATGTTTATGAAGCGGCCGCCCTATATTTTCTTTCACAAGGTCAATAATACCATTTTTACAATATTGTACTTGTGCGCCCGTGTCATCGTTTTTAATTGCAAAAGTAATTTTTGGATATAGATAACTTATATTTTCAATATCTGTACAAATACGTTCAAAAGAATATTGAATTACTTCATCTTTAAACACTTCTGGATCGGGAATAAAACGAACATAAGTTCCATCTTGGTCTTTTGTTGTACCTTCTTTATAGTTAATTAAGTCACCTTTTTCAAAATAAGCAGAAGCACATTTACCATTTCTATTACTTTGTACTTCAAATTTTAATGAAGAAAGACAGGTACAACTAGCACCTATACCATTGAGGCCCGACGAGTTCTTATAAACATGGTCATCAAACTTACCACCAGTATGTGCTTTGGAAAATACATCAACAAGCACATTAGTCCCATCTTCTTTTACAAGAAAAGGCACTCCACGCCCATAATCTCTAACAGCAATAAAATTTTCTTTTTCACTTACTGCAATTTCAATTTTATTACCATATCCAGCAAGTGCTTCGTCTGTCGCATTATTTATAATTTCTTTAAATGCTTGATAAGCACCTTCATTATCAGCGCTTCCAAGATACATTTGTATACGAGTACGTACTCCTTCTTTAAAAGTTAAAGATTTTATATCTTCTGCTTCATAACTCATTTATTCATCTCCCACCGTTCATATGCTTCTTCAATTTTCTGCCAGTCTTCATCTTTGATGCCGCCGCACATCCATTTTTCTTTTAGATTGTAATAGCAAATAATCCAATATGTATCATTCATCCAATTTTCATAAATTTCATTAATTGGAAGAATGTTATAATCTCCATCACAAACACTTGTAATTTTATCCCAGACCTTGTCCAGTGTGCGGTAGCCGCGACGAGTTATCTCAGCGCGAACGGCCGCGGCGTAAGTAATAAAATGATTCATTGGATAGTTCATTATTTTATTTACAAGAATATGATTTGGGGTACCTTTTGTTTGAATGTTGCTAGCAATCGCACTAATCTCGCGCCATTGAGCTATAAGCTGCTCACGAGGAAGAATAGAAATCATATCTTTATGCCAAAGTCTCATATATTTTCTCCTTTCATTATATATAAATATTATAACATAAAAATATCGAGAAGTCAAATTTACTTCTCGATACCTTATTATAATTATATAAATATTCTTTACGATGGTTTTATTATATCATAATTTTAAATAAAAATCAAATTTATTAATAACTTCCTCCAGACCATGCTGTAAAATCTGTTTGATCTAAAGTAGATATAATTAAATCTCCATTATTATTCTAAAATGTGTATTTAGATGATGGATTAAATAAATATACTAAATCCCAGCAGCCATTAGTTACTCTATTTTCATTATATATAAACATCCATGTACAGTTTATTGTAAATTCAGATGTAACTTTAGTAGCATTTGAAGAAACTAAATAAATTGGTTTTGCTCCAAGATTATTTACATTTAATGTACATTCACCAGTAGATGAAATAATATTATTTGTTATAATGCAACAAGTACCACTTTTTAATTCAGTAATACCCTATACTGTTGCAGTAAAAATAGTGCTTGTAGAATTACTATTAATATTACCAAAAGGAATTTTTTCAGTTAGTAGCGCTGCGCCACCGGCGTTTTTTGATCCAGCATATGTTGAAGGTATTAATTGTTTTAATTTATTTATTGCTCTCTCTAATAAGCTTACATTTATTAATTTATCATAAGCCACTTAGATCACTCCTTACTCAAACAGCGCATCAATATCGTCGGTTGTTGCAAGAGATATTTCACTTTCCTCCACATAGCCAGAGAGATCAATAGTACTTCCAAGTTCTTCCCAAGAGGTTCCATTCCAAGCATATTCACCACCAGTTTCTGTTACATGCCAAACATCACCAGTTGTATTGCCACTACTTGGTAAGGCTGAAACAGTAGCTTTTGTGCCTTTATAATTCATTGCTGCGGATATTTTATTATCAATTTCGGTTTTAGTATACGCATCTGTGATACCATATCCAGATAAAGTGGTAGCACTATTTGCTTTGCCAGAAACAGCTGCTGCAACAAAAGCAGTAGATGCAATTTGAGTGGTACTAGTTCCTGGAGCTGCAGTTGGCGCTTTTGGAGTCCCCTTAAAATCTGGAGAGGTTATTGGTGCACGACTTGTATCAGTTGGATGGACATGATCTCCACGCGCGAAAGCCATTTCAGTACCAACCGCAGCGGTGCCGTCCATTTTTGGAGTGGTAGTACTTGCAGCCGCGCCTTCGGGCACATCAGCTCCAGTAATATAACCACTATCATTTGTTAAATCACTGGTTTTTGTTGGAACGGTAATATTTACTGTTTTATCAGTAACTGTTAATTCAGTGCCATTTTTTTGAATGGCTTCGATGACATTATCTTTTGCGCTTTCAGAAATACCAGATAATTTATTTTTTTCTGTTGTAGTAAAATCTTCAGTACTAAGACCTTTTCCAGCAACTTTATCTACTTTATCATTTAATGCTGCATTTATAACTTTATTTTGTACTGGATTTGTAGAGGTAGTAGAAAATGTAGCATCTACAGTTGTTTTATTAGCACCTGCTGCTATTCCGGAAAGTTTTTGCTTCTCTTCTGTTGTATAGTTATTATCTGTATGAGTATAATTTGCATCCTATACTAAATTTTCTGGTTTGTTTAAAATCGCAGCGTCACCAGTTGTAGCATTCCAATCTGCGTTAACATTGACTTCTGCACCAGTGGCGATGTTTGCTAATTTTGTTTTTTCTTCTTGTGTGAAGTTAGTATCTGATAATCCTTTACCATCTACTTTATCTACTTTACTAGCAAATAATAAGTCTAATTTTGTTTTAAAATATGATAAAAGATCAATATCAATTAATTTCTGTAAGTCTACTGCCATTTTTATCCTCCATTAACTAAACATTTTATTTATTGCAGCAACATCTGCTTTACCAATATTAAAGTATTCTAAACTATTGTCTCCTTCTAGAATTGGTTTAGAATTGATAGACGGTTTATTTGTGATTGATCTATAATCAACAGGTTTTTCTGATAAGAAAGGAAGATCTATTACTTTTGTAATACCGTCACCAATTTTAACTCCAGGTATTACGGTATTTTTATTTGTGTAGTAGTTAGTATAAATATAAAAAGCACCATCTTCAGATGTTAAATTTATCTAATCATTCCAACCTTCTGTTGTATTATAATAAATAGCTCGCAAATTTAATTCTGATAACTATATATTTCCTTGTAAAGTTACTGAATTAATTTGCGGTTTGTTTTTCAAGTTATTATAATCTTGCCCACCGCTTGGCTTACCTGGATTAATACTTTGAGATATGTCTAAATCATATCCATTAGTATCTAATTCTAAATCAATTATGCCATTATTTTCTAATATAATTCCATAGTCAGCCATAATTATAATACCTCTTTAATTAGATTTTTAAAGAGCATTATTTTTTTAACTTTTGTCGCTGCGCGGGCACCGTTATCATAAATCCAGTTTAGCTATATTTCTGCTTCTAAATTCCAGCGGAAAGCTAAAGTTTCTTCTTGAGTAAAAGTTACTTGAAGAGTGTTTTTATCTATAATTATTATATCTTCTCCAGTTTTAGTATATTTAATACTGCCCTAACGAATTGTAAAATAAATTTTTGCTGGCTCGTTGAAGTCTAGACTATCATCTAATACTGTTAAAGTAAAGGTTGGAGTAGTTCCTATTATCATTTTTCTTACCTCCAATTATGGCTATAAAAAAGTAGTAAAAAGAAAATGTAACTACTATAATTTGAATATTTAATAAATTTATGTTATTATATAATAAAGGATGTGGAGATATGTTTAAAGTTAAAAATAAAAATACAAATGAAATAATTCAAGTGCTTGACACATATTGTGATGATTATGGAAAAACTTGGTTTTTAATTTGGAAAGATAAATGGTGTTGGCGCGCGGCAGATATATTTGTGCCACCCAATTATATACCAAAGAAGAAACTTATAATTGCGGGCAGTCGGACTTTTAATAATTTTCAACTTATACGTCAGACTCTTGATAATGAAAAAGATTCAATTTCTGAAGTTGTATGCGGTGAAGCACAGGGTGCAGATCTTTATGGGAAGGCCTGGGCACAATATCATGATATTCCAGTAAAAAGTTTTCCTGCTGATTGGCAACATCATGGCGCGGCCGCAGGATACATAAGAAATCATGAAATGGGTGACTATGCAGATGAACTGGTTGCTTTTTGGGATGGTAATAGTCCTGGTACAAAAGAAATGATTGAATATATGCAAAAACTTAATAAACCAGTTAGAGTTGTAGAATTTTGACTTTTTAAAAATTTTGTGATACAATATAATTAAACGTGGATAGGAACACGTAATATAAATATAAAAGGAGATATTTATTATGAAGTATTATAGTGAAGTAACTAAGAAAATTTATGATTCTGTTAATGAACTAAAACAGGCAGAATCTGAAATCACAGAGAAGGCTAATGCCCGTAAGAAGGATGCAGAGATCGTAGAGAAGGCTTTTAGTGATTATCAAAACGCGCGCGTAGCTTATGAAAAGGCTATTAAAGATTTTTGTGATAAGTATGGTTCTTATCATAAAACCATTAAAAGTGAAGATGCTGATGATGTGATGGATGGAATCGGAAGTCTACGAGAGTTGGTTAATCTTTTATTTTAACGAATAGAATTAAAGTTACTTTAAATAATAAACCCTTAGATATAATATCTAAGGGTCATTTTTTATTTAATAAGATCCCAGCCATATACGCCAGGCTCCCAAACATTTCCATCGACATTAGAAATCCAATGCTGATCGCTGTGACTAACTTTCGCGCCGTTTGCATAAGCGTCTTCTGCGCCAAGAGGTTGTCTCCATTCAGGCCATTCTTCACCAGGTTCGTCGACTCTGGTCCATACAGCAGGAATCAAATGCGGTGCCCAATCGGATTGAGAAGTATGTGTTTCTGGAATCAACTTATACAGAAATTCATCTTCAGGATCTCTGACACGATCGCCTTTTACATAATTCGTATCGGATTTCCACCAGGGAAAGAGTTCAACTGCTTCCAAAGCATCTTCGTCATCCAAGGATGCGGCAGCTTTTTCAATAAGAGGTCTAAGAGCTCTTGCTTTTTCTTGAGGAGTCATTCACTCACCCCCGTGAGAATATCATAGGCTTCGGCTTTATTCGCCATTATTGTTTCATCGCGCTCTTCTTCTGGCATTAGTTCGCCTTCTGTATATGTTCTACCAAACTCTGCAGGATCGCAAGCCTCGCTATATGAAACATCATCACGAACTACAAAGCGCCCAGAGTTGGAGTAGGTACGGATGAAGTCACGTTCACCAACTTTGAAGTTTTCAGTTACAATCATTTCCGCGCCTCCTTATATGATCGATGTACCATCAGCATATTGCGTCTCGTAGATACTGCCTTCGATTGGGAGAATCTGATTGTTGGCATAGCCGAGGATGGTGCTCCAGTTGGTAGCTTGAGTGTACTGGCTGAGGAGTGACTGAGGAACATATAAAGTTCCGCCTGTGCCGCCATCTGCAAATGGTGTTTGTGCGAATGCATTAATTGCAAGCAACGATGGTAGGCCATACTGACTTCTTATTATTAATGTTGATAACATCGTGTTTTTTCGGAAGCAGTTATTTGCAAATTGAACAAGAGTATTTACTGTTTTGCCAACTACATCTATAGCTTCCAATGCTGAACAACTGGAAATAGAATCGCTTGAAAAGCTCGCATTCGGTTTTGTACTCACAAATGTTTTTAGCGCCGGGCAATTTTGGACACCATAAGATTTAAAGGTGATAACTGAGGAGGCAAAAATTGATGTCAATGCAGTTTTCCCCTTGAACGAATCGGCTTCGATTGCCGTTGCGGTGTCTAACACCATTCTACCGGAAGGTGCTGTTCCCATGGCGAGATCATTAACATCTATACCGCCCCCGCCTGTTCCGGTCCCCTCCGTCATAACGCCAGTTGCAATCAAAGCCGTTTTAGGAGCAATGATATCTTCAGCCGTCGCAGTAGCAGTTGTCGCATCCATAAGAGTAGTGCCATTTAAAACCACTTTCGAAATTGCCATAATTATATCACCTCTTTTACGTAATTAGTTCCATTTTGAAATATATTCGTCAAATCTGATTGTTCGACCCAGGAACCGTTGACCTTCTTGTAGGCTTTCGAAGCTGCAACCCACGATCCATTGATTTTCACATATAAAACATTTGTACCTGCCGCCGATACCAAAATAACATGGTCAGCAGAAATGTTTTCAATATCGTAGCCGTAATACGTACCGGGGGTAAACGGCTCATCAAGTGTGATCGTAACCTTAAACTGCAACGTATCGTTATTGGCGTCACTGGCATCATCCTTGGAGTATTTCACCCAGATCGAGTGGCTTCCGGACGACATATCATATGTTAGAGTTTGTGTCGATGATGTGTTGTATGTAGATGTATTACAGGCTCGCTTATAACTACTATCGGTTATTGTTGCGCCACCGCTTCCAGCGGCATAGTAGTCATTATTTAATTCCGTATCTATATTACCAAACACGCCAAAGTCATAACCTTGCTCTGCATAGTTAATATAAGTAAAGGTTATAGTCGCTGCTACTGGCACATGAAAATCAACTCTACATACAGCAGCCGATTTACTTACACCTTTATTATTACTGACATAGTAACCAGTACTACTATTTAGCGTGAAACCATATGAGCCAACATTATTTACAGTATAACTCTCGGCAGTTTCGCTTCGTTGCGTAAACTGTGAGGTTACATCGGTTCCATTATCCTTAATAGTAATTCCGGATAAGGTATTAGCCCGTATTTCGACATCTGAACCTTCAAGAGGATTTGTATCAGATGTAGTTACAGTTGCTGATGTATTATTCGTGATAGTAACGTCGTAATATACCGGAATAGTATACGTTACTTCAATTTCAGCACCGTAAACATACACATATGAACTGTTACTCGTACTGCTTCTACGCAATGGAATTCGAATGCCGAAATTTGAGCCATAGTCTACTATTGTTTCCCAGGTAAGCGTACTCGGAATTGGAAAAGTAAAGGTGTTTACTGATGTAGAAAGTGAACTTGTTACAGTAGTGCTACCAATCGAAGTTGTTCCATTATACAGAGACATCCGATATGAAGAGGATGTACTCATGTACGATTCAGACGCTTTGATTTTAATAGTAAAACCAGTAACCGTTGCATTACTTGGAACAGAGTTAAAATTAAATCCTCTTAGATAACAATAATACGTATTACTTGTGCTGTTTCGAGTATTTTGAAGAGATGCGTAAGTTGTGCTATCCGTATTCTCATACATATTATTGGCGTTTGTAACAGTAACATATGATGAGTTATTACGATAATATGTTGACGGTACTAATCTTATGGTGGCCATCAGCTCACCACCTTAAGATAAATGTCGCCATTTACACCAGTCGAAGCTGATGGATCGCTACTTCCGGTATAGTAATGCTGAATAACAAGTGAGCCATGAACCACTGTACCTGACGAATTCACGATATCTTTTCCAGATATAACATCAGATGCTGTAGCGGTAACACCTGTAACATCTTGGTAAGCCGCTGGGATAGCTGCTACGGTAATATTGCCAGTGGTGTATTTCCCGGCAGAAACAGCAGTTTGCGACGTCTTGGTCGGAGTAATTGTGGTTGCCGCCTGCGTAGATAATTGCTGTGTATTGCTGCCGCTTACGCTGACAGTTCCAGATGTGCCGCTTGACACATAACCCGCAGAGACGGACGGCGTTACGCTCTGAGACGCACTTGCCGTTGCCGTGATAAGGCCAGAAGCACTAACGCTAATTGACGGATTTGCTGTGATCGTAGTTGTGGGAGTCGTAGCCGAACCCGAGGTAATAGCTTTGCTTGCTTGAGCTGAATAATAACCAGCAGGAACTGTTACAGTTGCACCAGAAGCTGTTAAATCAGTGCTGCTGCGTCTGGTAATCTCAGATCCAACAAAAGTTTTGCTAATAGCAGCAACCACAACCGATTTTAAATATTTCCCACTATCAGGGGTAACTGTTTGAGCAGTTTCGGTTGGTGTTACATTTTTAGTTTGTGTTGAAATTGCATTAATTGTAATTTCTACACTAGATAAGCCATCTTTCCCTGTATCTGGAGTTACCGTTTGAGTTTGTAATGATTCGGTTGGAGTAAAAGTTATTTCTTTATTTTGTAAATTTGGTTCACTTGTATCAGTTGGAACATTAACCGTGACAGAAGAATAACCGTCAAGATTATCAGAAGACGCGTTATATGTCCCATTTGCAGTGATATTTTTTGCTCCAAGAGAAGGACTAGAAATAATTAACTCACCAGTAATTAAATTTCCAGATGCATCATGGGCAGTATATCCATATTCTAAATGTGGTGCTGTTATTGTATCACTTGATAGGTCAAGAGAATTGGGACTGGTTATATAAATAATTTCTCCACCATGACTATCTTGTTCTTTAGTAATAAGAACACTACCTTCTCCAGTTTTAATTGTATTGATTGCCTATACGAAATCTTCTGGAAATAAGAGTTGTGCACTCGTACCACCTTTGGTACGGATTGCATTGGCAATAGAAGTTAGGTCGGAATCTAATTGTGTGCTATCTACAAGTTTATCTAATGCCATAGAATTACCTCTTTTATAAATTAATTTAGATTGTGCCCCGGCTATTACGCCGGGGCATTGTCGTTTAAAGTGCCCATTAATCCGTCATGATAACCCGGGTTGTAGCAACATACATTTTACCCGTGGCATTATCCACGTCGATTCCCTCTAATGGATATGCGGTGTCTACTGTTGCGGTTTTGCTTAGTAAGTTACCGTCTGTGTCGTAAACACTTATGGATGATGGGATGCCTGTATGTCCTGCTGACACAATGATTGCTCCGTCATAATATGTCATGCCTTCGATATAAGGGAGATTTCCAATTGCTTTCGTACTCAAAACATTTCCATTAAAATCACCTACGACGAAATCAATATCGCCTATTTCGGCCGATGTTTTAGCAACCAGCATATATACTCTTTGATTCGCTTCATCTACACAAGCGTTCATGTAGCCAGTGAGCGTCGAAAAACTGATGGTATTAACAAGCGTAAACGCGCCGTTAGTATACTGATTCACATAGATTTTTGCATCGTCCTTTTTCCATGAAGCACAGTACAGATAAGGGTAGTCTCCATGGAGGACGGTTCCGAACATTGCGTTATTTCCGTGATCGTTTGTGATGGAAATCAATCCGCCATTATTTACTGAGCATTGCCCTTCAATGAAGTCAAAAACCGTGCCGTTATATACAGCTATGTCCTATGCTGATAATCCAACAGTTTTTGTTCTGGACATATACATCGAGTTAAATGATCTGCTCCCAACCGAAGGACGTACATAATTTAGCGTCACGGCGTTGGCGCTTATTGCTTGCAATTCATTCCACGCAAGCCATGTACCGTTTGCCTAACGCTGTCTGAAATACCTCGCTGGAATTGTTGGATACCACAAGTCTTGGTAGACAATGTTGTTAAGGGTTTTCTTTGTTATAAGAAAACAGGTTTGTCCGGTAATAGGCACATTGGTTAAAACCTTTGCGCCAGCCCACGACAGATAACTATCGCCTGCAATAAGATTTGCGTCCAGATTGTAGTAATCAATATAATGAGCAAGTCGAGAATTATACTTTTTTACTACCAGGACATCGGACGGCAGCGGGTGCGCGGCATCAGTAGAATAATACACATATAAATACGCTTTGTTCCAGACATTGGTAATTGTCAGCGTTTCCCCATAGCTTTTGCGATCAAGATACCCAACGTTGGATACTCCCGCTGCCAAGGCAGATGCGGCGGTATCACCAAACGCAAGCCTAAACTGGTTCGCGCCAGCGGCTGTATCTCTGGTTACTTGATAAGTCCCACCAGGTTCAACTTCATAAACAGCAACCGCGCCGTTGTTAACAGTACTTATTGTGCCATTGGCAACGAAAACATTAAGCACCTGTGTTCCCGCGATTTTGCCAGCAAACTCTCCGTCAGCGGCAGCAGCCGCTTCGTCAGCGTTTACAAAACCACTATCGTTGGTCAGATCGGAAGTCTTGGTAGGAATGGAACCTCCACCGCCAATATTCTATATTGCTTGAAAAACACCGCCACTACTTACTGCATTTGTACTTCCTTCCGTTGGATAAGCATCAACATTATATATTGCACTGTCCTCATCATTATCAATCCATAAGTCTCCCACTCTTGGATTAGACGGAGCAGATGGAGAAGAAACAGGAATTGTTAGTCTTCTATCTAATTCATTATCAATATTTGTTTCTGTAAAATGCGTTGCATTCCACGCGCCTGCAGAGTGTGCAGTTATACATCTATATAAACTTCCTTGATATGTACAATAGTCTCCAATCGCATAATTAGTACGAACATTAAAGGCTATAGCTACTTCAGGAGCTCTTGCAGTTGGTAGCCCTGGTAAAGTTATACTACGAAATGTTACATCTGCCATTTAAATCCTCCTTTAAGCTAACTCGACTGTTAGATTTCCAACATCATTTAAGAATTTTAATTTTTGCTAAGTATAATTATTTAATTTTTCTGCACTCCAAGTTTTAGTGTTTAAGGTACTATTATCATCAATAATACCTCCTAAATCAGATGGGAAAACAAAATCAAAATAACATACATTATTATTAATTCGAATACTTACATCAAAAGCTGTACCAGTGGTAACATTACCTATTGCAAAACTAGTTGCTCCAGAAGAAACTGCTCCAGCAGGTCCACGTACTGAAGATGTAGTTTTAGTACTTCCATCAGATAAGGTAAAGGTTAGAGTATAATCACTATTTAGGGCAATATTAGTAATACCAACACCTTCAGAGCCTTTTGGACCCTAAGGGCCTGGATTACCTGTATCGCCTTTTTCTCCTGTATCGCCTTTCCCACCGGTTGGACCTACCGCACCGGTTGCTCCAGTTGGGCCAGCTGGTAAACCAAAAGTAAACTTAAAACTTTTTTCAGAATCTGAATCTATTGTTTGAACTTCTGCTGTCGCGCCACTTCCTGCAGGTAACGCATTAGCAGTCGCAGTAGCGGAAACATTTTTTAAAACATTTTCAGCGTCTTTTAAATCTTCTTCTGCATCTTTTAATGCATTAGCGTACCATTTTGCATTATTATGCCAGGTTGGATCTGCAAATGATGCAGTTACTTCAATATAATTACCAGATATAGGAGTGCCGGTAATATTAAAGCCAAGTTCTGACATATTTACAGTATCATTGTTATATTCCCAATTATTATTAGTATATAAAAAATTATACGTAGTTAATTTTCCAATAGATGGTGGAGTTATATTATTTTTAAAAGTTTCAAAGTCTAAACTAACACTAAGATTGTTAGAGAACTTTGTTGTATATGAATCTCCTAAGACATCTTCTGTTCCACGTTTTCCTTCTGCCCAAGCTTGTGCAGATTCAATTGTATTATTTGCTGCATCTATTACATTATAAAGATACCCAAACGCTTCTGATTCTATTACTCCTTGAGCGATGGCTGGCGCGGCCTGAACATCAATAATAAAAGTAACAGTGGCTAATTGAGTGCTACCATTTGTAAGTAATACGTCAGCAAAACATCTGCCAGAAGTAGAAAGATCCGCGGCGTTTAAAGTAATTATTACTTTACTTTCTGAAGTATATATATCTGCATTGTTCCATGTTGCTTGTCCATTTGGCTTACGAATGCGATACGATGCAAGAGTACCATCTGGAATAGTAAACAATTCTCCATTTTTTAAAATTGTTGCAGTTAATGTTCGGCTATTATTATCACCCTACTTTGCGCCGACTACAAGATAAGATGTGCTGGTGTTTAAATCTAAGGTTATGTCTTGATTATAAATCATAATAATTCTCCTAAGATGCATTTACTGTTCTTTCAAAAATAAGTGGAATAAAAAGTAGTATATTACAAAAAGAAAATGAACAGGTTGGGTATTTTTATTATTTAAGTTATCAAAGTAGTATATTTATTATTTGATTTACGTACTTAAATATGAAAGAAACTCTTAGGAGGTTTAAAAGATAGATTTATGAGTGTTTTAAAAAGATGGAATGGCGTAAATTGGGAAGCGATTGGCCCAGCCATTCATAGAACAAGTAACGTTAATATTTATGGTGGAGAAAGTACAGAAATAAATTAGGCTGGTAATAGTTATGAAGTATCAAAATCAACTATACCTAATACTCCTAATATAAATATTGGTGATTATATTATTGGGAAACTTAGACTTTCTGGTGAACTTCATTGTATACAAGTAGAAGGTTTAGGTGAAACCTATGTTTGGTCAACTGAATTACTTGATGTTCCAATGATTGATGCAAATGGAGAAGTAACTGGTATTATAAATGGAAGCATCACGGAGGCAAAATTAGATGCAAATTTACAAGAAAAAATAAATTCAACCGGTAGTGGTGATAGATTAACAGAATCTATTAAATAGGCTCTCCTTTAGCTCGCGCAGAAAGTCGCGTACATTGACGCACAGGGCCAGACCTACTATCAAGACCTTTATGATGCGCTTTATCCGTCTGCTGTCCTGACCTCGATCACAGCGGTATACACGCAGAGCGGGACAGTTTACACCACGGACACGCTTGACAGCTTAAAGCCTGATCTTGTTGTTACCGCGCACTATGATGATGACACATCTGAAGTTGTCACGAATTACACGTTGAGTGGCAATCTGACTGTCGGCACTTCGGTCATCACGGCAAGCTATGGTGGCAAAACTACAACATTCAATGTAACAGTGACAGAACGGTATTATCCGGATGTTGTTCTGAGTGATACTGCATTGAGAATGGATGGTGGAACAACTGAGACATTCAGTGTTAAACTTGCTGGACAGCCTACACAATCACAAAAGGTGTATTTAATTGCAAATGGCGTTACGTTGTCTGCAGATGTTCTGACGTTTACTACACAAAACTGGAATACTTATCAGAGTGTTACTGTCAGTGCTGATATGGTTGATGATACAACCTATGCTGGAATTATAGTTCGCAACAGTGATCCGCTTATGACGGACACTGGCATAAGTGTTACTATCTATGCAATTCGGTATGAAGATGTCGTTGATATGACAATTCCTGCTGGACAAGTGACGTGTGTATTGTCCGACTTTGAGACTATGGCATATCAAGGTGGTACATTCCTATCTAAGTATATTGGCAGCGATACAAATATAAAGGTTCCGCTGAGCCTTGATTCGGGGAATAAACTGTATATTGGTGGCGATACTTTTAGGAACAATACATCAATTCAATACCTTGAGATTGAATCCGGAATGCAAGCGCTGTCAAGTTTTTCGGACAAAGGATTTGGCGGTATGACTTCGCTCGTTGGTCTGAAATGGAGAAATTCTGGATTAACAAACCTCAACAGCTTTTTCAAAGGTGATACCGCTTTTGAGTGGTGGGACGGACTTACAGATTGTACAGATGCTACAGATATGGGTTCTTTTGTTTCGTCCAATACTGGCACATATGCACTGGAATATCTGCCTGATTTGTCTGCATTTACCAAGCTGACATCGTTACGAACTGCGTTCTATGGCTGTACAAATCTCAAAAAAGTGTTTGGATTGCCAACGGCATATGATAGTGCTTGTGATATGACCAGTGCATTTTATGGTTGTACATCCCTTGAGAGCGCTGTTGTTGGGTATAATGTCACTTCTGCAAGCCATACGTTCCGAATGGCAAGTGGGGCGGTATCTGCATTGAAGAGAGTTGATTTCTACACAGATGTTCTTACAAGTTCGACAGCGTCATACATCTTTACTGGCAATACCAGTGGTGCTGATGTATATGCCCACAATAATACAGACACTTGGGCAACACTTTCGCCATATGCTCAATCTGGCGGTATTAAACTGCATGACTTGTCTGGTGGTTCGGATTTGCCGACAATCGTAACTTGGGGCGATTCTACAACATCTGAGGGAACTGCTTGGACTTGTTGGCCCGATCGTCTACAGACGAAACTTGGTTCCAGCAACTTTATTGTACGAAATGAGGCAATTAGTGGTGAGTTTACTACATCCACATCCGCAAGACAAGGCGGCAATACTCTAAAAATCCTTAATGAGATCACTATACCTGCAAGTGGATCAGTAACCATTTTGCGCAGTAATCTCGGAACAAGAGATGGGCAAGTGTTTGGAAGCAGTGGTGGTACATTTACACCACTTGAGAGTTTTAATCCATGCGTGATCAGTGGTGTGACTGGTATACTGAGTGGGAGTGGGAATGACTATGTGTTTAACAGGTCAGAAGCAGGAAATGAAGTAGTTGTTCCCGCAGGAACTTATGTGTACTCAGCGCAGGATACAGAGCTAAACAACAGCAATGTAATCATGCTGATAAACCTTGGTATCAACTCTGGTTGGGGATCAAGCTCATCAATTCCCGCAGTTGCCTCCAAACTGTTAGCACAAACACAGTACATGGTTAATCACTTCCTTGAGAATGGCGGTACAAAATACATTGTTTGTGGACCTTCAACTGGCAAGTTTGTTGATTCTGAAGCAAAATACTATACCGATGTGGGAAGATCTGCTACTTTGGAATACGAGAGTCTTGCAGCAAACGCTTTTGGAGAACATTGGCTTAACCTTAGAGAGTATGGTGTACAGAACGGTCTTTCTCAGAATGGTCTTACACCGACCGCAGAAGACAATGAAAGAATATCCAATGGTGTATGGCCTGTTCCTTTGCTCAAGGGTGATGATGACTATACACATCCCAGTACATATGGTGCTAACACTCAGATGCTGGCATTTTATGAAAAGGGTGTTGCACTTGGCTATTGGAGCTGAGAGAAATCATGGAAACTTGTATCTGCTGTGGCGCCCCAATCCCAGAAGGGAGAATGGTGTGCTGGATATGTGAGCATCAATTTAATAAAATAAAATTTTAATTTTATTGAATTCATCAAAATTTTATATACATATTCTTTAAATCCTACTTATAAATGGACAAAGAAAGTTAAACTGTTCTCGGCTCAGTTTCTCGTTTTACAACCGAGTAAATTAAAATTATCAAAAAAATTAAAATCTTTATATTATAAATTCTACTTATGAATGAAAGGAGCGAGAAAACTCGCGCAAGGAGTAAATATGGCTAATAATAATTTAAACACATTATAGCAACAAATTCAAAATCTCCAATAGCAATATTAGGCTCTTAATGGAAATCAGCAGCAACAACCGCAACTTTTTCCAAATTTTCAGCAACCTATACAACAACCAATACCTGTCCAAGTCCCAATTCCGATTCCTTCACGGTAGGTTCAATATGTTGAAGGTATGGCTGGTGCAAAACTTTATCAAGATAATCTTCCCTCTAATAGTTCTGAAATTATTATGGATAAAGATGAAAATATTTTCTATCTTGTATCAAAAGATGCTAATGGGACTCCATCAAAACGTATTACACGTTGTCGTTTTGAAATTGAAGACTATCAAGAAGAAGAGCCTGTGTTTTTAACTCGTAAAGATTTTGATGATTTTAAGGAAGAAATTCGTTAGATGTTTAATAATTCATAGCCTGCGCAGAGGCAAGTAACTTTAAGTTCTAATGCTCCTAAATAGACTGCGCAGAAGCCAAAGGAGTAAAAGGGGAGGAAGCTAAATGAATAGTTTATTTGGTGGTGGATTAGGTAATACCCTTATGAATATGGCGCGCGGAGCACAGTCTACACCCATGTAGGTCGCATAGAAAGGAGCAAGTATGCCAAATATGCTTATGCAGGCTTTTGGCGCGGCTTTGCGTGGGGAAGATCCTCATACTTTTCTTCAAAATCTTGCGTCGCAACATCCACAGCTTCGTCAATATGATTTGTCAAATCTTCAACAAACAGCGCAGCAGGTATGTCAGCAAAACGGTGTTGATATGCAATCGGCCATAAATTAGATTGACAATATCACTTCCTCAATTATTAAGTAATCACCACACTTTGTGTGTTGAAATTTTTATTTAATCGGAGGAAACCTAAAGATGAATGGTAATTCTACTGGTTCTTTCTTCGGCTCTGATTGGCTTGGTGCTTTCTTAATCATTGCCGTACTGTTCGGTGGTTTCGGTGGTTTTGGTTTCAATCGTGGAGGAGAAAACGTGGCTACAGTTGAATATGTACAAAGTGCTATCAATAATCAGTCCACTCAAGAGGGTCTCCGTGATGTTCTTCTGTCCTCAGCAAACAACAACTACGAGACTGCTCAACTGATTAATGGTCAAACAAACGCACTTCAGCAACAGAATTATGCAAATCAGATCAATGTTGTGCAAGGCTTCAATGCTATTCAGCAAGCTATTGCTCAGCTTGGCTATCAGATGGATTCCTGCTGCTGCTCTATCAAGACTCAGATGCTTCAAGACAAATACGAGGCTCTTGAAAATCAATATCGTACTGCTCAGAATGATCTGTCCAATGCTGCACAAAGCCAGTACATTCTTAATGCACTTGGCCGCTTCGTTGCATATCCTCCTGTTGCAGCTACTATCGCTACCCAGGGTTAATTTATAGGTGGCTTGAGTGGGTAAGAAATTACCCACTCTTTTTATATTTATGGATAATAGAGGCAAGATGAAAAAATTAATAAAATAATGGAGGCATTGAAAATTGAAGATAATTAAATGTCTAACTGATTATATAGATGATAAAATTCATTGCAGCAAGAAATATATAAAGAAAGCGCTGGCTTTGCATGAAGAGTATCCTGAGGTATCTGAGGTTCTTAATATGATTTCTATAGAAGAAATGAAGCATATGCAAATGCTTCATAATCAAGTAGTGAAAATTATTGAGAATTATCGTAAAACTGAGGGCGAGCCACCCGCGGCAATGCTGGCCGTATATGACTATCTGCATGAAAAATTTATTGAAGAAGCAAAAGAAGTAAAAATGCTTCAACAAATGTATATGGAAAAATAAAATTAAACCTCAGAAGTTTAAACTTCTGAGGTATTTTATTAAACAATTTCAGTATAGCTTAACATAATCCATTTATTTTCATCAATCATTCCCCAACCATTAGCTTCGTCGAGTATTTCATAAATACCTTCGTCACGAATTACATCTACAACTTCTGCCTGGGTATTGGGTGCGCGCCGTATACGTAAAGCGGGATGAGTAACTTTTACTTTATATTTAAATTCTTTATTGGTAAGTCCATTTATTCCAGCTGGTCCACGTGGGCCCTCAGCCGAAAAGCTATCTAAGAAATCCATAGGTTTTTCCTCCGTTTTTGGTTTAGAGTTTTTTCTCATTTCTTTCACCTCATTTATAAGTGAACAATATCTTGCTTCTTTTCTAAAAACTTGATTTCTTTTTGGAAATATGGTATAATATAATTAAAGAAAATAGATAAATAGGAGTTATGGAATATTATGCCTATATATGAAAATTTAGATTTTAATTTACTTGATTAGATTAATACGCTTGCCGCCAGATGGCTTGTATGGAATTCAAAAGAACAAAAAAAGCCGTTAGGAATAAAAAAGTTTACAAGAAAAAATTCAACTCATATGTGGTTGTTATATATAATGAACTCTGTTAGTATCGTTACGGGTTATCCAGATTTTTATTTGGATTGTTCTTGGATTGATTATCTGTATATAAGATTTATTAGAAAAATGCGGCATGTAAGAAAAGTAAATAAAAGTATAGATATTTTTTTAATTGAACCGGAAATTTTTACTAAAGAAGTTTGTGAAAAGTTTGATTATGATAAAAGTATAGTTGGTTATATTTATGAACAATATTGGAGGTAATAATGGTTGAAATAGGAATTCCTGTTTACAGAGCCAAAGCAACTTTACCGGACACTTTGGATTCTTTAGTTGTATAGACTTATAAAAGATTTATTGTGACACTTTCTATAGATGGCGATGGAGAAGATTATAGTGATATAGTTGATACATATAGGGCGCGCGGGCTTAAAATTAGAGTTATAACATCGGCAGTAAATCATGGGCCAGGTATGGCACGGCAGCTTATACTTAATGCAACAATATGCGATTATATAATGTTTGTTGACGCTGACGATTTACTTATGCCGCGTGCGGTTGAAGTTTTATATACACAAGCAAAAGCCGCAAATTATGATATACTTCAAGGAAGTTTTATTAAAGAATCAAAAACTTCAAATGATATGATGATGGCCTCTACAGACAACGTAATCACATGGTTTCATGGAAAGATCTATAAGGTAGATTATTTAAATAAGAAACATATTACTTTTCTTCCAGAGTTACGTGTTGATGAAGATGCATATTTTAATGCAATTGCTTGGAACTCTACAGAAAATAAAGGTGTAACTGGAGAAGTAGTATATCTTTGGCGTGATAATAAGTCTTCTGTTACTCGTGCGCTTCCACTAAAAGACTATTTCATTAAGACACATAATGATTATATCTATGGTCAAGTACAAGCATTAAAGAAGTTATTTGAAATAAATGAGTCTGTAAGTCAGTTACTTATTACAATGACTTTAATAAATATATATTATTTCTATATGAAGGCTCGTTTTTATAAATGTGATGAAACAGAAATGGATGAAATTATTTCTACTTTGAAAGATGAAAAGTGGATGCAGCTATGGCTTCAACAGGGTGAGAACTGGATGGATGTTATGGCTAATATAAAACCAGGGCAAATTTATGATGATGAATATGTAGTTTTTTATGAAGAAACATTCAATTTATGGGCCGCGCGCCTTCTAAGGAGAAACTAAAATGTATAGTACTGGATTAAGAGTTGTAATTGTGAATGGTAAACCTGGAGTGGGGAAAAGTTTAATTGAAAAAATGGCAGAAGAGATTCTTGGCCCAGCTTTTTGTGAACAGCGCTCAACAGTAGATAAGGTTAAAGAAATTGCTATAAATATTGGCTGGAATGGAGTAAAAGATTTAAAAAGTAGAAAATTACTTAGTGATCTAAAAGATATTTGCACTAAATATAATGATATGCCCATTAATGATATTATATCTTATTTAGGACGTTGGGAAGATGATTTGGCATATTATGGTGTAGAAAACTTGCCTCATGTATTTTTTATAGATGATAGAGAACCTGAACATATTGAACGGCTAAAGAACATTTTAAATGCTACTACTTTACTTGTGCGGCGGCCGGGTGATGAAGAAATAACAACTTCAAATCATGCAGATGAAAATGTTTTTGATTATGATTATGATTGGATAATTAATAATGATGGAACTATTAATGATTTGCATGGAAGCGTTGAAAGATTTTTAAATTGGCTTTTTAGTTAATTTTATGGTATAATTTATATATAAAATAGTAAAGGATGTATATAAATGAAAGGTTACGTAAATGGAATTGATTGGATTAATGCGGAGGCAATGAAATACTGGAGTTTTACCGCAGCAACTCCGGCAGAAAAGCGTCATCAAGAAGCCCATAATATGGTATTTTCTGGTGATTACATAGGCGCTCTTAAAGTAGATGGATATTATGAGCGTCTTATTAAAGACGAAGATGGTAACTGCTTTATGGTTGCGCGCAGCAAGAATGTGAAAGGTGAAGCCACTGAAAAGCTTGCATGGGTGCCGCAGATTCATGACTTTATGGATGGCTTGCCGGATGGAACTGTTTTACTTTCTGAGTGTTATCTGCCTGGTAATGAAGGAAGCCAGAAGATTACTGGTTTACTTGGATGTTTGAAGGATAGATGTATTGAGCGACAGGAGAAAAGCCAAAAGCTTCATTTCTATATTTTTGATGTGATGGCTTGGGCTGGAGCTGATTTTACTAAAATTCCATTTGAGCAGCGAGTTGATTTTCTTAAAACTGTTCCATATGGTCATCCATGTGAATATGTTGAGTGGGCAACTTACTACGAGGGCGAAGAACTTTGGAATAAACTTCAGGACTATCTTGCTTCTGATCGTGAGGGCATTGTAATTATGCGTAAAGATGCTCCTGTATATTTTAAACGGACGCCCGCGCGCGTAAGTCTCAAAATTAAGAAAGAACTTCGAGAGTCGATTGATTGTTTCTTTACTGGTAAGGCCGCCGCGCCCACAAAATATTATACTGGTAAAGAAATTGAAAATTGGAAATATTGGATTAACGAAACTACAGGAGAGCGGCTTCCCGAAGGCACTCATTATTATGAGTCTTCTATGGAAGGAAAGCCATATTCTGCAGTTACAAAACCATTTTACTACCATTGGGCAGGTAGTTTGGAAATTGGTCTTATGGATGGTGATAAAGAAGTTGGCATTGGTTATTTGAGTGGCCTTACCGATGAGGTTAAAGCTAATTATAAGGATTACACCCATTATGTAATTGAAGTCGGTGCAATGCAGTTGACACCAGATGGCGCGCTTCGCCATGGTAAAATGCTTGGATGGCGGCCGGATAAGCTCTGGCGTGAGTGTAGTATTGAACAAATTAAGAATATTTAAATTCTTCTTTTTTGTATAGCCCATATCGTGAAATTCCACTTTATAACATGAGTAAGATAGAAGATAAATTTGCTTAGATCTTTATATCTGCTAATATACCATATGTTCGAGAAAAAACATTCCCTGAACTAAAAAATGGAATTTTACGATATGACTTTTATTTGCCGACTATGGGAATATTAATTGAAATAGATTCAATGCTTCATTTTAAACCAATTCCCAAATTCCATAAAAGTAAAACGGACTTTACTCACGCATAGCAAAATGACCGACTAAAAAACAGCTTTGCGCTTTCGCATAATCTTCCTCTATATCGTATTCCTGAATGGGAGTTCTCTAACATAAAAAGTATTACAGATATATTATCGCCAAAGTTTCGAGTAACTAGTAAATGGCATAATGATCGTATATATCGTGAGTATTTAAAGGGGCAATAGCCCTAATTTTTATGTGGGGGCCGCGAGATGTTTGAAAATTTAAATTTATAGGGGGTCTGCAATATAATAATCCTTGTAAGTGCGGTTATTATTGCAGTAAAAAACATTTATGGTTTTATGAAAAAGCCAGTTGATGACCTCCATAGCCATGCTCATAAAGTAGAAAGACAACATATAGAAGAAGTTTTAAATGAAAAACTTCCAGAAGAGGTAGAAAAAAGACAAGAAACAATAATTGATTCACTTGAAGAAATAAAGGGACTTGTATTAGATCAACAACATAATTTTGATAAAATTTAGAAATCTGTTGATTTACTTAATGTCTCTCAAATGGATTTAATGAGATATAATATGAATCGACTTTATTATAAATATCGTCCTTTTAAAAAAATTTTAGACTGTGATAAGAAAGCATTTATGAAATTATATAATGATTATCATGATATGGGTGGCAATACTTGGATTGACACGTTGCATAATGAAGTTATGCATTGGGAAATTGTTGAGGACGAAGGCGAATTAAAAGTTGACAATTAAGTAAATATATGATATAATATACATAGATTGAGAAATCTATGTATATTTTTTTGGAGTAAATAAAATGGAATTATAGTATATTTATTTAATGGGTTTATCTGCATTAGCCATTTTTGTTATAGGATTAATTTTTATTGTTTATGGAATAAAAACCTCTCGTCTTAGTGCGGAATAGGCTGCAGAGAAACACAAGAAATATGTAGAGGAATTAACTAGAGAATAGGATGAAGAATATTAGAAATCTATTTAGTATTGTCAAGCTATAAAGAAAGATATATAGAAGGCCGAAGCTGATCGTAAAGTTGCTATGGAGAGGGCGGCCGAGGCATAGGTAGCGACAGATAAACTGCTCCAATCCGAACAGGGGCGACTGGCCGCAGAGCTTCAACGTAGGAAAGAATTGGAAGAAGTTAAATTTGAATAGGAAAAAGAAAAAAGATAGCAATGGATTGATCTTTATTATGCTAAATTAAATGAACAAGAAGAACATGCTTATAAACAAAAGAGAGAAGAATTATAGGCTGAAATTATATTATTATAGTGCGAGTTAAACGATTTTAAAGCTCGCCAAGACTCAATAAATGAAGCTATTCTTCGTCAAAAGGAACTTAAAGAAAAAGAAGCTTTTTACTCTATTCAAATCTCAGACAATGATAAAGAAGATATAAAAGTTTTATAGTCGATGGATCTAAAGCTTCATAATCGTGATGTAATCCCCAAGCTTATTTGGGAATTATATATACGGCGGCCGGCGCAAGAAATGATTAAGCGAATAACAGGTGGCCGCAAAGTTAGCGGTATTTATAAAATCACAAATAAAGAAACTGGAGAGTCTTATATAGGGAAAACTACTGATTTTTCTACACGTTGGCAAAATCATTGCAAAACGGCAATTGGTCTTGAGGGTGCGGCCCGTGCGACTTTACATAATCGTTTAGCACAAGATGGATTATGGAATTATACATTTGAAATACTAGAAGAAGTAGACAAAGAAAATTTGTCTTCAAGAGAAGCATTTTATATAGATTTATATGGAACAAAACAACAGCTTAATATGAAAGAAGGGAGTAAATAATGCAACTTAGTAAACTACAAGAAAAAATCGTAAATACAACTGAGCCATATGTTGCAGTATCCGCTGCGGCCGCGGCAGGAAAAACTGCAACGCTTACAGAACGTGTCCGAAAAATGCTTCGGGATGGAATTAATCCGTCTGATATAGCTGTAATTACTTTTACTAATTTGGCCGCGCAAGAGCTTAGAGATAGACTTGCTGATGATTATAAAAATGGAATTTATATTGGAACCATTCATGGGCTTGCAAATTATTTTCTATTATCTCATGGAATTGATACTAGCGATTTGATTAAGAAAGAAGAATTCGATATGTTCTTTCAACGAATTAAAGAAAATCCTCATTGTATTAGGCACATCAAACATATTTTACTTGATGAGGCTCAAGATACTTCACCAGAAGAATATGAATTTATTTTTAATATGATTAAGCCAGAAACCTTTTTTATTGTTGGAGATTTACGGCAGTCAATCTATTCTTTTAAAGGATGTGATCCTGATATATTTGATCATTTAATGGAAAATCCAGAAGTAACTGTATATAGTTTAAATGAAAATTATCGAAATGGTAATAATATTCTTAATTATGCAAAAAAAATTCTTCAAAAAAGTTATATGGATGATGATTCTGTTGCTATGCGGCATGGCGGTACTGTATGGGAAGGAGAGGCTACTTTAGAAAATTTAAAAGGTTGGATTCAAAGTAAGGGAGAATATAGAGATTGGGCTGTATTATGTACAACTAATGCTATAATTGATTATATTCGTACTAAACTTGAAAGTAATGGAATCCCAACTGTAACATTTCGTCAAGGCGACATAGATAAAACAAAACTTGAAGAATTAATGGCCTCAAATACTGTAAAAGTATTAACTTATTGGAGTGCAAAAGGATTAGAGTTTCCATATGTGGCAGCGTGGGAACCGAAGCAATGGGGCGGCGATGAAACTTATCGAGTTAATTATGTTGGAGCTACACGCGCGAAAGATGTTCTTCTTTGGATGAAAGAACCAAAGAAAGTAAAAAAAGCAACTAAAAAAGAAAAGAGTAAGTGGTTTTAACACTTACTCTTTAAAATTAAATTATTTCTAATTTATCTTTATCTACCCATCCATATGCAGTAGAAGTATTATCTACATGCATTACATGATATGGGTGTTTTGTATTTGCATTATTACTAATCATAGTAATTTTTACTTTGCCAGGTTTACATGGGTATCCATTTGGAGCTATTGCACTAACATAATGCATATTGCCAGTAAAATTAACGATGTCTCCGACTTTAAGTTCTTTAGTGGCATTAGCATACGCTTTATTTAATGCAGCAAATGTTAATGGTCCAACTTCTCCATCTGTATGTAAACCGTATTCTCCTTGGAACTATAGAACTGCAGAAAGTGTATTTTTACCAAAGTCACTATCTGCACCATATGGGCCACAGCTATATCCAAGTTTAATAAGTTTTTCTTGTAATTCTTTTACTACATTTCCAGTTGAGCCTTTTCTTAAAATTGTGGTTGTAGAGTACGTAGGAGTAGTATTAATTTGATTTAAAGATTGCCACCGAGGTCTACCAAAACCAACTATACTCGTGTTGCCTCGAATATAGGTTCTGCGATTAACCTAATCGCTAGAGTTACCTTCAATAACACTAATAGCCGACCAATTTTCTCCTAAACCAGTAACCGTTTCAACAATGCCAGTATGACTTATAGAACCATCATAAGAGAAGAACACTTGATCTCCTTTTTGTGGATAGTTATAAATTGCTCCATTGTTTTTATAATATGAAAAACTTGTACTACATTGCATTGAGCCGCGACCGAGAGTTTGGTATGTTAAAGAAGCTGCATTCTATACTCCAAATGCCGTTGAGAAACAATAGTGTACAAAAATATCACACCAAGGTACATTCTAAGCATTTGCACCATATAATTGATTATCCCAATTACTTTCAGTATATTTTATATAGTTATCATTTCCTTCATGGTATCCAACTTCATTTTTAGCGACGCTTAAAAGTTTCTCAATACTTGAGGTTTGAGTAGCACTATTAATAATTGGTGTAGTGGAAGTAAGGGAATTTACTTGATTATACCATGCCTGCGCGTATTGATAACGAATAGAAATATTTTTTACAGTAGGATTTTCCCATTTATCAAGTAGCTTCCAAGTTAATTCATACAAATTTGTGCTAGTTTTTAATGACTACCATATACCTGGGAAATCTTTCTAAAATTCAATAATAAGATACTCTACTTGAGTATAAATATCTCCAATGGATTTTCCTTTAGACTTAGCATATTTTAAAAATCCATCTTTTCGGCTGTAGAAAGTCCATTGTGGTAATCCATACCCGGCTGAGTCATGTACAAAGTTCGTATAACTACCATTATCTACTCGCTCAGTGTATTGAGCATCACTAAGTCCAAGACTTCTATTTTTTGGATCTTCAAGGTTATTTACGATAAAAGCACTTTCTGCCTAAATATTTCCTAAAACTGCGCAGGCGCCTTCTTTAGTGACGCCTGCGGCGATTAATTGATTATAGATGTATTTTGCAACTTCTAGAGTTGTCATTTATTTAACTCCTTAGATACATCACAGATTTTATCAATCATATCACTGATTACATCCCAATCAATATCATAGTTTAATGTATTAGACATAGCTTCTAGTTCGCTCATAACCCATTCTTTTTTATCTGCGCCTTTGTCAAATTTTTCTTCAGCTTCCGCCATTAAATTCATAACAAGTTTTAACATTTGATTCCAATTTTTTTCTTTTGTATTAGCTTGAATAAATTGAATTAATTTTACCATTAGTGGTACAAGTACTGCAATGCCACTAAGAATAGAAATAACTGCTTGAATCCAAAAATTAAACTGTCCCATAATTTCCTCCTTATTGATTCATATAAAAGTTTTCTTTCATACTTTCTTGTATTGCTTTTCTTTGCCGTTCTTCGTCTTCGACTTGCCATTCATGTTCTTGATAACGGACTTTTGCCGCTTTTATCCAGCCCATAAATCCACATTCACCAGTACAAGCAACAAAAAAACAAGTACATAGAGTATCTGGTATTCCTCCAGTAATTAAATAAATCCAGATCATAATAACAGTAAATATTATAACTGAAATTCCAACCATTACTAGAATGAAATCCATTGTTTTCTTTTGAGTGTGTTTTGTATGTTTCATATAATTCACTTCCTCTATATTATTAAGTAAATATAAATTTGTCTTTACTATAGGAAAAGGATGTAATTATTAAGAACTTGCATTTTTATAATGAGTTAACCACTTTTAAATGTCAGGTTCTGACAAATAAAAATAGGAGGTACATTTATTATGAATGATACCGAATTTGTAATTGATCTACCAGAAGAATTATTTGATACTAAACTACCAAATAGTTATAGTTTAAAATATTATTAGGATTTAAGTAATCGAACTATTTGGATTAATGATGAAATTACTGGAGATCTTACACATGAGCTTGTGCATTATATTATGAAATGGAATAGAGAAGATAAAGATATTCCAGAAATGAACCGAGTTCCAATAAAACTACTTTTTGATAGCCCAGGCGGTGATTTAGATGCTCAAGCTGCAATTTGTAGTATTATTGAGCTTTCAAAAACTCCTGTAATTGGTATAGCTATTGGTATGGTTGCTAGTGCAGCATCTTATATTTATCTTTCTTGCCATGTACGCTTAGCATTGAAGTCTAGTTATTTTATTCTTCATAAAGGAAGTGCGGCCCTTAGCGGAGATTTTGATAATATAATGAGTTCTATTGACGATTATAAGAAAGAAATTGATAAATTAATTAATTTCATAATTGAAAGAAGTAAATATACTCGTGCCGAAGTTGAAGAACAAATTAAGAAAGACTGGTACGTGCGTGCGCCCGAGGCATTGCAAAAAGGTTTAGTTGACGAAATTATAACTGATATTAATGCTTTGCTTTAAGGGGTGAACTTATGTATACTGGATATAAAGAATTTGTTTGCACTGATAATAATTTAGCTGATTTTTATACCAATTCTGATTAGCTGGCCGCCCAGTTCATAGAGAACGAATATTTATTAATTAGTGATATGGATGGAAAGGTAGTTGATAAGTACTGCTTCCAAAATGGTTAGTTTAGAAAAGTTTTATTTCCAACTATTAATAATAAGTTTACAAAAACTATTAAACCGCGTAACGATCAATAGGTTTTGGCATTAGATTTACTTCAAGATAGGCGTTCCAAAGTTAAGCTGATACGTGGCGTATATGGAAGTGGTAAAGACTTCCTCATGTTAAATTAGGCTCTTGACTATATTGAAAGTGGAGAGTTTGAAAAGATTGTGTATATACGTCCAAATGTAACTGTTGCTAATGTACCTGATATTGGATACTTAAAGGGCAGTCTTGAAGAGAAATTAGAATGGACGCTTGCACCGCTTTATGATAAAGTTGGTGGACGTGATGGTGTTGAAATGTTAATTGATCGTAGTCAGCTTGAAATGGTTCCATTACTTCATATACGCGGCCGCAGCTTTGAGAATAGTTTGATTTATGTTTGTGAAGCATAGAATATTACAAGTGAAATAGCAAAGCTTATTATTAGCCGTGTTGGAGAAGGAAGCGAGCTTTGGTTAAATTCTGATACACATCAAACTGATAATAAGGTATACGAGAAAGATAATGGCATTATTAAAATGATAGATAAACTAAGCGGTAATAAATTATTTGGTTATGTTTATCTACCAAAGACCGAACGTGGCGAAGTCGCTGAATTGGCGACTTTATTAGATGATTAAAGGAGAGGGGAACCTCTCCTTTAAATTTGCTTTTTTAAAAATTTCTTGGTATAATATATATAGAATAGAGAGGAGTAAATTATGATTACTATAAAAAGTTTTTATATTAATGGGAAAAAACTTTATCGTGTAGCTGAGTCGACAAAAAATGGTATAAAAATAAGCTGGTGTACACTTGAAGAAGTATTGCGCATTCTTTCCACAAGGGAGGAAGAATATGATTAAAAATTGGTTAGTGCGAGGAGATACTCACGGTAATTTCTCGTGGATGTATAATGGTAGTTTAAATAACTATAAACCTGAAGAAACAGCAATCATTATTCTCGGTGATGCAGGATTTAACTTTTATTTAAATAAAACAGATGAACGCAAGAAAAAAGAAGTTAATGATCTACATTATACTTTTTACTGTGTGCGTGGGAATCATGAGGCGCGGCCAAGTGATATTCCTGGTATGTTGGAAGTCTTTGATCCAGAAGTAGATGGATATGTATATCTCCAGAATGATTACCCGTATATTCGTTATTTCAAAGATTACGCAATATATAATATTAATGGATACTCTGTTGGTGTGATTGGTGGCGCATATTCTGTTGATAAATGGTATAGACTTGCGCGGGCTGGATATCTTACTCCAAATTATAACGATCCTAAAAAAACAGGATGGTTCTCTAATGAACAGTTAAACAATGAGGAAATGGAAGCAGCTGAATATTTGTTTAAAGGGAAGAAACTAGATTTCGTATTAACTCATACTTGTCCACATTCTTGGCGGCCGACAGATCTTTTCCTTTCTGGAATTGATCAGTCTTTAGTTGATAATACAATGGAACTTTGGATGGATGAGTTGAAAGATAAATTTCAATGGAATATATGGTTATTTGGACATTATCATGCTGACCGTTTGGAGCGGCCGCGCGTAGAAATGTATTATAACAATCTTGATGAATTAGAAATTATCTACGAAAGATGGCGTCAATATGATAGCACTGGTACTCTTCCTTGGTGGATTACAAAAAGTCCTAATTTTGACTTTTAAATAATTTTATGTTACAATATATATACAAAATGAAAAAGGAGCAAAAAGATGGCTAAACGCGATAAAAATCGTTCTTATAATGAGTGGGAAGATGATTGGTCTGATTACGCCGAGGAAGATTCAAAAAAAGAGCGAGAAATTGATCGACGTAATAAGCGTGCGCAGAAGCACATAATTACTACTACTACTGAAGATTGGAATGATGAAGATTGAAGCGCGTAACTCAAGATGATATAATTGCGATGAATGAAGCATATCTGGCCTGTGGTACTTATAGTGGCGCGGCCAAGGCTACAGGTTGGAGTGCTTCTACTGTAAAAAAATATATTATACCTGATTATAAAGGTGAGCAAAAAGTTGAAGTTATTGATATTGAACTTCCACCTATTGAAGAAATCGCAGATAAATTACTACCATGGTATGATCTAACTTGTCTGACTCCAGAAGAAGAAAAAGAAATTAAGCAGCTTTGGAAGGAAATGCTTGTATGAAGTCTTACTTTGTTTATAGAGAAAGTAGCAATAAGGGTTGGACAATTTGCCCAGTTCATACAGCTTTTTTAGGTGAAGATTTATCTAAATCTATTAACGGTAGCTTCGCGCTTCTTGCTTGTAGAGTTAGCGGGCTTAGTTGGCCTCAGTGGTTGCGCTATTGTAGGCAAAATGGGGCCGCTTTATATGGTAAGGGACATAAATATCCTGTTGCTATTTGGAAGGAACCAAATAAAGAATTTCTTAATATGCTTAACGCGCGGGCGAATGAACTTGCGAAAGTAATAAATTTTGAGGAGTTGCATCTTTAATGAATAAAGAGATCTTTAAAAAGACCGGCGAAGAACTTCAAGAGTTTTTGGCTTTTCGTAAGCGCGGTTCGAAGATAAAAAATAAGAAAGGTAAGGGGTCTTACGATAGGCAAGATTTTAAGAAAGGAGAATAGAAAGATGAGGGTAATCTTTCTTGATGTCGATGGAATCATTTTTCTGTAGTAATAATTCATAAGTGTTACTTATTAGTAGAAGAAATAGTTGGAGGTAACATTTATGGGATATATTTATAAGATTACCAATACCATTAATAATAAAATTTATATAGGTTAGACACGTTATACCATACAAAAACGTTGGACTGAGCATTGTTCTGTTTATAATAAATTAGACTATCCTTTATATAAAGCTATACGGAAATATGGCTAGGATAATTTTATAATCGAAGAAATAGAACAAATTTCAGATGAATTGCTAAATGAACGTGAAATTTACTGGATTGATTTTTATCATTCATACGCACCATTAGGGTACGGTTATAATGTAACTCTTGGTGGCGAAGGTAATAGATTATATGAACAAAAGTAGATTTATGAAATGTGGGATAATGGGTTGTGTATAACAGAAATTAGTGAGTAGACTGGTGCCGATCGTCATGTCGTAACAGATATCCTTAAGAGTTATAAAAACTATTCTATTGAAGAGTCTGAAAAACGTGGTCATGAATTTTTATGGAGCAAACGTGGCAGAAAAGTAAATCAATATGATTTAAAAGGTAACTATATAGCAACTTTTAATAGTCTAATGGATGCTCAAAGACAAACGGGTGTAGCATAGAAAAATATTTTTTGGGTTGTTTCTCATAAAAGTTATAGTGCTGGTGGATATCAATGGAAGTATATAGATGATGACTTTATAATTACAGATATTTCTTCTAAAACTATCCGTCAAAAATAGCCGGTAATATAGTTAATTAATGGTGAAGAAAAAGAATATGAATCAGCAGCAGAAGCCGCAAGGTAGACAGGTATAAACGCTACTTGCATTAGAAAAGTCTGCCAAGGTAAATAGAACTCTGCTGGTGGATATATGTGGAAATATAAAAAGTGAGGTGATGCGGTCCATGAAAGTTATTTTCTTGGACGTTTAGCGTCGATGGAGTATTAAATAATCGTCACACTCGTACAAGAACATCTGATGGTTGGTGTTTTGTAGATGATAGACTTGTCGCGCGGCTTAGAAGACTTATTAATCAAAGTGGTGCGAGAATTGTGCTTAGCTCTACTTGGCGCGAAGGCTGGCATCAAGAAGATGAGTCTAAGAATGATATTTCTTTTATTGAGCTTAGGGATAAGTTTAATCAGTTTGGTATTGAAATTTTTGATCGAACTAGTGAAATGCGGCAGCATAGATGGCAATCAATTCAAGAATATTTTGAACGCCCGCGTGAAGACCCAATTGAACATTATGTAATTATAGATGATTGGGACGATATGGGTCAATATAGTGACCACCTTGTATGGACAAATCCTTCTACTGGTTTAACAGAAGCAGATGTGCAAGAAGCTTTAAGAATTTTGGAGATTTAAAATTTGATTTTTCTCAAAATTTATTGTATAATATATATGTAAGATGAAGAAAGGAGATAAATCAAAAATGTTTGATGATTTTGATACTGAGATTCAGGCTGATGAAATTAATTGGGAAGAATATCAGGATTGGCTTAGATGGGTTTATAGTGGTCAGTCTAATGAAGATACTTAATGCTATGGTATAACGGCTATTATATCGGATTGTCTCTCCGAGGATCGGGGTTCGATTCCCCGTAGCATTGCCAGCCGGTGTCCTGACACCACGGGACCCGAAAGATAAAGAATGTGGGCGCGGAGCTTGTAGGTATGGCGCGAGACGGGCTTAAACCTTCTGGTGTTAAAAGAACATCATTAATTCTGGTGTCTAGACACAGATAAAATCTTTTCGTAGGTGTGCTATCACCTATCGTTAGGCGGTGGACATGTCTGGGAACTTAGCAAACCCTTGCCGCAATAGGGCAGATAGTGGAGTAGAAATCCGGCCACTTAAAATATTGGGGAGAGCAGATTAGCCATTCTGTGAAATAAAAATGGACTACTCTAAGGCGGAGACCCATTAGAGTATAAATAATTTTTGGATCTGACCTGATCGTAGGCGAACGATGTCACAAAGAAGTCGCTAAGCACTGGTGAACGCTTTGACTTCCACCCATTATTTGCCAATTCTATCTGTTGCCGCGGATAGTGAGGAAACGGCAATTTCCAAAAACGTATAGGTGACGCGTTATAGGTCATCCGGACACCGCGCCCGTTGAGGCGGGAAGTGCTGGTAAGTTGTCCATAACACCAGACACCAGAACATAAGGGCATATGGAATGGTAACAACTGGACGTTTGCAAACCTGGAGACGTGGGTTCAAAGCCCTCTCTGGCCGCGAATAGGCTTGAAACCTAGGGCTGGATAGCTTAAGAGGATTAGAGCGCCAGGTAAATATGGGAGTCGCATAAAGGGAACCTGCACGTGGTGGCTCCTGCCTAGTGGAATGGGATAGAATCCGCTAGCTGATGCCCTTAGGTATGGTAGAAGAGATTCTATCTACTGCTCAACTACATAGACACTTGCTGGACGTCCCCAGCCTGACGATGTAAATTGATTGAAGTTAGATACAACAGTAACTAAGCGCGCGTCAAATTTCGGCTATAATTAGAGAGTGAGCCGTGGAAAAGTGTCACATACCGTTTCGTCCCTTCGTTCTACTTGGTTACGAAATAAAATGAAAATGAGCAGAAGTAGACTTGCGCGGAAGCGTGATGTAAGCCGCAATATAAATTCATCATGCTGTTGGCGCAAGAGCTGGGAGTGCGCCATATAAATTAATCAGCATATATATGCTCGGTTGGTCAAGTGGCTAAGACGTCGCCCTTTCACGGCGGAAGCATGGGTTCGATCCCCATATCGAGTACCATATCGCCCCAGCGATATAAAATATATGGGTAGTGAGAAGAAAGCATGGATTTTTCGGTTAAACTACCGCCGGCGGCGTGCGTAATAGGCGTTGATATGTGGCAGATTTGTGGTTTGGCAACTCACTATAATAAAATACAAGCAAAGTAAACCGAAATTATTCTTTGGAGGATTGATAGTTATGAAAGTAGTGAAAAATCTCCAAAGCGAGGACACGCCAATTGGCTAATCCTCAACCTGGGTAAGTTGTAAAACTGCCTATATATTGCGGGGTAGAGGAGTGGTTCCTTACTAGCCTCATAAGCTAGAGACGCTGGTTCGAATCCAGCCCCACGCAACCATTTGTTTCAACCTCCTTTCTTTACTTTTGTTAAGACTCACTTAAGGGAACTATTTCACTGATAGAGACGAAAATCTATCGGCGGTGGAAATAGCTGTGAGAATATACACTACCTATTTTATATAATTGAATAAGTAGTATCTGAGTAAAGTAAGATATTATTTATTCAATTATATAAATTAAAGGCACACACAGCAATTTTCTTTTAAAAGAATATTAGCATAATGGTAATGCATTTGTTTTTGGTACAAACTATACGGTTCGAGTCCGTAATAACTCTTTTATTGTGCCTTGTATATGGGCTTGTAGGCTAATGGGAAACTTCGTCCTTTGCACGGATGGGTTGTGAGTTCGATTCTCACCAGGTCCACCAGTGCGCGTAGCTTTGAGATCATGCACAACTACTAAAAATCCTTTTGCCAAAGGTATTGCTACACAACTTTGGAGGTCTAAATGGTTACTCGTAGCCACTATGCGCGAGGTTAAATATAAGTCATAGTGTAAGTCGAATGAAGTCGAGGATACTCATAGAATGGTATGAGGATGTGAGATAACGGAGGCGACTCTCACAGGTGAGCTGGTCAGTGCGGCGTTGCAGAAAGCTCACATTAATAAAAACGGGGCTGCCGCAAATGGTCTCTTCTTCTAAATGGATAGGAAGCCGGCCTCTCAAGTCGGTAATTGTGAGTTCAAATCTCCAAGAGATCACCATAAAGATACATACAGCAAATCGTAAATAGTGTTTTGGTTACACAACTTGTCTGTAAAACAGGTCGAAGCGGTTCAAATCCGTATTTTATGTATCTTGTATATGCGAGGTTAGCGCAACTGGTTAACGCATCTGCCTTACAAGCAGAGGATTCTGAGTTCAAGTCTCGGGCTTCGCACCAAACGAAAGCAACCGGCCGGCTATAGGTTGTGAGTAGATCCCTGCACGCCCAACATTAGAACGGCGTACCACGCAGGGTTTTTGTTATAGACGGCAGCTTGACTGTGCGTCGTGGCATTGAAGCAAATGACGGAATCAGCGTCCGTACATTTATGGAGCCATGAATGAGGGTTAGACAGTTTCCACAGGCTGATGTAGGGGAAACCTGAAAGAAAATGTCATAGGAAGTAGGGCTGTGAAAGGCAGCTAGTGCGAGCCTCCCGCACGAACGAAAATTAGATAGGTTCGGCCACCCTGAAATGAAAGACCCGACTCCATATGGGGCAGTCCTCGGAGGATAAGCATCCGGATTAAAAATTTAGTTTATCATTTATTAATGAAATTTGCTAAGCGCGTGTGCCCTACTGGTGAGACCGGTCCCTCCACTAACACGTTAACACTCTCTTATGAGAGTGTTATTTTTTTATTAAACTTGATTTTTTATAAAATTTAGGGTATAATATATATGTAAGATAAAGAAAGGGGTAATAAAAATGCTCAAGCTTTGGATTGATGATATGCGCCGGCCGCCCTCCGATGGTTGGCTTTGGATTAAGACAGTTAAAATGGCTAAATCTGTTATTTGGTACTATGAGCATCAATATCAGGATGATACTATTATGATTGATCTCGATCATGATGCTGGCGATTATGCCAAGGATGGTGGCGACTATATTGAGATTCTGAATTGGCTTGAGCGTGAGGGTATCGTTGATACTGGTTACTTCTTTCATATTCATAGTCAAAATCCAGTCGGGATAGAAAATATGCGTCGTATTATTGAACATAATAACTGGCGAGAAATAAGGTAATTAAAATTTTATAGAGATATGCATACTATGTTACTTATTAATAGAAGGAAATTCATAGTATGGAGGATGCTAAAATGCCTAAAAAAATTGATTTAATTGGATAGAGATTCGGTTCTTTATTAGTAATAAAACAAGCCCCTAATATAATTACACCGAATAAAAGAAGTCATGTGGCATGGGAGTGTTAGTGTGACTGTGGGAATAAAATAATAGTTCGTTCTGATTGTTTAAGAAATGGTCATACTGTATCTTGCGGGTGTAAGAAAAAAGAAGTTTTATTATCTGCAGGCCATAATAGATTAATAGATTTGACTGGACAGAGATTTGGTTATTTAACCGTTATAGAGAGTACTGATTAGCGTAGTTCTAAAGGTGAAGTAAAGTGGAAGTGCCAATGTGATTGTGGTAATATTGTTTATGTTACTTCGAGTAATTTAAGGCGAGAAAAAGGAGGAACAATTTCTTGTGGATGTAAAAAATCTAAAGGGGAAGAAAAAATTACTTAGATTTTATTAAATTTACAAATTCCTTTTATTATTTAGAAAAAATTTGACGATTGCATTTTTCCAGATACTGGGAGAAATTTAATTTTTGATTTCTTTTTACCAGAACAAAATTTATTAATTGAGTATGATGGTATATAGCATTTTCAACCAGTAAAAAACGATAGATATGATTTTATAAATTTATAGAAGCGTGATAATTATAAAAATTAGTGGTGTTTAGAGCATAATATAAAATTAATCCGAATACCTTATACTGATTTTGAATTACTTAATGAAGAATATATGCGCGCGATTATTGAGCACAATGGATGGAGGGAAATCTAAATGGCGAGAATGTTTTTAATGTGCGGCCATCCCGGTAGTGGCAAATCTACCTATGCTCGTGAGCTAGCGCTCAAGAATGGATTCAGATACCTTTCAATTGATGATATGTATGCCACTTTTAATGGAGACCCGACTTCTCATGACAATAAGTTTGATGTATGGATGACTTTCTTCCGGCAGATTCATGCGGCAGAAATGGCTGAACAGGATGTGGTAGTTGATACTAATGCGCCCACATATTGTGATAGAGCAGAGTTTCTTAATTGGTTCTCTGACTTTGAGCACCATTTAATTTGGGTAGATGCTCTTCCAAGGCTTTGTTTAAAGAATAATGAAAAGAGAAGTAGAGTGATTCCAAAAGAACAGATGGAAAAGTTATTTATGCTTTTCGAACCGCCACTGTCTTTTGAATATGCAGGTACTCGCCGGCGGTCTATGTGGAAAAGTATTTCTTGGATTAAAAATACTGATAATCATTTTCGACATAAAGGAATGATTTATGGCGAGTTTCCAAGTGATGTGAAGGATGCGGTTGAATGAGCGAGAAGAAATATAAAGTTGGAATGTACGGCGGCAAGTTTATGCCAATGCATAAAGGTCATCTGAAATGTCTTGATATCGCTGCACGCGAATGTGAGTTGGTCTATTTGATAATGTTTATCGGCGGCGATCAAGAGGAACAAATTTATAAAGAAAGACCAATTGATGATGATTTAAATATAGATAGTCGAATTAGTCAAGTATATAAAGCTGCTCATATGTTTAAAAATGTAATTCCAGTAGTTATAGATATATCAAAATGTCGTTTGCCAGACGGAACAGAAGACTGGGATGCCGAAACTCCTCTTGTGCTCGCGCGCTGTGGGCATTTGGATGCTGTATATGGGAGTGAACCGAGCTACGCAGATTACTTCGCGCGGGCGTATCCAGATGCAGTTTATCGATGTCTTGATCCCGAAAGAAAAGAACTAAATATTAGTGCAACAATGGTAAGAAATATGAATAAAGAAGAACGAAAGGAATGGATGGTGTAATTATGAAACGAATTGATATGACTGGATGGGTTATGAATTAGCATGGGGTACCTGACAGTCATTGGACTGTTATTAAATATTTAAATAATAGTAAATGGGAATGTTAGTGTGACTGTAGCAATTAGACTATCCGTGCTGTTAATGGTAGTGATTTACGGAGCGGCCATTCAAAAAGTTGCGGGTGTTATAAAGCAGAATAGACTGCAAAAAGAACGGCAAAGGATATAACCAATCAAAAATATGGTAAACTAACTGCTTTATACCCGACTGAATAGCGTCAATAGACAAATATAGTATGGCATTGTAAATGTGATTGTGGAAATGAAATTGATGTTTCATTATTATATTTACAGAATGGACATACTTCTTCGTGTGGTTGTCAAAAACAATCTAAAGGAATTTCAAAAATAAAAGAAATATTAATAACTAATAATATTCCTTTTGAAGAAGAAAAAACTTTTGTAGATTGCAAAGATAAAAATATGTTACCTTTTGATTTATTTGTAGACAATAAATATTTAATTGAATATGATGGAGAGCAGCACTTTAAGCCTGGTGCAAAGGGTAGCGCTTGGCATAATTTAGAATATTATTAGAAACATGATAAAATAAAAAATGAATGGGCATTAGCTAATAATATTTAGTTAATTCGTATTCCATATTATGTAAAAAATATTATGTTAGAAGACTTATTACCCGAAACAAGTAAATATTTATTATAAGGAGAATATATGAAAAATTTAAAACAGTCTTTTAGAAATTTGAAAGTTTACGAGTGGCTGATGGCAGTTGTAATGATTGCTATCGCGGCCTGGGCAATGATTAGTGCATTTATGGGAGGCTCTGGCGGCGGTAGTAATCCGCCTTGGCTGACTGTAATTAATTTCGTGAGCGCAGTTTGCGGTGTATTCTGTATCTTTTTCTGCGCGAGTGCAAGTATTAGTAACTTCGTATTTGGTCTTGTGAATACGTTTGTATATATGGTATTTCTATGGTATCACAAGATTTATGGCACGTTTTGTCTTGAGCTACTGATTTATTTGCCTTTTAATATTGTTGGTTGGATTGTTTGGGCTAAGCATCGAGATCAGATTGAGCCAGAGAAAACGATGGCGAAGAAGCTCACTTGGTTGCAGGATGTAGGTGCGGGCGCGATTGTAATCGCGGCAGCTATGATTTATCATGCGATTCTTGTACGTGTTGGTGGATCTGTTCCTTGGCTTGATGCTTTTACTGTATCCATTGGTATTATTGCAACTGGCCTTGAAATGCTTAGGTATCGTGAACAGTATTGGCTGTGGATTGTACAGGATGTAATTGCAGTTGCCATGTATATTATGCACTTTGATGCGGTGTATCTGACGAAGAAGAGCATTTACCTGATTATGGCAATCATTGGCGTAATTCGTTGGACGCGACTTCAGAGAGAACGTAATAAAGAGAACGCATAAGTAAATATTTAAGAAGAGGACGTAGAAACGTCCTCTTTTTTGTATTTGACTTTTTTATAATTTTTTGGTATAATATATATAGAAAATAAGAAAAGGGTGATAAATTATGGCCTACGAAAGAAAAGAACGATACATCACTGTCACTGATGATTGGTTTCCTTGTTATGAAGATAATAAGGTAAGATTAAGTCTTTCTCTTAATCGTTGGCAAGATGAGTATTATGTCAAAATTGCCGCTTGGGGTAATGATGATTACGGGCTTGAAATCGTATACGACGAATATAAAAATATTGAAGATGCTCGTGATAAGTATAATACTCTTATCCCTATTTTCGATAATATTCCTGATGGTATTAACAAATATTGGTTTATCAACCGAGGTTGGAAGAGGTTTTAAAATGTCTCGAAGCTATAAGAAAAATCCATATCATACGGATGGGCATCGTCGCACAACTAAAGAGTCAAAGCAAATTGCTAATCGTCGTGTGCGGCGGCACAATAAACGTATAGTTTCTGGATACTTATATCGGGAATTGAATTATCGAGACAAACTTTGTCTTGATGGAATGTCATATAAACGATTTTATAACTCTTGGGATATTCATGATTGGATTAGTCGATGGACAAAAGCAGAAGCTATCCATAAATGGGAACATCCTCATTGGATCTATGACCTATATAGAAATGAATGGTGGCATATTTGGGAAGATTATGAGACGAGAGAAGAAATGGAACAGTATTGGGCAAAGTATTATAGGAGAAAGTAAATGAGTAATTTAGAGTTTCTGAAATATTTAGAAGAAAATGGAATACTAGATATTCTTCCGGTACTTGGAGAAAACCCTGATCATGCAATTGTTTGGGATTCTGACGGATGGAAATATCTTCTAATTTGGTTTGATAAAGAAGGGAATGTAATAGATAAATGATTAAAGGACTTTATAAATGTTTTGACCATTGGCATAAAGAGGGTACGGTTTGGATTTACAGTGACACCCATTTTAATGAGGATGAAGATCTTCGTGTGCCATTTCCAAATCGCCCTTCTGCTGAGGAACAAATTAAAATGATTAACTCCAAGGTCGGCCGCAACGATCATTTGATTCTTCTTGGCGATGTTGGAGATATTGAATACGCGCGGAAGCTCAGAGGCCATAAAATTCTTATTAAAGGAAACCATGATAATGGTTTGTCAAATTATGAGGATGTCTTTGAAGAAGTTTATGGCGGCCCGCTTATGATTGGGGAACGAATTATTTTATCCCATGAGCCTCTTGACATTGATTGGGCTTTTAATATTCATGGGCATACGCATCTTTTATCGGTCGCGCGCCCTGGACATTTGTGTGTATGTAGTGATGTAATTGGATATAAACCAGTGAATTTTAATCAATTTGTAAAAAGTGGTAGACTTAAAGAGGTTGTCCCTCTTCATAGATCAACGATTAATAGAGCTACGGAAAGGAAAAGGAGAAGAAAATGAATAAAGAAGGTGTTATGACAGAAAGACATCCTAATGTTTATTGTCCTAATTGTGTGGAAATTATTCTTTCTGCCTCTATTTTGCGGCATGATACAAATAATACATTTATGGAACAAACAATTTATCCAAATTATTGTCCAATTTGTGGACAACATTTAATATCAATTATAGACAGATTTAAGGAGGAAGAAAATGCCAGTACATGACGAACTTGGTAAAAGAATGAAACGCTATGAAGCTATTCCACAAATTTCTCTTATGCGGCGCACTCCCGTTGCGATTCGTATTGACGGCAAGGCATTTCATACTTTTACTAAACATCTTCATAAACCATATGACGATATTTTTCAAGGTGCGATGCGGGATACTATGAAGTATCTTTGCGAGAATATTCAGAATTGTGTTATCGGTTATCAACAGAGTGATGAAATTACTCTTATCCTTACTGATTACGAAACTCTTACTACTGATGCTTGGTTTGGTTATGAGGTTCAGAAACTTTGTTCTATTAGTGCTAGTATGGCTACTATGAAATTTAACCAAGAGTTCAATAGACTGGCACATGAAGAAATCTTTACTTATCAAACTTCAATGGTGCCGCAGTCTATGGAAATTCAGCTTGAGATGAAAAAGTATCATGATGCACTTCGTGATTGTATGCTGAAAGGTGCAATGTTTGATGCTCGTTGCTTTAATATTCCAAAAGAAGAAGTAACTAATCTTGTCTATTGGCGTCAGTTGGATGCTATGCGTAATTCTGTTCAGTCCCTGGGTCAGGCGCATTATTCTGCGCGACAACTTCATGGAGCATCTTGTGAAGTAATTAAAGAAATGTTGCGGCAGGATGATATGGATTGGAACGATCTTCCTATTGCGCAGCAACGTGGTGTGGCGTGCCGCAAGAGTGCAAGTGATGGTTGGTATATTGATTACACTATGCCCATTCTTAAGGGAGACAATAGGAGTTATATTGAGGAGCTTTTATGAAAGAAGTAGCTAAAATGCGTCCAAATATTGGAGAACATTATCTTTTCTATAATATGACTTTCCAACCTTGTCAACAGTTTATGCTTGTGCCTGTGGGTAGTTGGAATTACAACTGCGCGGATGAACATAGTGATGTAGATACTAAAGCAATTTTTGTCCCAACTCTTAGTGATATTGTTGAAAATAGGTGTGAAGCATATACTCATCTTCTTCCTAACGAAGAGCATGTTGATTGCTGTGACATTCGTAATTATATGAAAAGTCTTGTTAAAGGGAATCCTCAGTTTCTTGAAACTCTTTTTTCTAATTGGGGAGATTTAAATACCGGATATTATGGAGAAGAAATTCATGCTTTAATGCATATGCGAGAAGATATTGCACGTTGTAATCCTAATAATACTATGCGTGCGCTTCTTGGTATGGCCGACCGCAATTATAAGCTTTGTATGTCGCGGAGTGAAGAAGACCATCTTGGTAAGTGGGTTTATCAACTTGTGCGTATTGAAGAGTGCATGAATAAGTACCGTCAATGTAGGAGTTTTGATGAATGTCTTCATACGGATAAACGTGATTTTTTACTTTCATTAAAAAATAATGAATATAATAAAGAAGTATTAATTGCTAATGCTGAAGCTTTTATCGCGCGCTGTCATAATTATTACGATAGTTTTATCTTGATGAATAACAAAGAAAATAGATGGACACAGTATATGGTAGAACAAGTTGTAACTGAAGTAGTGCGAAAGTCTATTGAAAAATTTTGACTTTTGCACATTTTCGTGGTATAATATAAATATAAAATAGATGGGGTGACCTTATGGGTTATATTTATAAAATAACCAATACAATAAATAATAAACTTTATATTGGTCAGACACGAAAAACAATTGAAGAAAGATTTTAGATGCATATAAGGAAAGCAAAGCAGCATGCCAATAGATATTTATATGATGCAATGAATAAATATGGCTATGATAATTTTGTCCCTTCTGAAATTGAAGAATGTGATGATAGCCTTTTGGATGAGCGTGAAATATATTGGATTGCTTATTATAATACTGCTAATAAATAGTATGGATATAATATGACTATTGGTGGCGGTGGCGGAGATACTTGGACAAATAATAATCATAAGGAAGAAACTTCAAGAAAAATTAGTGAACATAATAAAGGTAAACATAATAACCCAGAAGTAATTCAAAATTGGATTGAGGCTGCGCGTAAGGCTAATATAATAGAAATCAATTCGATTGAATTAAAACAAGATATACAAAATTTTATGTCGGTCGAAGATATATGCAGAAAATATAATATAAGTCGTAGAACCTTTTATAATAAATGTAAAGAGTTTTTTAATGCTACTCCTACTGAAATTCGTGGAGATAGATTAACTCATAGTAATACTATGAAAATAAATTTAGATAAAGAACAATTACATCAATTATTGTTACAAGAAAAATCATTAGAAGAAATGGCTAATTTTTTTAATGTTAGTAAAGAAACTGTAAGAAAAAACATTATACAATGTTATGGGAAAAACTTAAAGGATGTGAGAAAAGATGTTAAACAACAAAAATGAACGTGAATTAGTATATGTAACTTTAATTGATAATATTGAGCCTATTGTTGGTTCAGATAATTGTGAATGTGCTATCGTTGGTGGATGGCATGTTATGGTAAGGAAAGGTCAGTTTGACGTTGGTGACCCTGCTATTTACTTTGAAATTGATAGCAAGGTTCCTTCTACTAATCCTGCTTTTTCTTTTCTTGAAAAGCGTAATTATAAAGTAAAAACTCAAAAATTTACTTTTGGTGGTAAAGGTAATTTTATTTCCCAGGGATTGCTTATGCACGCAAGTGATTTTGGATGGACTATTTGTGAAGATGAAAAGAATCATCCTTGCATTTATATTGGAGATAATAAAGGACATACTTTTCATTTTGCTGATGACGAGTCTCGTTTCCTTACTAAAATTCTTGGTGTAACTTATGCTGATGATGAGGATAACCAGCGTAAGGCTCCTTCTGTGGATAAATATAAGAAGATGGCTCAGCGTCATCCCAACATTTTTAAAAAGCCTTTTGTGCGTTGGCTAATGAAGCGTTCTTGGGGTCGTAAGCTCATGTTCATGTTCTTCGGTAAGAAGAAGGATAAGAAGGGCGGATGGCCTAGCTGGGTTGCAAAGACCGATGAAGAGCGTATCCAGAATATGCCTTGGATTCTCAAGAATGACCAGCCTTGGATTGCGACCGAAAAGATTGATGGTTCTAGTACTACCTTTACTATCAAAAGAGGAAAGCGCGGTAAGAATGATTTCTATGTCTGTTCTCGTAATGTGTGTTTTGATAGTATTGATAAGCCTTGTTATTATGACATTAATATTTATTGGGAAATGGCTCAGAAGTATGATATGTTCAATATCATGACTAAACTCCTTGAAGCTTTTCCAAATGAAGAGTGGATTACTATTCAGGGCGAAACTTATGGAGCTGGAGTTCAGAGACGCGATTATTCTCTTACTGGTCATGACTTTGCGGTGTTTAATGTAATTATGTCTACTTCTGGTCGTATGAATAGTGTAAATATGAAAAATCTTATGGATATGTATGGTATTCCTACTGTTCCTATCCTTGATGAAAATATTTATATTAATCAGTTTGAAGATGTAGATGCAATTCTTGCATACGCAGAGGGTAATTCTCAGCTTGATGGGAAGCCTCGTGAAGGAATTGTTTTTCGTTCTCAGGATGGAGTAAATTCTTTTAAGGCAGTAAGTAATAGTTTCCTACTTAAATATCATGGATAATAAAGGAGAATAATAATATAGATAGAGAAAAGTAATTTGACTTTTCTCTATTTTTATGTTATAATATTTATATAAAATGAAAGGAATAAATATATTATGTTTAGAACATTTGAAGAATTTAAGCAGTGGCTAGACGCCATTCCGGATGAAGAGAAAAATCCGTTTTGTCCTTTTGAGATGGGATATTGTAATGTAGCGTATAGTGATGAATGCTTTAAATGTCAGGGGAAAGATTTAAAGGATTTATATGAAGATTAAAAATGTTCGTTTCTATGGTTTTTTAGAAGTACAGGGTATGTGGAATCCTTTTGATAAAGTAATACCAACTATGAATGAAGAGCCATTTGAAGATATACAAACAGTTTTAGCGCAGTTGGGTATTGTCCATTATCTTGTGACATATGAGGAGTTAAAGAATGAATAAAACTCTCTGGTTAATGTGCGGCGCGCCCGGTTCTGGTAAGAGCTGGTTTGCAAAGAATAAGTTGATGAAAGGCCGCGATTGGGAATATATTTCTCGTGACGAAGTACGTTTTTCTATGGTTAAAGATGATGAAGAATACTTTAGTCATGAAAAAGAAGTCTTTCATGAATTTGCTTGCCAGATTGCAACCAGTTTTCTTTTGAATAATAATAATGTAATAGCTGATGCAACTCATTTAAACTGGGGTTCTCGTCGAAAACTCCTTCAAGCTCTTGACAAATACATAAATATGGAAGATGTAGATGTAATTCCTGTTGTTATTGAAGCAAAGCTGGAAGATATTCTCAAACGTAATAAACTTCGTGATGGTCGCGCGCGAGTACCCGAAGAGACTATTCGTAGAATGCGCGCGAGTATGAGTGATCCAGAGAAAGATCCATATAAGTATGCAGCAATTATGAGGGTGAAGAATTAAATGAAAAATGCAACATGGATAAAAGTGACTGAAAATAAAGACGATCATAGAAAGAAATGTTCTAATTGTAACTTTACTCTAAATGGTTGGCTTGCACATGTATATAATTATTGTCCCAATTGTGGTGCGGAAATGAGTAAGGTGCCTTATATATGCGAATGTTATAGAGAAAGTGTGGAGTTTTATTATAAAAATGATTATCGAAAGTCACAAAGAGTAGTAGGTAGATGCATGGGTACAAAAGAAAGAGAAGAGTGCTCCTGCGGCGGAGACGAAAATATGTGTGACTTTTATCCAGAAAAGAGAGGGAAGGTAAATGATATATCTAACTAGTGATCTTCATTTTAACCATGATAGGGAATTTATATATAAACCTCGTGGCTTTGATTCGGTTTGGGATATGAACCGCGCTCTTATAGAGAACTATAATGATACTGTTTCTTACGATGATGATGTATATATTCTCGGTGATCTTATGCTCGGTGGCCCTGATCGTATGAAAGATGGACTTAATCTACTTTCTCAACTTAAAGGAAATATTCATATTGTTCGAGGTAATCACGATACTGATATTCGTTGGGAAGCATATTTAAATCTTCATAATGTAGTAGAAGTAGATAATGCGATTTATTTAAAATATAAAGGTTTTCATTTTTATATGTCTCATTTTCCCACCTTTACAGCGAATCTTGAGAAAGAGACTCTTAAACAGTGTACTATAAATTTGTATGGGCACACGCATCAACAAACCAATTTTTATAATGATATACCTTTTATGTATCATGTGGGTGTAGATAGTCATAAAAATTTTCCAGTAAGCCTTGATAATGCTATTGTAGATATGTATGCTCAGATAGATAAGTGTAAAAAGCAATTATAATATTTGATTTTTAATAAAATTTATAGTATAATATACATATAGAAAGTGAGGAAAGGGTGAGATAATTGGGCTTAGATAACGGTTTTATTATAAAAAGTAATAGACGGGAACTTACTCGTCAAGACCTCCCCGCAGGTATTTCATATCCTTTTGAGAAAGATTATACAAATGGTATTGAAATTATTTATCATCGTAAGGATTGGGGCTGGCGCAATAGTATTATGAAGACTTTTGGATGGTATAATGATTTACTAACCCAAGGAGAATTTATAATTGATAAACCAGTACAGATTTTAACTTTAATTGAACTTACTGCGCAATGGCTTGATGAAATGCGATGGGAAAATGAGGGTCAATCTATATGGGAATACGATGAAATTCGTCCAATCCTTATTCGAGATATTAGTAATTTAGCTATTCTTTATGGGTTTATGTTGAATAATCCAGACGTAGTGGTAGAATTTTATGATTCATTTTAAGAGAAAAGGCTATGTTTAGAATAATTTTGCTTTTAGGTAGTAGCTATATTGGATGGCGACTTGGTAGGAAAATTGCCAAATGGCTTAGTAAAAAAAGTGACAAGAAGAAGTGGAATAATATAAGAGATAACCTTCTTGGTATGTCTATACGAATAAATAATAAATATACAAATGTAAAGAAGGTAGCCCAAGTTTCTTTTGAAAGATTTTTGACACTTTATGAAATAAGTCCAGAAAAATGGATAATTGAAGATGGTTCTTTCGGTTACGATCAATATTTTCCTGTTTATGTACAAGGATCATATGATGTAGAAATTCCTCTCTTTTGGGAAACGTGGGAAGATTTATTAAAATATAAAGAATGGGTACAAGAAAAATTTTCTAAAGGCGAGGCCGCTCTTTATCAGCAGGCGCGTGATGAAAACTTAAAGCTACTTACAAAATTTATTAAAGAGGATCTTGAAAAGAAACACAAGCGCGCAGAAGAAGAGATAGCAGAATTGGAAGCACAGGTTAAGAAAGAATGCGAGCAAGCTAAAGAAAAACAAAAGAAAATTCAACTCACTTTAGAGTCTTCATAGCCGCAAACTTGGTCAAGCAATCCTAAAGAAATTATTTAGTTAGAAACAAGCTTTTATGATTAGTCTTCAAATTCTTATATTCAATTCTACCCATATGTGACTTATTCTCAAACCCAAAATATAGGAACTAAAGAAAGTATTAGACAAGAAATAGCATGTTTATAGGCAAATATAGCGCAATCCATGCAAAGCCAAATGATACAGCAGCGATTAAATAATGTAGCAGTTATGCCGACAGTGTGGAGATATTAAATAAAATTTGATTTTTTATAAAATCTATAGTATAATATATATAGAAAGTGAGAGAGAAAAGATGCATTAAGTATCTCTCCTTTCTCCGAGTCGAGACACCAATGGCCCTCGGTATCAAAACATGGAGTTGACTTTTCAGATGGTCTGATATGCACTTGAGTGGTTTCAACAGGTAAACCAAACAGATCGTATATCCCGTGCGTTTAAGGTAGGTTAGCATCTAGGGATGGGATAACCTCCAACTTAGCTAAGGGGTTGAAATTCCTCGTTGCGGCGGAAATATTAAGTCGACTTGGCTGCCTTAGACGACTATAACCAATGAGGCGCCCATCCCACGGGGAGTGTGGGGCAGTTGCCTACTCTGTAAAAGCGGGATTTAAGTAAAGCGTAGAAGGTGCTGGGATGCGCGCATAAGCAAAATCCTTCAAATGATTGTGATTGCCGGTCCTGGATTACCGATCGGCGGCCGCGATTAGACAGCGGTCAATTGGTGTGAAAGACAGTCTTACAGCAAATCTTTTGCAGGGAAACCTGCGCTTGATATTGAAAAGTTACAAGAAGATGACAGAGGTATATTTGTCGTTCCAAAATGGTCGAGTTTATTTAATTCTAATTTGTAAGACCAGCCGCCGCAAGTTGGCAGGTGGATTAAAAGGAATGGCTGTCTTGGATTTTTATGAAGCGATATGCAACTCGAAGAAGAGTAACAACACTTTGGAGAGTAGAATTAAGGTTAGGTGATAAGCTTAACATTAGGGAGTTGTCCACGCCGAACTCTTTATGTTTCTCACAGGCGAAAGTTGAAATGAGAACCGTATTTGCCTCGGCAGCTCAGTTGGTTTGAGCGCCCGACTTATTATGGCGTAGTGTAGCAGTAGCACGATGATTCGCGGAGTAAGGGTAAGTGCAATTCTTGCCGCCATAGCCAAATCGGGTGATCGTTGGTTCGAATCCAACCCGAGGCACCATAGGGTGTATAGCTACATCCGTCAATCAAATTTTCGCTTTTATGCTCAGGTGGACTAACCGCCCACTTTAATATAGCGGTTCCCTTTCCTTTGGCTCCGTAGCTCAGAGGCAGAGCGCACGCCTGTTAAGCGTGATGTCGTGATATCGTAATTCACCGGAGCCGCCATTACCTTGTGAGTGATATGGGTAATTCAAACTCTCTACCTTGTTAGTTATATAGGTTAAGGAAATACCAGCAAACTAACCAGCAATAAGAACGCTGAAAGTGTCTTGGCTAATATCAGGAGCAAAACTGAGTAGGAAGTATAACCCCATGCCTAGCAGGAGTGCAAAAGATGGCGTATATTGTAAGTGCAACGAAAAGAACTTTCTGGAGTCACCGCCATAAAAGGGTAAAGATGAGCGCCAGTCCATCAGAAGAAGGTCAACTCAACCAACTGGTATATGCGGGATTAGCCGAATGGTATAGGCGACAGGTTTAGGCCCTGTTGGGTTAATTCTCGTGCGAGTTCAAGTCTCGTGTCCCGCACCATTAAATTTGATTTTTAATAAAATCTATAGTATAATATATGTAGAAAATGAGAGAGGTAAGCTAATAGATGAAGCTTTGGCTGATGACATAAGACTTTTCTCTCATTTGAATATGCGGGAGTAGCCGAATGGTACAGGCATCAGACTTAAAATCTGCCGGCGCGATGACTTCAAGCTTGGGAGTTCGAATCTCCTCTCCCGTACCAATAGAGAGTAGATAGGAAGGAATAGCTACCCTTCTGATAAGAGAAACCTCCTCTTCTACTCTTAAAATATAAGAGGTTAAGAGGTAATTATGATTGGTATTTATAAATTTACTAGTAAAATAACTGGATTATCATATATAGGTCAATCAATTCATATTAATACAAGATATAATTAGCATTTACAAGAAACCAAAGATGATAAGAGATAGACTAAATGGCATTAGGCTTTAAAAGAATAGGGGATTGAAAATTTTGATTTTACAGTTTTAGAAGAATGTGATATAAACGAATTGAATGAACGAGAAATATATTGGATAAATAAATATAATAGTTTTTATAATGGATATAATTCAACTCCGGGTGGTTAGAATAAAATTTTTAATCCGCAAGATATTTATGATGCTTGGGATGAAGGATTATCACCACTAGAAATTTCTAAGAAGTTAGGAATTGGAACTAGTTGTGTATATTATAATTTAATTGATTATGAAAACTATAATAAACATGAAGCAAAAATTCGTGGAGGGAAACTTGCTCAAAAAACTGCCGCTGCGAATGGTAAAGCCATTAATTCAAATACAACAGTTTATCAATATGATTTAGAAGGTAATTTTATTAAAGAATGGCCTTCATGTAAAGAAGTTGCACGAAATAATCCTGGATGGTATGGTTCTCATATAGGTAAAGCTGTAAATGGAAAAAGAAAAACAGCTTATGGTTATTTATGGAGAAATTATTACGTTGAAAAATTAGAGTTATAATTCAGAAAGAGTCTAGTATTTAAATGGGTCGGTATACCGTATTGGGAAGCGGCGCTGACTGTAAATCAGCTGTCATTGACTCATCTGGTTCGAATCCAGAGCGACCCACCAATATGCCCGTGTACCCAATGTTGGCAAAGGGGACGGTTTGCTAAACCGTTAGGAGCTTATGGCTTGAGTGTGGTCGGCACACACCGCGGGCGCCATAAATATGCCGCCGTACTGTAATGGTAACAGCCCTGACTTGAAATCAGTGTGTGGGTCGAGAGGTCCATGTGGGTTCGAGTCCTACCGGCGGCGCCATATCTGCCGGCATGGCGCAATTGGCAGCGCAAGTGATTTGTCAATCAAACTCAGTGAAAAAATATTATGGAATTAACTTCTAAACAAAAAGGAAATCTTACTGAATTACAATGTTTAACCGCATTTATAGAACAGGGTTGTGGAGTAAGTATTCCTTATGGAGATAACTCAAAATATGATTTTATTGCTGATATAAATGGCAAACTTTATAAGGTGCAAGTAAAAACCTCGTCTTTAAAAGATGAAAATTCAATTCAATTTTCTTGTCGTTCAACTCATGTAAATTGCGCGGGAGTAAAAAATGAAAGATATTCATCTAATGATGTAGATTTTTTTGCAACTTATTGGGAGCATAAATGTTATTTAATTCCCATATCTGAATGTTCAGTAACAAAAACTTTACGATTTGCCCCTCCAAAAAATGGGCAGACTAAAGGTATTAGTTTTGCTAAAGAATATGAATTAGTAAAACAATTATCTAAAATTGGAGGAAGTAACTGAGCATTGATAGATAAATCACTAGGTTCTCGGTTCGAGTCCGAGTGCCGGCTCCATAAGAATTAGTGTAAAAGATATATGATTACGGGAAGTCGCGATTACCAGAAAGTATATCAGTATATATAGATAGTCATGAATACCTATATATATGTAAGCACGCCAGCGGTCTGGAAGTCCGGTAGAATTCCGAGATTCTTAACCAAAAGTATCTCCCAGGTAGATGCTGGGCATAGTAATGATAAAAGCCGGCAGGCGCGCCAGATCAGTTTAAGTTCATGTTACTGAGAAATAGATACTTTATAAGTAGGTATAGTATAGAGGCTAGTACATCTGCTTGCCATGCAGAAAGCGCGGGTTCGAGTCCCGCTACTTGCTCCAGGACCTATGGCTAGTGCCTTAAGGGGTCAGGCACGGCCCCGGCCATAGGCAACCACCTGCGGGATTGGTGTTAGTGGTAGCATCGGTGCCTTCCAAGCATCTGGGGCCAGTTCAAATCTGGTATCTCGCTCCAAATATATGGGTAGTATAGTCAAAAGGTAAGGCACAGGTCTGCAAAACCTTGAGGTTCCAGTTCGATTCTGGATACTACCTCCAATAAATAAGCGCATATAGGCTAATGGATAGACCATGGGATTTCTACTCCCACTATGAGGGTTCGAATCCTTCTGTGCGTGCCATAATTTTAAAAAAGGACTGAAAATTATGAAAGGGAAAATAAAAAAATTTATGAAGCATTGGCTTCCAACAATTATTGTAGTCGTAATGTTTTTGGTATGGACAGGAACTTGGTATGGAATTGGTTTTCATAATGGAAAAGTTGATACAACAGAAGAATTAACCGAAAGGTATAATAAAGATTTTCAAGATTATGTAGATAGTTTGAATTATGTACCAGAAGATGTTGTGCGTACTCAAGCCATTGATAAGCTTACGGATTATTTGGATGAGTTGATTTCTGGTTATAGTATGAATAGTAATATTACTAAAGAAGGGCGATATGCTATTGGATGGTGTTTTATTGCTCGTCTTATAAGTAAGGGAAGCTTTGGATCTACCGAAGAAGAAATTCTTAATAAAAAAGCACAGTGGCAATGGTATAGTCCTGATAACCCAGTCCGAGATCAAGATACTGCAATTGCACGTGATGTAGCAACTAATTATATTGATAGGCATTTTCCGAAGAATTTTACTACCGATCTTTGTTTTGCTGAACTTAAAGCAGATGGTAGTGTAGTTTTAAGGGACACTTATTACACAACTAGTGATACAAAGTTTTGGCGATACGAAATTGATTAATTTTGTGTTGGCGGTAGCTCAGATGGTTAGAGCGTCGGGTTGTGGCCCCGAAGGTCGCGAGTTCAAATCTCGTCCGTCACCCCATATAAGACACATACAGCAATATTTGAACAATGCCATTTATTTTTATTAGAAGATTATTGTTACTTCGAATGTGTCTTGATATGCGCCTGTAGCTCAGTTGGCAGAGCACCGCACTTTTAATGCGGGTGTCCGCGGTTCAAGTCCGCGCAGGCGCACCAATTAAACAAAAGGAGAATTAAAATGGAAAATATAGTATCACCGCAAATAACTATTTGGCTTGATGAACAATATCAAGAAATAAATACATCTTTTACTTATAAGGATGGTATACACCTAGCATTTAAAGATTATGTTGATGCTTGTAGGCGGGCTGCCCTTGCATTTGGATATAGTGAGAATCTTGTTAAGGATACCTTTGGCGAATAATTTTGACTTTTTAAAAAATTTATGTTATAATATATATAGAAAATGAGAGAGACACGAACAGCAATTATTTATGATGATATAATTCTTGCCTGTATTGAGAAAAAATATTAGTGTCTCGTTTATATCCGGGCGTACGCCAACTGGTAGACGGCCGCATTTGGGATGCGGAGGCTGGGTGTTCGAACCACCCCGCTCGGACCATTTTAGGCACATGCAGCAATTATACATATAATTTATGTATCTCTGGTTCAAGTCCAGAATTGCGAACTTTCGCATTTAGCTTAGTTGGGTAAAGCAATAAAATATAAATGTGCCTAGTATATAGCCCTGTAGTGTAATGGTAACACACCGGACTTTGACTCCGTTGTTGTTGGTTCGACCCCAGCCAGGGCTGCCAATGCGGTGCTTATCCTGGGTTTGACCGCGCGGACTTTACTTGAGGTTCTCCGTTAATAACTCGAACCCATAGAACTAAAAGATTGGAGAATTAAAATGACTAGAACAAAAATTCGTCTTGAGACTAATAGTGAAGTCACTAATTTTGTACGTATGCTCAATAGTGATGGTTCTATTGATAAATATATTGTTGAAGATGAAAGTGGTACTTGCCGTGTTGGCGCGCGATCTTATCTTGGAATGCTTTATGCCTCTTCTGAATTTGCTGATAATATGTATCTTGTGAATGAAACAGAAGATGGAAAGTTCCCTACATTTATTTATCAGTTTATGCCGCTGAGTGAGAGCGACGGCAATTATATTCATAGCTAATATGGATTTTAATAAAAAGTATAATGGAGATAGGAATGCCGCACTTCGGGATGGACTTTTGATTAGCAAAGAAACCGGCCGCTGCATTTGTGGTAAACCAACAAGATATATCGACATTAATTATGAAGGATATGTATGTTCTGAGGAATGTATGTATAAACTGGATACCCAAACTTTGGATGAATAAAAAATAGTCGGGATTACGCGAGACGGATTTCGGCTTTGTAGAGGGACAAAGTTAACAAAGCTCTACCGATCAATTTCAAAATGCTAGAATATGAGATTGTGGGATTATATATGTTATGACGACGTGTATGAAAGTAGATTGAAAGTAGTTACGTCAAAGGTGATTGTTCCGCCCAGATGATTGTGATAGGGGTGCGATCAACAGCAGAACTAGCGCTGGAGAATGGATGAATACTATATCAATCTTACTAATAAACTTCGAGGGTGAAAGGTACTTAATACTGGAGGGTGTCTCAAATTACAGTTACATTTTGAGCGGTTCAAGTAGGGCAACCGGAGCTTGAAAAGTAGAAGTTTATTAGGACATTTTTTAATAGGAGAAATAATATGGATAGTTATTTAGCTAGTAAATCTTAGCTTACAAACAAAGTATTAGATTGGGTTAAAGATATATAGAATATCGAATGGCAAATGGATCGTCTTTATAAGATTAATCTCTACTTACTGAGACGATATAAAGATGATTTAATTAAAGAATTTAATATTGAAATTCCAGAAGGGATTTTTAATGATCCTTGGTTTAAATTATTAGAATCTACTTTTAATCAAAAAGTAGATAGAAAAGATGAGACATTAATTATGTCTTTAATTACCTCAAAAATTGAGGAAGAGATGAAAAAGGAAATGCCAGATCCATGGTACTGTTATGGATTTGGTGGAAAAGAAAATTAACTACAGCCTTGTAAAAGGCCAAGATATAAAGGAGATAAAAGGAAAATGAATAAGATGCTTAATGGAATGAAGTCTACTACTAATTTTACCTATACTGAGAACGGCGCGCTGACCCATAAGAGTTCTCTGTCTGGTTTGCTGGATCTGTTTGGCCTTGGCGCGGCTTATCGTAAGCGTAGTGATGAGGATTGTATTGTTCTGTTTCAGAAGGCTTACAATGAGGATCCTATCCATGCGCTAAAGTGCCTGTTTTATCTGCGCGATGTGCGTGGTGGCCAGGGTGAACGTCGGTTCTTCCGTGTTGTAACCAAGTGGCTGGCCGCACATGAAACTGAGGCTATGCGACGCAACCTCAAGTATGTGCCTGAGTTTGGTCGTTGGGACGACCTCTACGTTTTCGTCGGCACCAAGCTGGAGCGTGATGCTTTCAAGCTGATGGAAGAGCAGATTAAGCTTGACATCACTTGTAAGACTCCTTCTTTGCTTGCTAAGTGGTTGAAGTCTGAGAATACTTCTAGTGAGGATTCTCGTATGCTGGCTAATAAGACTCGCGCCGCTTTTGGTCTGAATCATCGCCAGTATCGTAAGATGCTGTCTGCTCTGCGCGCCCGCATCAATGTGGTTGAACGTCTTATGAGTGCCGGCAAGTGGGATGAAATCGAGTTCGATAAGATTCCTTCTAAGGCTGGTTTCATCTATCGTAACGCTTTCGCGCGACATGACATCGAGCGCATGAAGTCTGAGAAGCAGGTTCGTACCTATGAGGACTTTATGAAGGATAAGACCACTAAGGTTAATGCAGAGACCCTGTATCCTTATGAGGTTGTTGCAAAGGCATATAAGCTTACTCGTAATGCTGGGTACTCTTATTGGGGAGATTATCATAGCTTTGAGATTGCAAATTCTACTGAGCGCAATGCAATTGATAAGTATTGGGATAACCTGAAGGATTACTTCAACGGTTGTACTCTTGATGCTCTTTGCATGATTGATACTTCTGGCTCTATGTGGGGTGCCGAAGCCAGCGCGCCTATCAATGTAGCAATTTCCATCGGCCTGTATGCTGCTGAGCGCGCACGTGGTCCTTTTGCTGGACACTATATCAGTTTTAGTTCTCGTCCTCAGTTGATTGAAACTGTTGGTGTTGACTTCTGTGATAAGGTTCAACGCATCTATAAGACCAATCTCTGCGATAACACCAATATTGAGGCAGCATTTGATATGCTTCTCAATACCGCTATTAAGAACCATTGCACCCAGGACGATCTTCCTAAGTCTATCGTGATTGTGAGTGACATGGAGTTTGACAGCCAGCGTGGTTACTACGGACGTAGTGATAGAACTCTTATGGAGAATATTGCTACTAAGTGGGCGCAGTATGGATATCAGATGCCTCATCTGGTATACTGGAACGTGGATGCTCGCCATGATAATGTTCCTATGAGCGTTAAGGATGGCGTGACTCTTGTGAGTGGTTTCAGTCCAGTAATCTTCGAGCAGATCATGAAGGGTAAGACCGCATATGATCTGATGTTCGATAAGCTTGATAGTGAGCGTTATGCTTGCATCAAGTAAGCAATAAATATAGGAAATAGAGAAGGTATTGAATATACCTTCTCTATTTTTATTTTGACTTTTTTGAAAATTTATGTTATAATATATATAGAAAGTGAGAAAGGGGTATAATAATATGAATGAGTTCTACTGTGTTAATATTTATTGGGGTCAGCGGCATTACTTCCGTAACAAAGATCTGGCTTTTGAGTTCCTTTGGCAAATGTGTTTGAATAATTATGGTAATTGTTCTGTTGAAGCTCTAAATAAAATGAAGCGGGAGCTCAATGAATCCTATAGAATCGGTGGTCTTGGTGAAATTGAAGTGTGCGGTTTTGAAGACTAAAGGAGGAACCAAATGAATTGGGATCGTCTTGCCAATGAAGTAGAACTCGTTTATGGTGGTTATGTTGACCGCGATGAAGAATTCTTTGTTTGTCCTGAATGTGATGAACCTATTTATAAGTGCGACTGGACTGATTCTGATTTTGCGATGGGCCGCACTTATCGTGGTAGACTTCGTTTGTATTGCCCCTGCTGTGGGAATAAGCTTGTGTATGAAGGAAAGGAGTTTAATTAATGAAAGTTTCTGTTTGCGCACGAGTAACTTATCACTATGAGGTTGAGGTTCCTGATGACGTTGATATTGAATCTGCCGCTGACAGTGGTGACCCTGTATATAACAGAATCTGTAAAGCTATGGCAAATGAGCATTTAAATTTTGAAGGAGAAATTATTTCTATTGTGGATAATGACTCCGACGAGGTTTATTATTCAATTTAAAAGGAGATAAACTATGATTAACTACAAATCTTTTACGCTTCCTGGTAAAGGAAAACTTCGAGTGCGCGCGGATCATATTGTTGCTACTGTAAGTTCTAAAGATAGCAAAAATATTGATTTGTATATTGCTGGAGTAGCTACCCCGTGGCATCTCTCTATTGAGGGCGCGCCCTCTAAGGTTATTGACTACGTTTGGGAACGTCATAATATTGAAACTGATGAGGAGGATCATAATTAATGTATTATGCAAAAGTAAATTGGTTTGACACAATGGATGAAGAGGATAAACTTAGTTTTATGTTTATCCCCGCTAATGATTGGAACGATGCTATGCAGAAAATTACGGGTCAATTTGAATGGATTAATTCTATTGAGATGACCGAGATTGATTCGGAAAAATGTGATGTAATTTATGTTCCTGAACATCTTGTGGATGAAATAATTCATGAAAATTTATCTTAAAAGGGAGAGTAATCTCCCTTTTAAATTTGCTTTTTGTTAAAATTTATGATATAATATATATAGAAAATGAGAGAAGGGAGATTATATATGTTTGAGTTTAAAGAACAGGATCTTGTAGAGGCTCGTCGTATTGTTTCTCAGCTTCATCTTCCTGCTCAGTTTGGTACTGATGATGATATGGATATGTCTGATTTAGAGGAGCAGCTAGAAGATGTAATCAATGGTGATTATTTTGTATCTTGTGGTATCTCTAAAGCAGTAATTATTGTAGATGATCTTCCTTTTGTAATTAAAATTCCCTTCAATGGACGTTGGAGTGGGGAATGGAACGGTGATGAATACGAAGAGTATTTCGTTGATTTTACCAAAGCAAGCGCGGTTGAGCCTAGTAACTATTGTTGTGATGAACTATTGAAGACTCTTCTTATTCAAAACAGTGGTTTTGAATATTTTGTTCCTAATATGATGTATCTTTCTACTGTATGTGGTTTTGATGTATATGTACAGGAAAAGGTTATCCCTCGTTGCGAGGAAAGGAATGAGCACAAACCGTCTGAAGGGTCTCTTGCAAAAGCAAAAGAAGAAAAATATTGGGATCTGGTTTGGGCTGCAACTGCAATTGATATGTATGGTCTTGAGTTTTTCCATAATTTTATGGATTGGGCGTATAAAAACTGCGCGGATATGATGCGTGATCTTCATAATGCAAATTATGGGTATGATATGAGCGGCCGCCCTGTAATTTTGGATGTAAGTGGGTTTAGAGATTAAATGATAAGAGTTAAACAGTAGTTTAAAGATCCAAAGCTGAAGCCATGTCCTTTCTGTAACGATACTGTAATAGTAGTTGTTGATATGGAAGGTGGAGAGTGGTTTAGAACTTTATGTAAGTGTGGCTGGTCAAAAAGAGTAGTTGGTTGGCATAATACAAAAGAGAGTTTGATAAATGATTATAACGAATTGATTCAAGAGGGAGAAATTTTGACTTCTTGAGAAATTTGTGTTATACTATTTATAGAAATTTGAGAGAGGTAGAAAGGAGTGGAGTAGAAAAATCCAACATTAATTACAGGCAATTGGTATGATTGGCCTATGCAATGCCGTTATTTAAGGGGCAGCAATTATAGTGCAGGTATTGTTTATCATGACTATGTTGTGGATTTAATTGACGGCGCGCCCTCAAAGATAACAGATGTTTATTATAAAGCTTAGACAATGGGTATGGATATAGATGATGCTATAATTGAATGGGGAGATTGGAGAGATCTTTCTAAAGAACTGTAATTAAATAACGCCTCGTAGTATATAGGTTAGTACAGCGGTCTCTGGGGTTATAGTGTAAAGAACACATTAAGAAAGCAAGGTCTTAAAGAACTTGGAGCAATACCAAGAAACCCCGCCAAAAACCGCGGGACTCAGTTCGATTCTGAGCGGGGCAGCCAATTATTTTAGACAGGAGTTGATTATATTGGCATACGTCTATAAAATTATTAATACTATAAATGATAAAGTATATATAGGTCTAACTTTTTATAGTATTTAGTCTCGCTGGCAAACGCATTTAAAAGATAAGAATAAACTTGAATGTAAAGACAGACCTTTATATAGAGCTATGAATAAATATGGTGTAGAACATTTTTTAATTTAGTAGATTGAAGAATGTTCTGATGATATAGTGAATGAGCGAGAAAAATATTGGATAAAATTTTATGATAGTTATTATAATGGTTATAATGCCACACTTGGTGGAGAAGGACGAAAAGAATATGAAGCTTTAATCTTTGTTGAAGATTATTAGAATGGTTTAACTGAGACAGAGATTGCTGCTAAGTATAAATGTGATATGAGTACAGTAAGAAGGGCACTTAATTTATATAATATTTGTCCAAATAAAGAGTAGCAAAAGCGTGCTAAGGAACAATATGGTAAAAAATGCTGTTGTATTAAAGATAATATTAGTATTGAATTTTTAACTATGATGGAAGCAGCACGTTTTATTAAAGATAATAGTTTATCAGTTGATACTATTTCTGGTATTCAAACTCATATTGGGCAAGTATGTAATGGTAAACGGAAGACGGCTTATGGTTATAAGTGGCAATATATAAATTAATTGCCATTAAAGGAAGTGAAGTAAATGTCTAGACCTCGCGCGTGGCGTAGATATAAAAATTATACAAAAGCAAAGCGCAAGAGAGATATTGATTTAGATGTAAGTTTTTATAATTTAAAACAATATAATAATTCTTTTTATCCATACCATCTTCAATTTGGTATGTATAAAAATCTTCACCAGTATAGTAAAAATAAAATTCATTGTAGTTGTCCTTGGTGTTCTCCTCGTACTCGTAATAAGGGGCGGCATAGAAACACAAAGAACTATGCGCCGTCTATTAATTATGGGATGATGGATAAACGGCGGCAGATAGCAATGGATGAAGATATAAAAATTTTAGAAGGAAATAAAAGTATGAAGTATGTAAGGTTTTTTATCTCAAACGGTTATGCGGGCTGTGATTATGAAGAAGTCGAATGCTTTGATGATGATATAACCGAAGAAGAAATTGATAATATCTGCGGCGATATGGCCTATGCTAATGCTGAAGAGTATGAGTATCAGGCGCGTGGTGGCTGGGATGAAGAGTGGGAAGATGAAGATGATAAGGCTTTGTATTATGAGGATGCATATGCGTATTCATCTTGGTCATATATTACAGAAGAAGAATATAATGGAGAAGTATAAAGGAGAAAGAAATGTATAAGAATTATAAGTATGTTGTAACCCCGAATAAGGTTATTGCTCTGTCTACATATGCCGGCCGCACTGTGCGTGGGGTTGCAAAGTGTCATCCTAATGATACTTTTGATGTGGAATTTGGTAAGGCACTCGCGGCAGCTCGTTGTAATCGAAAGGTAGCAGAAAAACGTTATGCTCGTGCGCGGTATGAATATAATAAGCTGTGTGAAGAGCTTAAGAGGTTTAATGAGCGTGCGCGTAAAGTTACAGACTATCTAAAAGACGCAGCTGATGCAGAGAAAGAAGCTATTTTTGCGGTGGCTAAATTACAGGAGTCAATTCATAATGACGCTTAAAGAGTTACAGTAGGTTTTATCTAGCTTCCCTCAAGATGATAATGCTCCTGTGTATGTGGAGTTATAGCTGGGTGAAAATGTATATGTTTAGAAGCCGATAGAGTGTGTGCGCATGGAATATGGTTCTTTTCCATGTTATATAATAGCGGGAATTACGGGCGACCAGTCAAATTCATGACTCGGCCGCCTTTAACATTTTCTAAAAAATTTCAGAGACAAAACTCCTCAAAAAATTAGAGAGACTAGGTAGAAAAGTCTACATAAAAACAAAAAGATAGGGAATTAAAATTAAATAAAATATAGGGCTAATAAATATAACGTATAAGTATAATATATAAGTATAACTTATAAGTATATGTATAAGTATAACGTATATATAATAGGAGAGAAAGGGAAACGTATAAATATAACTTATAAGTAATACGTATAAGTATATATGTATATATAACTTATATATAAAAGGGATAGGAGATTATGTGAAAAGGGATATAAAAGGGACAACCGCGAAAAACGTATACATATAATATTATAGAAAATATATACGTATTACGTATAAGTATAACTTATAATAGAGGGGCCATAGCGGAAAACGTATACGTAAAACGTATACGTATAACTTATAATTAAAAATGTATACGTATAACTTATACCTATTGTGCGAGGGGCGTATAAGTTATACGTATACGTAAAAATATATAAATGAGTGGGGCATTTTGTCGGGGACATGCAGGGACATGGGGTGAAGGGATTTTGGGTGTATTTTTGATGTCATTATGGGATAAATTGGGATTTATGATGCTATTATGGGATTTATGATGCCAGGCACCAAATTTTGATACTTTTCAAACTTTAATTTTGGGTAAATTTTTATATATAATATATAATATAATATATATGGGGTGAAATTTTCTGAAAAATATTGCAAAAATTTGACAGCGTGTAAATTTTCTATAAAATATTCTATAATTTTATCTTCTATATATATTATACCATAGAAATATATGAGTTGTCAAATTTTCAGATTGAAAATTTCAGTCTATATATAAAAAAATATACGTACTACTTATAAGTAGTACGTATATATATTACGTATACGTAGGGGCTTAGCGCTTAAGCCTTAACGTATCCACGCTGGGTGCCCTTGCCGGTGATCTTCACGTCCACCTTCAGCACCAGGCCACTCTCAACGAGCGGGCGCATCAGAGAAGGAACAGACGCGGGCTTCACAGTTTCGCTCAGGCCAGCTTCCTCAATGAGCATCGAAGCGGTCTTCGGCTCATTCACATCACCCATGACCTCGAGCAGAGCGTCACGCAGAGGAGCCTTAGCAGCCTGCTTCTCAGCAGCCTTCTCAGCCTGCTTGGCCCGGCGGCCCTCAGCCTGGGAGTCCATCTTGGACAGCAGAGCCTCGAACTCATTCATCAGATTGACGGCCTCATCAGTGCCGTACTCATTCAGGGTCTTAATAGTAGCATTGTACAGTTCGCGAGTAGTCATAATTTTTTCTCCTTTTCTTGCGGTAGGTCGCAACCCGAAATTAATTTTTTTATTTATGAGAGACTTTATTTTTTCTTTATCTCTCACTTTCTATATATATTATACACTAAATTTTAGGATTTTTCAAACTTTTTGAGGTTAATTTTCAGAATTTTTGAATTTTTCTTTAGCTTTTGCTGCTTTTTCTGCGGCTTTTGCCTTGCGCGCGGCCGCAGCGTCCAGCTTCAACTGATATTCATGTGCGAGAGAGTAACCATCGTTGCCTTCCTCTTCGGAAGCTTCCTTGGGAATGATAACGCTAAATTTGACCCAGCGATCTTCGCCGGCGTCATCAACAGTAGGAATCATCAAGGTGCCGGCCGCGGTTTTGCACACATCCACGTCATACTTGGCGGCCAGGAATTCTGCGAGGTCAGCAGTAAAACGGTTACGAAGCTGATCACTGATGTTTTTCTGAGTCATTTTAAAATCTCCTTTTCTTTTATTTTCTATATATATTATAACATAAATTTTTAATTTTGTCAAGACTTTTTACATATGGTAAAATACCAAAATTTTAGGTCCCAGCTCCTGTAATTTTTGTGCAAAATGCCAGCTGCCCAGCTCAGCCCAGCTGCTGGGAAATTTTGGAAACGTAGCTCATTTGCAGCTGCAGCTGCACAGAAAATTTGACACGGGCGCCCGCGCGATTTGGGAGTGACAACACAAGTGCATTGCGCGGATGCGCAAAGTGTATAAAAATTTGACAAAAATGGAATTTAGACGTATAACGTCTAAATAAAAAATGGGAAGATTAATCTTCCCATTCGTCTGTCACTATTCTATAAGGCGCGCAGAGTTCTACACGAAATCCCTCTCTTTCAAGATCCATTTTAATTGTGGTGGTATGAATTGCTTCATCCGTAATGGTTCCGATGGGTTCTCCTTCATCATCGTAAATAATCCACATTTATATCTCTCCTTTCTTGAGTATAGTATATCAAAAAGAAGTAGATTTGTCAATTGCTGGAGTTAGACGTTATACGTCTAAATATGCCTGGATACTAATAAGTATCCAGTCCAAGCATTTCGCCTTCTTCAACGCTCATACGCTCAATGAAACGGAATTCCTTGCGTTTAAAACCGTTCTGCCAGCACAGAATAGTCAGTGCAGATTCAAGACTTGCGGCCTCACAAAGAATCTGCGCGCCTTCGTTTTCGGAATACTCGGTTAGTTCAAACAGGAAATCGTACATTTTTATTCTCCTTTCAAATTTCAGAAAGAGCCTTGATAAAGACCAAAATGCCCTCAATAATCGCGCAAATAGCAAGGCCCTTACCGACACTAACTCCACACAGATACAGAATACCGAGAATAATCAGAACAATATCCATTTTTTTATCTCCTTTCCTTTAGTGTCTTAATGATACCACTTTTGGGAAAGAAAATCAAGTCCCTTCCTTAGACGTATCACGTCTAAACCCATTTTCGGAAAAGTGTGGGGATTAACCCCACACATTTTTCCGCATTTTCTTGTGCTGTCTCATGCACTTGGCAAAGATTTCCTTTTCAATCAGCACATCCTCAAGACCCGTGTGATCCTCAATGAAGTCGTGGTCTCCGCTAATATAACGGTAGAGGATCTCCGCCGTGGCTCTTACGCGCCCGCGCACCATGTAGTCGTTGGCCTCGCAGAAGCGGATATAGGACTTCTGCTTGCAGATGGTGTCCTGCGCCATCTTGAGCGTGTCCCAAACAGGGATACCGTAGGGCAAGAAGTAGCGGCTCTTGGACTTGGTGACATACCGCAGGGTGTAGTTGGTGGAGCGGTAGTCGAAGCGGGCATTGTGGGCGATAATGGCTTTCACGTTGTACTTCTCGCACAGCTCATGAACATGGCGGTGGGCGGTATAGATAGACACAATCTTGCGCTGGCCGGCGGCGATCTGAGCCTCATACATCGGGCGCTTTTCGGCATAGTACGCCGTGTTGAACAGCTGGCGGTCGGCGCAGAAAATGTCATAGATAACGAAGCTGAAGGTCTCATAGACCCGGCCCTGCTTGTCATGAATGCAGCCGCCCAGGTCATACATCATAGGATCATCCAGGCCATTGGCGGTCTCGGTGTCGATAGTCAAGTAGTAGTTGCGGCGTTTGTCGATAGTCATAGGTAAATACCTCATTTCATAGTGTCAACCAGATCGGCGTCCCTCTCTCGATTGCATCTATAATATACCATAGATTCGGGGAAAATGCAAGGGGTAGATTTAGACGTGAAACGTCTAAGTGGGTGGAGATTAAACCTCCACAATTAGTTCGGCCTGAACAATTTTGACGCGTTCGGTGTCAAAACTGGCTGTTTCCCCAGTATCAAGACAAATTGCGTTGATAAAATCTCCATTTTCTGGTTCAATTCCATCAAGTCTCAGATAAACATGGTTATTGAAAAGAAAAGTATCACCCGTATTAACGCCGAAGAAACTGGTCAGACCATCATTGTGTTTTTTAGTAATTTTCATGTTTTATTCCTCCTTTAGTGTCTTAATGATATCATATATTCTGAAAAAATGCAAGAGTTTCTTTTAGACGTATTACGTCTAAATGGGGAGATTACTCCCTTTTATAAAAGCAATAATTTTCTTTGAATGTATATTGATATATAAAATTATTCTTTTCAAAAATGTGGCACATAATAGGATTATCATTCCAAGGAGTCGCGCCATATGCTCCTAAATTAAGGGAGAGTACATAATGAATTAAAGAAGAAGCGACACCTTTCCCACGAGATTTTTTAGAATATACGCATACGCGAGTGATGGCATAATAACCGCGATGATTTTTATAAAAGACAGCAACAGAACCGAGTAATTTATTATTTTCTTCTGCTACAAACAAATATCCATTTTTAATATCTTCACGAACGTGCGCGGGAGTATTATAATCCATATGTTTATTTTGAATAGCACGGATAATATGGATTGTATCTTTTTCAGTTGCTTGTCTTATAATCATTTTTTCACTTCCTTTAGTGTCTATACTATATCACATTTTTGGAAATAATACAATAGTTTTTTTAGACGTTCTACGTCTAAGTTCTTTTTTGAGAAAACCGGGGATTACTCCCCGGCCTTCTCCTTCTTCTTGGCCTCGG